TTTTTTTTTTTAACAGGTTAAGGACACACCTAAAGTGTCCTACATTGCTCCTTAGTTCAGTGGTTTAGAATAACACTTTTACACAGTGAAGGTCATTAGTTCGATTCTAATAGGAGCAACATATTGGAGAGAAGCTTAAGTGGTATATAGCTACTGACTGTTAATCAGAGGATAGTAGGTTCGAGTCCTATCTCTCCAGCAATTAAAGAATAAAAGTCATGAAAGAAATCAGAAGTAAAATGATAGTTGAGGATAGAACTAAGGTGAAAGCAGTTCACTTTAAATATCCTGAAATGATGAATGAAAGTGCTCAAGAAGATATTAAGAATGATTATAATGAATTATTATCTCTTGAAGAGGAACTCTATAATGCAAGAGAAGTTGTGAGAGAGTTAGAAAAGAAACTCACAGAAAAGAAAAAGAAGTTTGATGAAAAGACTTTATTGTGTACATTAGAGTTTGAAACAAGTGAGAAAGAAATAGTGAACTATGAATCTTATGTTCTATTTAAGAACATGGGTAATGATACATTAGGTCATTATAGCACATAATGATGTGCCCTTAGTTTAATGGTAGAATGTTGCTCTCCAAAAGCAAAGGTAGTAGTTCGATTCTATTAGGGTATGCTTAAAATTGGTACATCTTCTAAAGGTTAGGAAACATCTCTGATAAGGATGCAATCACAGTTCAATTCTGTGTGTACCAACTTATATTCTGATATACTTCAATAGGCAGAAGGCTGCTCTCATAAGGCAGTAGTTATAGGTTCAAGTCCTATTATCAGAACTGTGTGGATAGCTTATCTGGTAAAAGTGCTTCACTGTGGATGAAGAGATAGGGTTCGAGTCCCTGCCACACCCTTTATTTATTAATGCTGAGGTAGCACAAGTGGTAAATGCAGATGGCTTATATCCATAAGATAGTGGGTTCAAATCCTACCCTCAGTACTATTCCTCCAGTTGTCTGAATGGTTGAGGTCCCAGTCTGCAAAACTGTGGTATGGGAGTTCAAGTCTCCCACTGGAGTCTTATTAAATGCCTCTATAGCTGAATGGTTAAAGCTGCTCCCTCTTAAGGAGAAGATTCTAAGTTCGATTCTTAGTGGAGGTACATATTCCCCTATAGCAGACAGGTGTAGGCAATAGACTTTTAATCTATGAGGTGAGGTTCAATTCCTCATGGGGGAACAAAATATAATGGGTACATAACATCAGCAGACTGTAAATCTGCCCTCCTTTATCAAATTGATGTAATGGACTTTGGAGTAGGGGAGTTCGAGTCTCTCTGTGCCCACTTATTAATGGAAACTTAGCAAAGGTGGTCTATGCGGGGGACTGAAAATCCTTAGATAATGGTTCAACTCCATTAGTTTCCACAACTAATTTTTATTTATATGAATACAGTAACACAGGAAGAAGTAAACAGGAATATGAAAGATGTTCTTGTTAGAACAGTAGAAGAGTTTGGTAAACCTACTACTTATGTAACAGTTAGAATGGAAAATGGATTTACATTAAGAGAATCTACTACATGTGTAGACCCTTCTAATTATAGTGAAGATATAGGAAAGGAAGTATGTTTAAAAAGAATTGAAGATAAGGTTTGGTTCCTTTTAGGATACACCCTACAAAGTAAGTTAGCTTCAAAATAAGAAGCTAAATGCCCTCATGGTGAAATGGTTAAGACACGTCTGATTTAGGCTCAGAAGGCTGTAGGTTCGACTCCTACTGAGGGTACAAAAAAAAAATATGCAGATTTACTTGCATATATAAATTATAATACATATCTTTGTAACATCAAATTAAAACAATATGATAGATACATTTGGAGACAATCTATTGGAGGGTTTTCAAAGAGAAGAAACAGTAATGGAAGAAGATAAGGATGCTGGTTTATTCAGATTCTTCCATGAATATGTGAATGTTCTTGAGGGTATTAAAACTCAGACTAAGAATGTACATTGGGCTTCTCTCAAACTTCCAAACAGAGATAAAAGAGGAGCACATCTATACTTGGATGATTTCCTTGAAGAAGTAGGTGATTTTCAAGACTTGGTAGCTGAATCAGCTATGGGTATTACTGGAGTTTCTTTTGACTTTAATACAGTTCATGGTACTCCTTTCAATGCTACTTCAACAAAGGAATTTATGAAGTATGTACAGGATAAGACCAAAGAGTTTTATGATGGAATACCAGAAACAACTATATGTGCTGGTATTAAATCTGAGACAGAGACATTCATACTAAAGATTAATCAGTATGTATTTAGGTTTATGCTGACTGAATGATGGCTCAGTGGTGCAACTTGGTAGACACAACAGGTTTAAGCCCTGTAAAAGTGAGGGTTCGACTTCCTCTTGGGCTACCATAATGGGTTTGTAGTTTAATGGTAAAACACTGCTCTTGTAAAGCAGATTTCTCAGTTCAATTCTGGGCATTCCCTCAACTTGTAGGTATGGTGTTAGTGGTTAGCACATGACATTGCCAATGTCAAGGGGACAGTTCAAATCTGTTTATCTACTCTATGGAAAGTAAAGTTTGTAGTATATGTGGTATAGAAAAGCCACTAAGTGAATTTGCTTTAAATAAGACCAGAAAAGATGGTCATGCTTCTGATTGTAAGTCTTGTAGAAAGAAGTATAGGGATGAACATTATAGACTTCATAAAGAGTATTATAAAGAAAAAGCAGCAGCCTATAAAAGAAAGAAGACTAAAGAATTAGAAGAGTTTAAAAGCACATTAAAATGTGAAATATGTGGTGAAAATAGACCTTGGTGTTTGGATTTTCATCATATAAATCCTGAGGAGAAAGAAGGGGAGATAGCAAAACTCATTGAATCTCCAAGAAGATTGCAAGAAGAATTAAAGAAGTGTATAGTCCTATGTGCTAACTGCCATAGAGATTTACACTATAAAGAAAGAAATGCAGGTGTCGTATAAAGGTCAGTATAGGAGATTTCCAATCTTCTGGTTAGAGTTCGAGTCTCTATATCTGCACAATAAATCGCGAGGTAGTGTAATGGCAACATGTGTGGCTCATAACCACAAGAAGCAGTAATACTGTGTTGGAAGTTCGAGTCTTCCCTTCGCAACTAAGTTAAAGTGAATAATATGGAAAAGGAGAAGACATTAATCACTTGTATTATAGGCTCTACAGTTAGAGAAGTAATCAAGCAAGCTCAAGAGCTTGAGATTAAAAGAGAAGATATAGTAAGCATGTTTCCTTTAGGAGGACAGATTTACTTGGTATTTTATAAGTAAAAACAACTGGCATTATGGAAGAGAAGAAGACAAAAGAACCTCAGTACAATGAACCTAAGATGATGTTATATCTTGCTGTTTATAGTGCTGTTGGTAAGTACAAGAGTATTAGAAGAGCTATCAGAAAAGGTCATGTAACATCTTGGGGAGAAGAAGTACCAAAGAGACCTTTCAATAATAGAAAGAGGACCTCTGGTAGGGAGTTACAGATTTCTAAAGAGAAGATTTATGGAGAACTTAAGTACAGAAGTCAAGCAGTTTGAGCTTGAGACTCCCAAAGAAGAATATAATAATATACCTGTTGTATATTGTAAACATTGTCTTTCATTAGCAATAAGAAACTCAGATGGCATAGATTACTGTGACAAATGTGGTGGAACTGAAACTGGTGAGGCACACATACATGAATGGGAGAAAATGTATGGACAAAAGTATGGTGGAAATTATCTAACAGAAAAATAAAAATGGAAGAGAAGAATAACATGAAAGTTGTAAAGGGTGGCAAGGCTGCTCCAGAAGTGAGAAAACTTAGTTATGAAGAACTGGAGAATACTGCACATCAGTTGTCTGAACAAAGCAGGCAGTTATATATGCAAAACCAGAAGTTGAATCAGGCTTTGCAGGAAGCTAATCTTACTAACTTCTATGAAAGATTGAAGTGGTTGTGGACAGTAATTACTTCTACTACACCTTATATCTCAGAAGAGTTCAAGCAGAAGTGTGGTGCAGAATTTGAAGTACTAATGACTCAACCTGAACAAGAACCTGAGGAAGAAGTAAAGGAAGGAGAATAAACTATGGCTAAGCAAGTGGATTCAATAGTTAGGATTCCTTGCAAGGTGGATGGTAAGTTCTTTAGATATTGGTTTGAATTCTTACAACCTTTTCATAACTTGACTGAGAGAGAAATGGATGTCATAACTTCCTTTGTGAAGCAAAGATATGAACTCAGCAAGGTCATTAAAGATAATGAGATACTTGATAAGGTTACTATGAGTGAAGATAGTAAGAAGAAAGTAAGGGAAGAGTGTGATATATCTCTTCCTCACTTTCAGGTCATCATGGGTAAGTTAAGAAAGAATAAAGTCATCATTGATGGGAAAATAAACCCAAGATACATTCCATCAGTAGATGAAGAGAATGGTTCATTCAAGATGATGTTATTATTTGATTTCTCATGATATACTCAGAAGCAATTAAACAGGTATCTACAGAGCTTGGATTACCACCCCAAGTGGTAAAGGAAGCCTATGAGTCCTACTGGACTTTTATTAGGAATAACATCAAAGCCTTGCCTCTAAAGGAAGACCTAAGCAAAGAGGAGTTTGATAAGTTGAGAACCAATTTCAATGTCCCATCAATAGGTAAGTTAAGCTGTACTTATGATAGGATGATAGGAGTAAAGAAGAGATTTGAACATATAAGGAAGTTAAGAGATGATTACAACAATCAAGAAAGTTAAACCCATGTTTAATAACATGGTAGTCACATTAAATAAGTATCCTACTGACCTAAAGACTACAGGAGGTATTATAGACAGTACCAGAGCTGGTTCAGTGAAAGAATACCAGACAGTAGTAGCTGTTGGACCAATGGTGAGAGGTATTGAAGTAGGTGATATTGTATATATCAATCCTAAAAGATATGCAGTAATGCAACATAAACCCGGCTCATTGCAAGATGGTGTTATTAAGGATAATCCTGTAATAGGATACAAGTTTGACATCATGGATATTGATGGAGTGGAACACATGATGATTCAAGATGGTGATGTTAAATTTGTTGCAGAGATTGAGGAATTTGAAGAAAATCCTACTATTGTTACAGGACCACAACTTATAGTATAGATGAGTAAATTTGAGGAGCAAACCTTTAAAACCTGTAAAAGGTGTAATAGATTACTTCCTGTTGATAATTTTTATATAAATATAAGATATAATAGACTTAATAAGAAAGGAGAACCTATAAAGTATTACTACAGTTATTGCAAAGACTGTATGAAAATTACAAGTAGAGTAAACAAAGGTAAGAGAGTCTATAAATATAATATAGAAGCTAATGAGGCTATAAAATTATTAAAAGTTTGTGAAGTTTGTGGCTCTTCTGAAAACTTATGTATTGACCATAGGCATTCTGATAATCAGATTAGAGGGGTTCTATGTAGAGAGTGTAATTTAGCTTTAGGATTACTTAAAGATAATCCTAACAGAATAGAGAGTTTATTAAGATATTTAAACAAAAGCCTGTAGTTAATTCTATGGGCTTTTTTAGTTTTAAGCAGTATGAGATTATTTAAAAGAGATGGTTATAATCTGGTCATATCTGATGAGGCTTATGCTTTAAAAGCATTCAGACAGATATGGAATAGAGATAAATCTCTCTCAAAGGAGAGAGCAATTACAGAGCTTGGATATTGTTACTTTATGGAGGACTCCAGAAGTGATTACAAGTATATAATTGATGAAGGAGAGAGAAAAGAAGCTATTAAGCAGGGTGAAGGTATGAAACCATCATGGGAACCTGATACTACTGTGAAAGAAGCTCAAGCATTGTATGCAAGTTTCAAGACTACTTCTGAGCTGTTACTTGAGGACACAAGAACTCTTGTGGATAAGTATAGACTTAAATTAAGGTCTATGGACTTGGAAGAACTTGATATTAAAGAGACTAAAGAATTAGGTGCTATTATCAAACTTATACCATCAATGGTTAAGGACTTGGATGAAGCTGAAAGAGCTATTGCTAAGGAACTTGCACAGAATGATAAGGTAAGAGGAGCACAGGAAAAAGCAATATATGAAGACCTATGACAAATATAATTGAAGGATTAAATCAGTATTATGAATCCTTTTCTAATAGAAGAAAAGGATACTTTGTATTACATAAGATAATAGATACTAATCCTGTAGTTAAGTCACAAAAGACTTATAGAATACAGATTTGGTTTGTAAGTAAGAAGGAGAGAATACCTGCATTTGGTGCTGAATATTCTGGTAGAATTGTTACTGATGCAGAAGAGAATAAAGTCATATCTGAACTAACCACTGCTATTACCAAATCTCTTCTGGAGTATATTAATACAGAAAAATTTAAGGAGTTGTGCTATGATTCCAATGAATAAATATCAAACTGAGCTTACTGAGGAACTGATGAATACTCTTCCTCAGGAGGTTCAGGAACAGTTACTTGAGACACTCACAACAGTTGAGTTTATCAAAAGGCTTATATCTCCCAACAGACCCTATGCAAGAGATTTACCAAGGGATGAAAAGGGTAGGATTATAGTAGATATTACTAATCCACATATCATTGAGGATGCTGATTATTTCAGACAACCAGCTCTGCATTTCTTGAAACATGGGTGTTATACATTCTTGAAGCCCAATAGTAATCCTAATTCAGAGTTTAGAAGACATTGGGATGAAGAGCAAAGAAGATGTTATGAAGGCTATGTGAGAGAGTCTGATGGAGAGTGGGTTACAGGCTTTAACTATTGGTTTATGAATTACTGTCCTATGATGGTTAATAAGCTGATAGAAGGAAGAAAGAAGGCTATTAGAACAGAGGCTTTTCCTTTCTTCTTTGAAGGTATATATTGGAGATTCCATTATCTGTGGCAAGCAAGAGAGAGTGGTAAACATGCCATTGAATTGGCAAAGAGAGGTTGTGCCAAGTCTTATAGCTTGGCAGCAATTATGAGCCATAATCTTATACTTGGAGAAAGTGAAGAATCTAAGAGAAGAGTTATTACTGTACTTACAGCTTATCAGAAGGAATATTTGAAAGATGATAAGGATGGTACTTTATCTAAGTTCAAGCCTTCAATTAACTTTAGCTTCTCTAATACTCCTTTCCCACATCTTATGCTAAAGAATTCTCCTAATGAAATGTCTTGGCAGATGGGTTATAAGGATGAATATGGTATAGAGAAAGGTTCTCTAAATCAGGTACTTGCTGTATCTGCAAAGGATGATAGTGAAAAGTTAAGAGGTAAGAGAGGTTGGATTCTATTTGAGGAAATGGGTTCTTTTAAAGGATTGCTGTCTCTTTATGATATTACCAGAAAGTCAGTAGAGGATGGTGACTACACCTTTGCTACTATGTACCTTGTAGGTACTGCTGCTGAGAGTGAGTCTGACTTTAGCTCAGCCAAGACTTTACTTTATAATCCTGATGGTTACAATATACTATCTATAGATAATGTGTTTGACAGACCTAAGCAGGGTAAACCTAAGTTTGGTTTCTTCTTTCCCTCTTATGTTAATAGAGCAGGGTGTTATAATAAGGATGGTGTATCAGATGTAGTTAAAGCTCTTATTGAGATTTTAATGCAAAGATATAGGTCTAAATATAGTTCAGACCCTAAATCTGTTCTTAGAGTGATTGCTGAGGACCCTATTACACCAGCAGAAGCTATTATTAAGGTTAAGGCAGCATACTTTCCTATTACAGCTTTGACTGAAAGATTAAGTCAATTGGACCAAGATGTACATGCTTATGATGATGTGTATGTTGGTAAATTGGTACAGAATAGTAATGGAGTAGAATTTACACCAACCAGTGATGTACCTATCAGAAAGTTTGGTGTAGAGAATGATACTCCGGGTGCTGTGGAAATCTTTGAAATGCCAGAGAAGGATAGGAGTGGAAAGGTTCCACATACAAGATATATTATTGGTCATGACCCTGTAGATAATGACCAAGCTGAATCTTCCTCTCTCTCTTCTACCTTTGTTCTTGACTTATGGACTGATAAGATTGTAGCTGAGTACACTGGTAGGCAATCATTTGCTGATGATAACTATGAAATAGTAAGATTACTGTGTCTATTCTATAATGCCAAGTGTCTATATGAATCAAATAAGAAGGGTATCTTTGCTTACTTTAGTAAGATGAATTGTACTCATTTACTGGCTGATACTCCAGAATTCTTAAGAGACAAACAGTTGGTTAAGTATAGTAACTTTGGTTCTAATGCTAAGGGTGTTAATGCCTCAGCAGCTATCAATGCTTATGCCAATAACTTGATAAGAGACTGGTTGATGAAGCCTGTTACTATTATACAGAACATTGATGGAGAAGACCAAGAAGTGACTGTATATAACCTTAACTTCTTGAGAAACAGGGCATTAATTGAAGAGTTAATTGCATTTAACCCAGAGATAAATGTGGATAGAATTAGGGCATTAGGTATGGTTATGCTATATAGAGAGGAGAAGATGGTTCTATATCAAGGAAACCCTTTAAGAGATTCAGAAGAAGTACCAAAGGATTATTTAGGGAATGATAAGTTCTTTACTGAGAATTACAGAGGGGTAGAAGTGCCTTTCCAGAAACCCAGTAAATTTAGTACAGAAGATGCAATTAGATAAACAAATCACTTATGTACTTGACTAAATGGACTTTTTTACTTACTTTTGTCACAAAATTAAATGATGGAAGACTATGGCAGATTTTTTAAACTTTCCCAGACAGATGCTTCCTTTCTCTAAGAAGACTAAGCAATGGAGAAAGGATTGTCTGTTGTGGGCTAATCAGAAGACATTCTTCAATTATAGCTTGGTTAGGAAGTCAGTAATCCATAAAAAGATAAACTATGACTTACTTAATGGTAGGCTACATATGTCAGACTTAGAACTGGTACTCAATCCAGATGGTATAAAGGCAGCTTACATTCCTGATAGGTTACAACATTATCCTATCATGAATAGTAAGTTGAATGTACTTAGAGGTGAGGAAAGTAAGAGAGTATTTGACTTTAAGGTAGTAGTAACCAATCCTAATGCTATCTCAGAAATAGAGGATAATAAAAAGAATGAGCTATTACAAAGGCTTCAAGAAATGATAACTGACACCTCAATATCTGAGGATGAATATAATATCAAACTTGAAAAATTAAATGACTATTATACTTATGAATGGCAGGATATAAGAGAGGTAAGAGCAAATGAATTGCTTAATCATTATATCAAGGAATATGATATTCCTCTTATATTCAATAATGGTTTCATGGATGCAATGACTGTAGGTGAGGAAATCTATCAATGTGATATTGTAGGTGGAGAACCAGTCATTGAGAGAGTGAATCCATTGAAGATTAGGATATTCAAGTCTGGGTACAGTAATAAGGTGGAAGATGCTGACATGATAATCCTTGAGGATTATTGGTCTCCGGGTAGAGTAATAGATACATATTATGATGTATTATCTCCAAAGGACATAAAGTATATTGAAACTATGCCTGATTATATAGGTCAGGGAGCTGTTGACCAGATGGATAATATTGATGAGAGATATGGATTTGTCAATCAGAATATGATTGGTGATGAAATAACTGTCAGAGATGGAACCTATTTCTTTGACCCAGCTAATCTATTCACAGAAGGTATAGCAAATTCATTGCTTCCTTATGACTTGGCAGGTAATCTTAGGGTACTCAGATTATACTGGAAGTCTAAAAGAAAGATACTCAAGATTAAATCTTATGACCCTGAAACTGGTGAGGAAGAATGGAACTTTTATCCTGAGAATTATGTAGTAAATAAGGAAGCAGGAGAAGAGGTACAATCATTCTGGGTTAATGAAGCATGGGAAGGAACCATGATTGGCAATGAAATATTTGTCAATATGAGACCAAGATTGATTCAATATAACAGGTTGAATAATCCTTCAAGATGTCACTTTGGTATTGTAGGTTCAATTTATAATCTAAATGACAGCAGACCTTTCAGTTTGGTAGATATGATGAAGCCATATAACTATTTATATGATGCTATTCATGATAGATTGAATAAAGCTATTGCTTCAAACTGGGGTTCTATCTTAGAGCTTGACTTATCTAAAGTTCCTAAAGGATGGGATGTTGGTAAGTGGATGTATTATGCAAGAGTGAACCATATTGCAGTTATAGATAGCTTCAAGGAAGGTACTATAGGAGCTTCTACAGGTAAACTGGCAGGTGCTCTTAATAATGCTGGAAAGGGAATGATTGAAACCAATATAGGTAACTATATTCAGCAACAGATTAACCTTCTTGAGTTTATTAAGATGGAAATGGCTGAGGTTGCAGGTATATCCAAGCAAAGAGAAGGTCAGATTTCTCAAAGAGAAACTGTAGGTGGAGTTGAGAGAGCCACTCTTCAATCAAGTCATATTACTGAGTGGTTATTTACTATTCACGATGATGTTAAGAAGAGAGCTTTAGAGTGCTTTTTAGAAACTGCAAAAGTGGCTTTAAAAGGTAGAAGCAAGAAATTCCAGTATATATTATCAGATACATCTACAAGAGTAATGGAGATTGATGGTGATGAATTTGCTGAGGCTGACTATGGTTTAGTTGTAGATAATAGTAATGGAACCCAAGAGCTTCAACAAAAGTTAGATACTTTGGCTCAGGCTGCATTACAGACTCAAACTTTATCATTCTCTACTATTACTAAGCTCTATACATCAAGCAGCTTGGCTGAAAAGCAAAGACTGATTGAGAAAGATGAAAAGCAGATTAGAGAAAGACAGGCACAGGCTCAAAAGGAACAACTTGAAGCTCAACAGCAAATAGCTGCTATGCAGCAACAACAGAAAGAAGCAGAACTTCTCCAGAAGGAAGAAGCTAATATAAGAGATAATCAGACCAAGATAATAGTAGCTCAAATGCAAGCTGAATCAAAGGCAGATTTTGATGATGGAATTATGATTGATGATTATAGTCCAGAAGCTAAAGCTAATCTTGCTGAGAAGATAAGAGAGTTTGACCTTAAGTTACAACTTGACAAGGATAAATTAAAACTTGAAAAGGAGAAAGCCAATACTGATGCAAGTATAAAGAGGCAAGCTCTAAGAAAGAAAAGTAGTACAACTAATAAATAAAAGATATGAAGACAATAAGAACTTTAGTAATAAGTCCTAATGCTCCTGATACTAATTCAGTATGGCTTAATAAAGGCACTGCTAAGTATTTTAATAATGGTGAATGGACTGCAATAGGGAATGATTCTATAGAGTGGGATAATGTTAAAGATAAACCTGAATTTTCCAAGGTAGCAACAAGTGGAAACTATAATGATTTATCAAACAAGCCTACTATACCTCCACCTTATAATTTACCTGCTGCAACCCCAGATACAATAGGAGGAGTTTGTCAACTTATAAACATTCCACAGTTAATTCCAGGGACTCAGTTAGATTCTGTGGTTTCAGCTATTAATTCTATCCTATTGTCTCTCAAGACAGCAGGAATTATGGTACCAGACTAAAATTATCATGTTATGTTTTTTACACAAGAAGATTATAGAAAGATAGAGAAGTGGCTCCTTGCAAACAGTAAGAAAGATACTGACTTTGTAGGAGCTGCAACTCCTCTGACAGGAACAGAGACTATTGCTTTTGTTCAAGATGGTCATAATGTCAAGGTGTTACTAAATGACTTGACAAAGCAATTATTCTTATTAGGAGCATCAGACTTCCTAAATATTACAGATAAATATGGAGAGTCTTACATTACTCTGTCTCAAGCCATTTCTTTGATACCATACAAAAGCAGGAAAACAGGGCAAGTAATTACCTTCTTAAATGAAGAAGGTAAATGGGTTATATACCAATTTAGGGGAACTGCTAAGAATCAGTGGAATAATCTTACATTATGGGTTGATATTATAAAATCCATTGTTGTAGATTCAATATTACCAGATGAAGAAGATTTGACTGGAGTTAGAATTGGTTCTAATGAATACCTAAAGTTTAAGAACAAAGACTATAATCCAGAAAACTTCTCTGGTCTTGGAAGGAATTTTGTTAGGAAGAATATAGTAGATGGAATAAACCTTTTATCTAAAGAACAGTTTCCAACTGGTTCTACTATCTATGTAATTCAATATGACCATGATTTGAATGGAACTACTTTAGATATTCCTTCTAACAGTACTCTATACTTTGAAGGAGGCAGTATAAGTAATGGTACTCTACACTTTAATAACACTACCTTAGCTGGAAATCCTAATATAATAGCAGATATAACTGGCACTATAGCTAATGCTAATATTGAAGTAGGGTGGTTTGGAGCTAAAGGGGATGGACTTACAGATGATACACTTGCAATTAAGAGAGCTTTAGCATTAAAAGCCCCTCTTATTTTAGCTACTAATTTGACTTATGTTGTTAGTTCTACACTTGAAGTATATAATGACATTATAGGTAATAGCAGTAGAATCAAGAATAAAGAAGTACAAACAGCTTACTCTTTGATACATATTAATCAAAGGAGCTTTCCTTTTGTAACTACTATTAAGGATTTATATGTAGAAGGTAATGATTTGGGAACTGGAATGGTTACTACTTCAACTATTACTGGTATAGATATAGATGCTCCTTATGTAGTTCTTGATAATGTAAAGGTCAAGTATTGTAAGATAGGTATTCTTGCCAAGAAATATACAATTAATATTCTTAACTGTATGTCTAATTACAACACTAAGAACCTGAGTATTTATAGCAATGCTTACATGGCTAATGATATAAATATTACTGGTGGTAACTACAGCTCTCCTACAGGAGAATATTCAGTTATTGTTGGTGATACTGACTTTGGTGATGCAGTGCTTGATGATTATCAAGGAGCCAGAATAATGCTGCAAGGATTCTCTTGGGATGGGGGTACACTACTTATCAATAATATATGCAACATAATAGTTGATAATTGCTATGTTGAGAATCCAAAGAATAAGAAATGTATTGAGCTTAACAAGGTTGCTGACAATCTGTTGGTTAATTGTGAGATTAAAAACAGCTATATAAGAGGGGGTGATTATGGTATAAAGACCTATAAGACTATTGCTGGATTAGCTGTTACTAAGTGTGTGTTTAGAGAACTTGCATATAATAACCTGTATGTAGCTATTGATGGTAGAGTTGAATATACAGGTAATATAAATGTAAACAGACATTCATTATACCCAGAAATTCACACAGGTATCAATTCAGTAGCTTTAGCTGAGGTATTACCAAGATTAGCTAATTACAAGCTGGACTTTGAGGCATTAGTACAGAATAACAGAGCTTATACAAGAGTATTTCCTAATCAGAAATTCTATGACTGGTATGGTAATAGTACTCAATATTCAAGTGCAAGAGCTTTCTTGAATCCAACTAATCCTGCTACTAATATACCATGTACTGTGAATGGTTATGGTGTATGTAATATGACTAATGCAGGGGCTTCTGCCAACTTCAATGGAGGTGATTTGGTTATTCTGAATGGAATACAAGCCTATGTAAGAAGCTGTGATTATGATAATAATATAGTTTACTTGGATGGTGGAGGTGACTTACCAACTACAGGAAGCTATACATTATCCCACTTCTTTACAGAAGGAATGGTTTCTAAGGATAGCTTAGTCAAGACTTTTGCTACAACTGACCTTCCTGTGCTACAAGACCTCACTTATGATAATGGTAAGACTTATTTTGATAGTACATTAAATCACCCTGTATGGTGGAACCATAACACATGGGTAGATGGAGATGGGTTTAAGTCTAATAGAAAAGCAGGTACTACAGCTCAAAGACCTGAATATCCTTCTACAGGATACAGATACTTTGATGTGGATTTAATGCAGTGGGTCATCTATGATAGTGAGAATAATCTTTGGATGAATGAAGATGGTACTCTTACAACAAGAGTAGTAATAGTCTGATTAAGTAAAGTAGTATTTGATATATAAATCAAATACTACTTTTACTTGTATATATGATAACTTTTACTTATATTTGCAATAAATTTAAAATAGAAAATAATATGGCACTAAGTGTAACAATAAATAAGGTATCTACAATATTTACTACTATACCAGCTAATACTAAGATTGCTGATGTAGTAGTAAATGGTGGAACTTCTCCATACAATTATAGCTTGGCTATAGGCGAAGATTCATTTCAATTAGTAGGAACACAAGTACAAACTAAAGTTGCTATGACTCTTAGCAATATAGCTCCATTTAGTGTTACTGTATCTGATAACACTCCTACTACTCCTGAAACTGTAACCTCTCCTTCAACATATCCAAATATTCAGGCAAATTTTCAGAATAAGTTTAATAGAGAGGATATTGTATATAAGGTAACAAAAGTGTATGATTTACAACACGGAGTATTAACAATTCCTTCCAGAAGTACATTACTATTTGAGGGGGGTGCATTTTATAATGGTACTTTAAAGTTTGATGATGTAACTATCAATTCTGATAGTAATGGTTCTTATGCAATATTTACTGATGTTGCAATAGAGGGTCATATATCAGGCGGTATTAATGTTAAATGGTTTGGTGCTAAGGGGGATGGAATTTCTGATGATAGCATACCCATCCAACAAGCTATTAATGCCATCTCAAGTAATTATAGTAATAAAGGGTCAGGTTCTATCTTTATACCAACTCCAGATAAATACTATAGATTAGAACATACTCTTGATATTTCAGAATTATGGAATGCACACATATATTGTGACAGTCTGTTATATGGGTCAAGAGAAGGTGTTAAATCTTTATTTGTTTGGGATGGTCCTGCAAATTATGCTATGATGTTAGGTCATTATACCTTTGGTGTAAAGTTGGAGAATCTGTCATTTAATGGAAATAATATAGCTGGAGTAATTGGATTACAATTATCACAAAAGAACACACAAAATAGCAGTGCTAAATTTATGAAAGTATCTTTTTGTAAATTTCAAAACTGTGATATTGGTATGGTTATAGGAGCACAGAATACTGAGGTTTCTCCAGATGATGCTTTTATAAATGTAGATTCTTGTACTTTTACAGGAAATAAGAGCCAAGGTTTAAATATATCAGGAGGTAATACTTCTGTAAATTGTTCTTCAATATGGTTTGGTTCAAATGGTAAAAACCCATCAGGGTCAAATGTAGGAGCTAATCTTTACTTTGGTGGTGGACAACTTGACATCTATGGATATGTAAGTGGAGGTAATTCTGATGATTATCCTAAAGATGGTGATATATACCAAAATTATGGAGGACTAAGAATTTTTGGAGCATGGAGTGATACTCCGGGATTATTCATTAACTCAGTTAATGCAAACTTTGCAAGTGTAATTAGCGGTGCAAGACATTATGAAGGAAGTATGACTGCTGAGAATACTCCTAAGTCTATAGTATGGACTGGTCCACAACCATTAACTTTAATGGGATGTTACTTATTTAATTCAGTTGAATTACTTGAAGGTCAAGGAGGGCAAGTCATTAATATAGGCACTATATTTAAAACAGCAGGAGCCTCCTTTATTGGTACTCAGATTACAACTTATCATGGATATTCTTCTATTGGTGAATATAATTATGTTGGAAGACCTGATAAGCCCAGTGGACTTAATGGAAGTGCTAAATCAATGATATGGTCCAAAAAATATGGTATAAATCAAGTTAAAACCATTGGAGATTTTACAGTAACAGATTATATAAATTCTGATAATGGACAATATACTATATTAGGTAATGCTTACTCTGATGTAACTACAGCTAATCATATTGCAATATCTACTGGAAAGTGCTTCAAAATAGCTTTTACTAATAACTCAATGACTTATAGTATTGCAGATGGAACAGAAGGACAAGTGATAACTTGGACTGATATTACAAAGGGAGGAACTTACTACAATGGCAGCTATATACAACTTGGAAAGAATAAACTTATAATACAAACTGAACCTCCAATACAAGGTACTTGGGAAAAGGGGGATTTAGCTATGAATGGTAATCCCACATTAGGTTCACCAAGTGGATGGATTTGTTCAGAGGGGGGAAGCCCCGGTACTTGGGTTGCATTAGGTATGGTCAATAGTAATGCTATTGGTAGAGGAGAAACAAACCAAAGACCCACTCTTACATCAGCAGAAAATGGATTCATATTTTATGATAAAACCTTGAGTAAAATAATAGTATGGAATGGTGTTAACTGGGTTAATGCGGATGGAACAACTTTGTAAATAGATAGGGTATGAAAGAAATACAACAATTAATTAAGAAGGATGGTCAAGAAGGGAAATATGGAAGTATATTCCCTATCACTTATACATCCTCTGTAAAAGATAGGGAAACCTCAGAAACCTTGGAGGAAATATTAACCAGATATAATTTCATATATCTACCTTGGCAAGGTAGTAACAGTTCTACAAGGTTATTACTTCCTTCTAAATTTAGAAAGAAAAATTTGTGGGTAGGCTTTGTAAATGGAGCAGGAGATAATATTACTCAATTTTATAACAACCATCATATAGATGATGAAAACTGGTCTTCTGATGAAAACTGGGTTGATTATACATTGTTTTCACTTAATCTAAATACTATAGCAAGTATATCAGATGGAGAATTAGCAGTAGTATGTGAGCTTGTAAATAATAATACTTTAAAGTTCAAGTTCTCCATTCCAGTGCCTAAAATTGGTAAAGTTGCAGCTTATGCTGACACATTACCTCCTGGTAGTGATGCACAAGCTACTGTAAGAACTTATGGAGAGGGAAGTGAAACAAATTTTGAATTTAATTTTAAAATTCCAAAAGGAGCTACAGGACAGAAAGGGGATACTGGTGAAAGTGGAACCCCAGCAGGCATAGCACAACCAACAGTATCTGTAAATACATTACCTCCAGAAGAAGATGCAAATGTTACAGTATCTACTTCTGGTCCAGATACAGCCAAAGTGTTTAACTTTAACTTTTCTATTCCAAGGGGACAGAAAGGAGAAACAGGAGGAATAGGACCTGCTGGTCCAGTGGGTCCAATAGGTCCTACTGGGCAAAATGGTTCAGATGGGGCTTCTGCTGGATTTGGAACTCCTACTGCATCAATCAGTGAGTTACCAATAACTTCTCCAGCTACAGTTCAGGTTCAAGCATCTGGACCTGATACTGCTAAGATTTTTAATTTTTCTTTTGGTTTACCTATAGATAAGAGTGCTACTGTAAAATTGTGTGAAAGTTCTTTGGTTGAAAAAACTCTTAATATTACTCTCCCAAGTGACTATGATGAATCAGCCTTTGGAAAAGGAATAGCTAATTATATGTTTGTAATTAGCTATTCTGTAACCCTCAATACCACCCTTAATTGGGTGGCTCCTGTGAATAAGGTAAAAGGCAGTTTTATAATTCCTAATAACTTTTCCAATGAAACATCTACTCCAGTAGCTTCTCCTCCTATTGGTAATATTACATCTGGAGGTAATTTGATTAATATTATATCACTTACTCCTTTTGTAACAATTAATTCTTCTATTACCATTAGTATGGATAGATTCTCAAGTAACTTTGGTCAACAAGGTCAAGTTACTTGGGAGAATGAATCTGTAATTAATAGTATTGAAAATGTTAGTGTTATTGCAATTAAAATTAAATCTTAATTATTTATGGGATATTTAGAGAAGAAAATCGGAAAAATCACAATAGGAATATTATTATTCTTATCTGTATTTTTTATAATGTCTTTAGGATTTAAAGACTCTTTACCAATAATAGGATGGACCTCTTTGTTTTCAGGGATAGGGTATGGTATGTGGATTTTAGTATTAAGATTCCTTAGGAAATTTTGGAACAGGAACAATTAGTGATTATTCTAATAAAATATAATGTGAGAAAGTATGTAATAATCCTTGTTCTAATATTGATTGGGGCTATAACTTACCTGTCATATCAGAACAAACAATTAACTACTAAGTATGAAACTTCCATTGAGAATATTAAAGCATATGATGCTCAGTTGAGTGGACTTGAAGGTGATAATAGAGTATTGAAACTAACAGTTGAACAACTTAATTACTTCAATGACTCAATCATCAAGAAGATGAAAGTGGTCCAGAAGGAATTAGGAATAAAGGATAAGAGATTGCAGCAGCTTCAATATGAAGCAAGTCATGCACAAAGACATGATACCATCACATTGACTGATACAATCTTTAGAAATGACTTTAGTCTTGATACTATAGTGGGAGATAAGTGGTTTAAAACCAATCTTCATTTAAAGTTCCCAAGCACTATAGCACTTAGTCCTGAGATAGAATTAGAGAGATATACATTCATAAATGGTAAAAGGGAGACTGTGAATCCACCAAAGAAGTTCTTCTTATTTAGGTGGTTCCAGAAGAAACATACAGTAGTAGAAGTTAATGTAAGAGAAATGAACCCTTATGTTAAAAACAAGACTCAAAGATTTATACAAATAATTGAATAGTTATGATTGAAAGTGGAATACTTATTACAGCATTAATAGGTATTGTGACCACATTTACTTCGGGATTTACTGCATGGTTCTTTGCAAGAAAGAAGTATAATAGTGAGGTTGACAATAATCTTATAAATAACATGAAGGAGTCTCTTGAATTTTACACAAGACTTTCTGAGGATAATAAACTTAGGTTAGACAGAGCTTTATCAAGGAATGAAGAACTTGAAAAGGAAGTAAAAGAATTGAGACAACAGGTGATGGGCTTAATGACAAGTATATGTACTGATTTATCTTGTCAGATAAGAAAGGGGAATTATGAGGATGTAATTAAATTAAAGAAGTGATAATATGAAGAGAGTACTTAACCTTGGCAAACTTTCAAGATTAGTTGAAGGAGACCCTAATGAAGTGACTAATGATGAAATATTGGTTATTAGAGACCCTAATAACCCAGAAATGATACTTGATGTTCAGAAGAGAATTAATGGTGTGCTTACATCTATTATATCTCCTGATGAAACAGAAGTAACCTTTGCTATTAATCCGGTTCCTGATGGAGCAACAGTTACTATCAATGGTCAAGCTACTAAGTCAGTTACAGTTAAAAAAGGAACTGCTATCACATATTCAGTAGCCAATATTGGTTATCAAACTGAAAATGGAACTGATGTAGCTTGTTCAAATATTACAAGAAAGATAGTGCTGCAACTTAACCCAAGCTAATATGAAACTATTACTTAAAAGAACATTCAAAGGACCTCAATATACCATAGGTAAACTCTATGTAAATGGAGTTTATGAATGTGATACTTTAGAGGATACTGATAGAGGTCTCCATCAAACACAATCTCTTCTGGAGATACAGAGTAAGAAGGTCTATGGACAGACAGCAATTCCTTATGGAACTTACAAGATTGATATGAATACTGTAAGTCCTAAATTCAAGGATAGGTCATGGGCTAAATTCTGTGGGGGAAAATTACCCAGACTTATAGATGTTAAAGGATATGAGGGGGTACTAATCCATGTGGGTAATAAAGCTGAGGATACTTTAGGTTGTATCCTTGTTGGTGAAAACAAGATAAAGGGACAAGTAATCAATAGCACAGCTACCTTTCAGGAGTTATATTCAGTTATGCTGAAAGCAAAGCTCCTTGGAGAGGAACTAAGTCTTACAATTGAGTAGAATTGTAGAGGGTATAGTTTAATTACTATACCCTTACTTTTTGGCAGTAAATAAGTAATTTATTTATAGAGTTACAAGGGTCTTATTTACTATGTTGTAGAAGTCATAAACTCCTACTATCTTTGCATCAGTTTAATAACTAAAGGAGTAGAAATATGATAGGAGAATTAAGTGAAGACCTCATTATGACAGGGGATGAAATAGATGTTGATAATCTATTTTCTGATGATGGGGGTGAAGAAGAAACACAGGTAACTCCACCTGCCCCAAAGGAGAAAGAAGAAAAAGAGAAAGAAACAACTACTGAGGAAGAAGAGATAAATCCAGATGATTTATTTGATAATCCAGAGAGCGTAGGTAGTGGAAAAGATAATCAAGAAGAAGAGGAAGATACCCAATCTGAAAAGGACAAAGGTACTTCTCCCAAAACTAACTTCTACTCTTCCATTGCCAGTGCCTTGAAAGAAGAAGGTATCTTCCCTGACCTTGATGATGATACATTAAATGGTATCAAGACTCCAGAAGATTTTGCAGAAGCAGTTGAAAAGACTGTTCAAGCAAGATTGGATGAAAGACAAAAGAGAATTGATGCTGCATTACAAGCTGATGTAGAACCAGATGAAGTAAGAAGGTATGAACAAACCCTTGCTAATTTGGATGCAATCAAGGAGGAATATATAACTGATGAAACTGAAAAGGGTGAAAGATTGAGAAAGAACTTAATCTATCAAGACTTTAGGAACAGAGGTTATAGTGAAGCCAGAGCTAAAAGAGAAGTTGAAAAATCTTTTAATGCTGGTACAGATATTGAAGATGCAAAAGAAGCATTGGAAAGTAACAGAGAGTACTTTAGCAATCAATATCAAGACCTAATCAAGGAAGCTCAAGAAGAGGCAAAAGAAGAACAAAAGAAAATTAAAGAAGAGGCTGCTCAGTTAAAGAAAGCAATGCTGGAGGATAAGGAAGTATTTACAGGTATTACACTTGACAAGACTACAAGACAAAAAGCATTTGAGAATATAACTAAGCCTGTCTTTAAAACAGAAGATGGAGAATATTTGACTGCCATTCAAAAATATGAAATGGATAATCCAGTTGAGTTCAGAAAGTATCTGTCCGTATTGTTCACTATGACTGATGGCTTCAAGAATATTGATGGTCTTGTAAAAGGTAAAGTAAAGAAAGAAGTCAAGCAAAGTCTTAGAGAATTAGAGCATAAACTCAGCAGCACTGCCAGAACCTCAACAGGTAATCCAAGATATGTTGGAGGAGTTGAGGAAGATACTGAGTCTTATATTGGAAAGGGCTGGGACCTTGATGTCTAAAAACATATTAACTAACAAAAATAATTAACAGATTATGGCTGGTAAATTAGGTAAATTTCAAATGTTAGGCTTCCAACACTGGAAGGGTCTGACAAGTGACAACCACCTTGGAGCTATCTTCCAACAAGCACCTCAGAAGGCTACAAACCTTATGGTGCAACTGTTGGCTTTCTATAGAGGAAAGAGCTTGGATACATTCCTTAATTCATTCCCTACAAGAGAGTTTGAAGATGACAATGAATACTACTGGGATGTTATTGGTTCTTCAAGGAGAAACATTCCTCTTGTAGAAGCAAGAGATGAAAATGGTGTTGTAGTTGCTGCTGATGCAGCTAATGTGGGAGTTGGTACATCTCCTTTCTATCTGGTATTCCCAGAAGATTGGTTTGCAGATGGTGAAGTTATTGTAGGTAACTTGAACCAAGTATATCCATTTAGAATCCTTGGTGATGCAAGAATGGAAGGTACTAATGCAGTGTACAAGGTAGAACTTATGGGTGGTAATACTCAAGGTGTTCCTGCTGAAAGACTGCAACAAGGAGAAAGATTCTCTATTGAATTTGCTCCTGTAGAAAAAGAACTTTCAAGAAAGGTTGGTGATGTTAGATTCACTTCTCCTGTATCTATGAGAAATGAATGGACTACAATCAGAATCCAACATAAGGTAGCTGGTAATAAGCTGAACAAGAAACTTGCTATGGGTATTCCTATGGTTAGAAATCTTGAAAGTGGAAAGCAAGTGAAGGACACTGCAAACATGTGGATGCACTATGTAGATTGGGAAGTAGAACTTCAATTTGATGAGTACAAGAACAATGCTATGGCATGGGGTACTTCAAACAGAAATCTGAATGGTGAATACATGAACTTTGGTAAGTCAGGTAATGTAATTAAGACTGGTGCTGGTATCTTTGAACAAACAGAGGTTGCTAATACTATGTACTATAATACATTCAGCTTGAAGTTACTTGAAGACATGTTGTATGAACTATCTGCTTCAAAACTTGCAATGGATGATAGACTATTCATCATTAAGACTGGTGAAAGAGGTGCTATTCAGTTCCATAAGGAAGTATTGAAGACTGTATCTGGTTGGACTACATTTGTACTTGATAATAACTCTACAAGAGTTGTTGAGAAAGTTCAATCTAAGCTGCACAGCAATGCACTGAGTGCTGGTTTCCAATTTGTTGAATACAAGGCTCCTAATGGTGTAAGGGTAAGATTAGATGTTGACCCATTCTATGATGACCCTGTAAGAAATAAGATTCTTCACCCAAATGGTGGTGTTGCCTTCTCTTATAGATATGATATTTGGTACATTGGTACTATGGACCAACCTAATATCTTCAAGTGTAAGATTAAGGGTGACAATGAATACAGAGGATACCAGTGGGGTATCAGGAATCCTTTCACAGGACAAAAGGGTAATCCTTATATGTCATTTGATGAAGATTCTGCTGTAATTCACAGAATGGCTACATTGGGTGTTTGTGTGCTTGACCCAACAAGAACAGCATCATTAATCCCTGCAATTCTGCAAGGATAAAGCATAGAATAAAGGGGGAGGGAAATTCTCCCTCTCCTTTTCTTTTTTAAGATATTAAATGGAGAAGTAATATGGCAAAAGAAGTTAGTAAGATGGTTTTGGATGATGAAGAGATTATGAAGGAAACACCAGTTGTACCTGATGTAGATAACCTCTTTGAAGAACCAAAGACAAGAAGAACAAAGAAACAAGCAGTAATGGAGGATAATGATGAACCTATTAGCTGCCTAAGAAATGAAAGAGTTATAGTAAGGTTTGTTCCCAAGCAGACTGGTTTAGTTTCAAACCCTAAGCATATCTTATATGGAGGTATGGCAGAAGCAGCAGTAAGATGGTTTACCCTACCAAGATTGAGTTCTGGTATGTATGTAAATGCCCTCACTGATAAAGAAAAGGCTTACCTTGAAGATGTAATGGGTCTTGAATACAATGCTCTGTCTATCTATAAGAAGGTAGATAATTATTGGGATAATCTCGCAGTCAGATTAACTAAGCAAGATAATTTCTTGAACTTGGCTGACCCTGATGACTATATCAAATATAAAATCCTTTTAGCAAACAAGGACTATATTGCATCTTCTCTTCAAGAGCTGCAAGATAGACCTAAAATGACTTATCAGTTTGTAATTGTACAAGAAGGTGAGGAAGCTAAGACTGCTAAGAAGGAAATGAATGCTACAATGCAGTCATACATGAAGTTTGGTGAAATTCAAGATGATGCTGATAAGCTAAGAGTAATCATTGAAACTATTGATGGAAGACCTCTTGCTAAGACAACTAAGATTGAATTCTTACATGAGAAGATTAACAAGCTAATTCAAGCTGACCCAAAACTTTTCTTAAGAGTTTCAGAAGACCAGTATCTTGATACTAAAGTTCTGATTAAGAAGGCTATTGAAGAAGGTCTAATTAGTAACAGAGGTGGTATGTTATACCTGAAATCTGATGGTTCTCCTCTATGTGGAGATAATGAAGAACCTACTTTGAGTGTAGCTGCTAAGTTCTTAAGTGCTCCTAAGAGACAAGAATTGAAGTTCAGTCTGGAAGCAAAGCTAAAAGAATAAAGATATGAATGTTAATGAATTTTCTAATGAATTTGATGTACTCTATAATAACATAATGAGCAATACTGCTCCGGGATTAAATGAGTATGAAAAGTCTGTACTGCTTACTAAGGCTCAGGAAGAGATAGTTAAGAATTATTTTGAACCTGCTGGTAATAAGTATGGAAAAGGATTAGATGATTCACCAAAAAGACAAATAGATTTTTCAGAATTAATAAAGGTAGGACAAGGGGTACTTAATACAAGTGCTCCTACTGTCACCTTTGATAAGAGAGCTAAGGTATATGATTTACCTGCTGACTTATTCTTGGTTATAAATGAGGCTGTTGATACTAATGCAGGAACTAAACAGATAGTTCCAATCAGTTATTCTGATTATACAAGGCTTATGTCAAGACCTTATAAGGAACCAGTTAAATATCAGGCATGGAGAATAATTACTACTTCTATAAACAATATCTCTGTAGAACTAATAGTGAACAGTAATGAAACTATTACAGGCTATAAGGTAAGATATATAAGAAGACCTGCTCCAATTATCACTACTAATCTATCTTCTGAATATGGTGATGTCACAATAAATGGTGTAAGCACTGTTTCAGAATGTGAGCTTAACCCAATTATTCATAGTGAGATATTACAGAGAGCAGTTGAATTGGCTAAGGCAGCTTACCAAGGAGACTTACAGGCAAGTGTTGAATTAGGACAAAGAAGTGAATAATGACAAATAAAGAATTTTCTGATGGATTCAGTACTTTACTTAACTCATTTGGTATCACTCCTAATATAACCCTTGATGAATATGAGAAATCAACATTTCTCACTAATGCTCAAGAAGAATTGATTATTGACATCTACTCTGGAAGGAATGTTGTTTATGGCAAGTCCTTTGAACAGACAGAAGAAATAAGAAGATATTTGAGCAATTTGGTGGAGACCTATGAAACAAGTACTAAGGTTACAGGAAAACTGGGATTATCACAAGACTCAGTATTCTTTAATATACCACAAGATACTTGGTTCATTACTTATGAAGTGGCATTCCTCAAGGATAGTAAATTAGGTTGCTTGGATGGTATAGAGGCAAGTGTGGTTCCATTACCACAGGATGATTTATACAGAGCAAAGGATAATCCATTTAGAGGACCAAGTAAAGACAGGGTACTAAGACTTGATATAAAAAGTAATTTAGCTGAATTAATAAGCAAGTATAATGTGGACAAGTATTTAATGAGATATATTTCTCAACCCACTCCTATTATACTTGAAGATTTACCTGATGGACTAAGTATCAATGGTGTAAGTACTGAAAGTGAATGTGAACTAAATCCTGTAGTACACAGAGCAATACTTGAGAGGGCTGTACAGCTTGCCATAATAAGTAAAACTCAACTGACAGGAAATAAAGAATAAATTATAAATGTTTAATTAAACTAAAAAGATTATGGTAATTTCTATTAATCAAGTAAGACAGTTATATGTTGCAAAGGCTCTAAAAGCTAATACAGCAGCCCTTACAACTGCTGGTGATATTGTCCCAAAGGCAGACACAGCTAAGACTACTTTGTACTTTCAGTACATGTCACCTGCTGGAATTGTATCAAGTGATAAGATTGACATCAAGAATGTAATGTCTGCAAAGGCTACATCATCAGATGCTCTGGCTCATAAGCTGATTAGGTACTCAGTTACTCTTGATGCAGATGTATCTGCAACTCCTGTAGCAGGTCAGAATTATATCTTGAGATTGGCTTTCAGACAATACATTGGTTTGTCAGAAGAAGACCAGTACTTTAAGTATGGTGAAGTAATTGCAAGAAGTGGAATGACTGCATCAGACTTCTACAAGAAGATGGCTATTTCTTTAGCTAAGAATCTTGAGAATAAGACAGAATCTACTCCTCTTGTGAATATTTACCTTAATAGTGCAGCAGCAGATGGAACTGATGTTCCAGTAACAGCTACCACTAAGGAATCTGACCTTAATAAGAATGATTATGATAAGATAATCATTGAAGAAGCTGAACAACCTTGGGTCCTTGGTATGATGCCTCAGGCATTTATTCCTTTTACTCCTCAGTTCTTGACTATTACAGTTGATGGTGAAGATAGACTTTGGGGTGCTGCAACTGTAGTTACTCCTAAGAAGACTGTTCCTGATGGACATCTTATTGCAGACCTTGAATACTTCTGCATGGGTGCAAGAGGTGACATTTACAGAGGAATGGGTTATCCTAACATTATTAAGACTACTTACTTGGTAGACCCAAGTGCAGTTTATGATGTACTGGATATTCACTACTTCTACACAGGAAGCAATGAATCAGTTCAAAAGTCTGAAAAGACTATTACACTGATTGCTGTAAATGATGGTAGTCACACTGCAATGAATGCTCTAATTGGTGCTATCAATGCTGCATCAGGGCTTACAATTGCTACTTTATCCTAAGTGATATAGCATTAGAAGGGGCATAGAATTAACTATGCTCCTTTTTTTTTATCAATTAAAAATATGAACTATGCTACATTTTAATGAATTAAGAATAACACAAGATAACAGATTTCTTATTATAGATGTATCTGTAGATAATCAGGACTACTTTGAGAATGTTCTGTTAGATAGTATAGTCATTGATACCCAAGATACTTTTGTGATGAATGGACCAAGTGACAATCCTCTTTATGTATATAATGTAGAGGATGCCTATGATTTAACCTATTCTCTTCCTGAGCAATGTAATTGCAATCCAGTAAGAGTTGAGGAAGATAAATCATATTGCTTCACTTATGGCACACAACAAATGAAGAATGTAAGACTTGAATTAAATATTCAAGACTTGAAGGTTTCTCCTTGCAGCACTATGTTCTTTGTATATGTAAGGGCTAAAGGTACACCATCAACTGATACTCCATGTGGATTTGATAAGGACCAAATATTAGGTACTGTAATTAACTTGCAGCCTATATATAAACAAACCCTTAAGTATCTAAAGGAAGTAGAATGTGATTGTAATATACCAAAGGGTTTCATTGATATGATACTTAAGTTAAAGGCAATTGAACTTTGTGTAAGAACTGGAAACTATCCACAGGCTATCAAGTATTGGAATAGATTCTTCATAAAGAATAATTGCAAGTCTCCAACCTCTAATTGTGGATGCTATGGATAAAATGCTTGAAATATCTGAGGAAGCCATCACAAGATACTTTACTACTCTATCTCAATTTGGATATAAGAAGTACAGTGATGTAGATAAGATAATAATTCTCTTCTTCATGGAAGAAATGTTAGCAGGAGAAATGTCTTATTATGTGACACAAGATGATTATAGGCATATAGTAAATGCACTATACTGTCTGGCAGGAAGTACTTGTATGATAGACTTTCCAATGTTTGAGAGCTATGATACTTTGGTTCATTCTAACAATAGAATATTTGTACCAAGAATAACAGAGGATAGTATATTAAGAAGTACTGAGGATGATAACTTTAGAGTAGAAGCATAATCTTTATACCCTGAATATAAAAATAGTAAAACCCTTGTGCAGTTGAGTTTAATTACTTACTTTTGCACAAGGGTTTAATTTTATAATATAATAATAAAACTATGACATATAATGAAGTAATTTATATGGTGCTTGATGAGCTTAAGCTAAGCTCAGATGATAGCTTTTATACAAAAGACCATATCATATTTCTGCTTGTAAAGTATAGGTCATTCTTACTGAAACAGAGATATTCAGACATAAAGAAACAGATACCAGATAGTGACTATCAGAGTATATGTTTAGACCTTATTGAGGTTCCAGCTATTAGTGGAGAACCTTGTGAAGGTAGCTCCTATTTAAGAAGTAAGAATAAGGTTCCTACCACTATGATGATAGGTAATCCAAGGGTATATCCTATGGACTTTTATCAAGGTGAGATTACTTATATAAGTAGGGATAGAATGAGATATGTAGGTTATAATAAGTTCCTAAGAAATATAATCTATTGTTCAAAAGCTCCTGATGGATACTTATATTTCAAGTCATGGAATCCTCAGTTCCTGTATCTGGAGAAAGTAAGATTCAATGCAATATTTGAAGATGCTAAGGAAGCATCAGAATTAGCTTGTCCAGAAGAGAATGGTACAATATGCAAGTTAGAGGATAAGGAGTTTCCAATAGAAGATGCTTTAGTTCCTCCACTAATTGAACTTGTGATAAAAGAATTAAGAGGTCCTGAGTACAGTCCAAAGGATGAAGATAATAATGCCCATGATGATTTAGATGATGTAAGATAATGGAGACACTGGGAGAATTTAAAAGGAGGATAAAGAAGGTCAACCAACCAAGGGAATATAAAGTAAGAAATTCTCTTGGTGTGTATGATGGCTATAAGTATTATAGAAAGAATAAACCTGATAGTAAGGAGTATGTTCTTACTGAGTCACAATACTTTGCTATTATAAGAAAGATAAACTTACATTTGGTTGATGAATTATTACTGGGTCATGATGTCAAACTTCCTAAATCAATGGGTACTATTGAGATAAGGAAATATGATAGGAGAGTAAGGTTGGGAATGGATGGAAAGATTCATACTAATCTTCCTATAGACTGGGATAAGACACTCAAACTTTGGTATGAAGATGAAGAGGCTTTCAAAGATAAGACATTAGTTAGAGTAGAGGAGAATGAAATCTTTAAAGTATATTACAATAGAGAGTCAGCTACTTATAACAATAAATCTTACTATGAATTTCTCTTTAATAAAGATTTAAAGACAAGGCTTAAACAAAGAATAAAGGAGGGTTTAATAGATGCTCCTTACTTAGAAAGGAAATTAAGATATGGTTAATAATGTTAGCTATGTAAATATAAGAGTAGTACTTGACAGATTACTAAGACACCCACTACTTACTGACCTCAATCTTGAGACAGCTATTCAATATACATTGGACTTTATTAGTGCAATGGGACTTCCTAATGTCTATGTTGATAAGATTGAGACTATAGATATTAAGGAGTATAGAGGAGAACTTCCATGTGATTTAATCTCTATTAATCAGGTCAGGTTACATAAGAATGGAATAGCTTTAAGAGCTATGACTGATAATTTCAATGCTTACCCTACCCATGACCATAATAGAGATTGTTCAAGAGGAGAACCTTCTTTCAAGACACAGGGAAGGGTAATATTTACTTCGATAAAAGAAGAGAAGATAGATATTAGCTATAAGGCTATTATGTTGGATGATGAAGGTCTTCCTTTAATTCCTGACAACTCTATCTTCCTTAAAGCATTGGAACTATACATTAAGAAAGAATGGTTTACTATTCTTTTTGACATGGGTAAGATAAGTCCTGCTGTACTAAATAATACTCAACAGTCCTATGCCTTTGTTGCTGGACAGTGCAATAATGAGTTCTTAATCCCATCAGTTAGTGAGATGGAGGCAATTACAAATTCTTGGAACCAGTTAATTCCAAGAACTAATGAATTTAGATATGGATTCAAAAATCTTGGAAATAAAGAATACATCAGAAGTCATTAAGTGGACTATTTATAGACATGTTTCTCCTTCTGGTAAGATTTATGTAGGTATTACCTCTAAAGAGATTAACAGAAGATGGAGATATGGTACTGGGTACTCTAATTGTATTCTATTTCAAAATGCTATAGATAAATATGGATGGGATAATATAAAACACCAAGTTCTGTTTACAAACCTTACAGAAGAAAGAGCTAAGAATTTAGAGAAAGATTTAATAAGACATTATAAGAACTTAGGAGTCTCTTATAATATTACTGATGGAGGTGATGGTCACTTAGGTTGTAGTTGGACTCCTACTGTATATACAAGAACTATATGGTCAACTCAAAGGAAAGATAGAAAGCTCTCAGAAGAACATAAGAAGAAGATTTCTGATACTATGAAAGGAAGACCTATGAGTAAAGATGTATATATTAAAGGGGTAACTATAGTAAAAACCCTTTTAGCTAAACCAGTCATCCAACTCAGTTTGAGTGGGGAATTTATAAGAGAGTTTCCTTCTATAAAAGAAGCTGCAAGAAGTCTTAATATAAAATCTGATAGAGACATTATTAGATGTTGTAAGGGAGAAAGAAAATCCAGAGCTGGTTATAAATGGAAATATAAAGATGAATAAATATGGCACTAAAGAAAGAACAACACTTTTTTAAAGGGATGCAAAGAGACCTTTCAGTCTCTAAGTTCAACCCAGAGTATGCCTTTGATGCTCAGAACATTAGAATAACTGCAAGAGATAATAACACTCTCTTGACAGTTACTAATGAGAGAGGTAATAAGGAGATTCCATTAAAATCACCTTCTGGAGCCACTGTAGTTATAGATGGGATTTTACTTGGGCATAATGTGCTTAATAGTTATGTTACCCTCTTCACAAAAGGTGCAAAAGATAATATCTACAGACTTGAAAATAAGGGTACTCACTTTGAGACTATTACTCTATTCTCAGGTAATCTGAATTTCAATACAGACTACCCAATTGAGAATATTGGTGTATATGAAAATGACAATATTCAAAAGGTATATTGGATTGATGGACTTAATCAATCAAGGGTTATTAATATTGTAGCTACAGATGATGTAAGGACTAAATGGGATGATAACTCATTTAACTTTGTACAGGACTTAAGTCTTAAGGAAACTGTTACAGTTGTGAGAAATGACCTTGCAAGTGGTTCATTTTCATCAGGTGTAATTCAATATGCTTTTACTTATTACAATAAGTATGGACAGGAGAGTAATATCTTTTATACTTCTCCTCTTGAATATATATCCTTTGCAAGTAGAGGAGCCTCTCCAGAAGAGAAAGTAAGTAATAGCTTTACTATTACCATAGAAGATGCAGATACAAGATTTGATTATGTAAGGGTTTATTCTATTCATAGAGCAAGTATAGATGCTACTCCTAATGTACTTAATGTAGTAGATATTCCCATCAATCCAAGTACAGGCAGTACAACTACCCTGACTTATGTAGATAATGGTACTACTGGAACCAGTGTTGACCCCACTGAGTTATTATATGTAGGAGGTGAGGATGTAGTATTTGGAACTATGGCTCAGAAGGATAATACTCTATTCTTAGGTAATGCTAATATACAGAGGAAGTTAGTAGGTATTGACATTATAAATAAAGTAAAGGGAGGAAATATAAGTTTCACTTCCAAGTATGTAGGTAATTTTGTACAGACATCTGGTTTCTATCCATATAAGAATAGCTTGTATCTTGGTTCTAAGATTAAGAGTTTCAAGTATTTAGAGTGGTATAGATTTGGTATTCAGTTTCAACATAAGAGTGGTAAATGGTCAGAACCAGTGTGGGTTAATGATGCTTATAATGGTCCAGAGAGTGAGGGAGGGTATAACACAGGAGTTGCTCCTTCTCTAAATAATAGTCTATCACTTGTGCAAGCTCAGTATTCATTACAATCTGATGTAATTCAAGCAGCAGTTAGTCAAGGATTTACAAGAGTAAGAGGTGTAGTAGTATATCCTTCACTTACAGATAGAGAGGTAGTAGCTCAAGGTATTTTGTGCCCTACTGTATATAATGTAGGTGATAGATTCAGTAACTCTCCATTTGCACAGGCTTCATGGTTCTCAAGACCTAATCTTGCATTTGATATTGACCATAATCAAAATAACTGGACTAATCTTACTTCCAGTTGGTCAGACTATGCTAATTCTAAGGCAGCAGTAATAAGGAATACTAATACTAACCTCACTGTAGACCCCGGAACTTCTCAAGAAAGAACTATTCTTATTGATATAGTTAATAAGGGTGCATGGGCTGAGTTCAGACATAATAGACCCATTCCTAATAACTGGGAAAGAGGAGCTGAAATACAATGTCTGGCTAATGTACCATCTACTCCTTATGTATCTCAATTAGGTTCAGATTTAAATTCTTGGACAGCTAATCATGCTGAGTATTTCTTTGTGGACCAATCTATTATCACACTTCATTCACCAGACATTGAGTTTGATGAAGGAGTTCAGAACTTGGATTCATCAGGTCTTAAGTTAAGAATAGTTGGTATAGTACCAATGACAAGTAATGCCTCAGATATAGATATTCAAGTATCTACACCTGCTAATGATACAAACAAGATGGGCTTCTATAAGGAGTTTGTTGGGGTTGAAAACAATTCTTATCATGGATTAAAGAACTTAGTTTCTGGAGCATATTGGTTTGATAAAATGACTGATATGGAAAAAGTAGATGATGACCACGGATATACAGAAGCCTTTATGGTTTATGCTTGGCATAGAAATGGTTCTCTAAATAACCAAGGTCCTGTTACTGAGGGAACAAGAACTGCAATGCTTGATAAGAAAAAGATTTCAAATATGAAATTCTCTTCTTTCTCTTACTTCTTGAGTTCTCCTTGGTTAGCTTATGTAGAGAATGATAATAATCATACTGGTATTACTGGTGTAAGTATATTCAATTCTAATGAACAATCATTAGTTAGAATACCTTCTCCTGCTAATTCAAGTTTAGGAGACTTGAACTATTATGGTAATGTGGATAAGGTATTAGCTGCTACAAGAGTAGATGATGAATATACTGTTACTGCAAGGTTCCAAGATGGTGAAAGAACTGAAACTCTGAATAGAAAAGATGGTTATCCTATAGTTGTAACTGGTGTAAACACTGCTGAGACTTATGCTCACCAGTTGTTTGTAGGAGGTTCATTCCCTATACAGTTTGTTAAGAGAAGTGATGGTGCTCAACTTACAAAGGTTCCTAATGGAACTGATGCTGTAAGAATCAAGTATAAATCAACTCCACATGCTGTATTTGCATTTAATTGGACCAAAGATGGTAAGCAAGTAGTACTTCCTACTAATAGAGAAACTGATTATCAGACTGCATGGTCTGTAAATCCTGTGGTTCCTAATGCAAATGATACTCACTTCTTTTGGAATCCAGCAGCTAAGAGACTTACAGATACTACTTCTACTATAAAGGATGATGTATATCAGGATGTTATTAGTACTTATACAAGTAACTTCTTTGATAATAACTATAGTTACCTATTCCTTGCTGAGTTATATAATGACAATGTTCAGAATAGGTTTGGTGGTCAGACAGAAGAAGCCTTTGAAAATAACCAATGGTTGCCAGCAGGTGAACCATACAGCTTATTAAATGCTGATGGAACTCCTGTAAACTATCTTATCATTAGTTATACAGAAGGAGATACTTTCTTCCAAAGATATGACTGTATGAAGGTTTATCCTTCAACTCTTGAAGACCAGAACAGTGTAAATGAAATAGTATCTTTCATGTGTGAGACAAGGGTTAATATAGAGGGTAGGTATGATAAGAATAGGGGTCAGATTAGTAATTTAGCTATGACTCCTACTAACTTTAATATGATGAACCCTGTATATAATCAAGCTAATAACTTCTTTAACTATAGGGCAATCAATCATAGTAAGTTCAATCTTAATTATTTCCCTAATACTGTAACATGGACTAAGGAGAAACAATTAGGAAGTATTATTGATACTTGGACTAATATAACTATGGCATCTACCTTAGACCTTGATGGTGATAAGGGAGAAGTAGTTTCACTGAATACTTTCAGGAATGAAATATTTGCTTTCCAAAGAATGGGGCTAAGTAACATTCTATTTAATAGTAGGGTACAGATACCAACTTCTGATGGTATGCCAATTGAGATTACTAATGGATTGAAGGTAAGTGGTAAGAGATATATAAGTAATACTATAGGCTGTGCTAATAAATGGTCTATTGCAGAATCTCCTTCTGGACTATACTTTATAGATAATGAGACTAACTCTCTATATTTATTTAATGGAGAGATAACCAGTCTATCTGATAAGTTAGGTTTCAGACAGTGGATTAGTACTCACAATGTTCATGTGAACTGGGAACCTGTTGGTTATAATAACTACAGGTCATTCTATGACAAGAATAATAATGATGTGTACTTTACTTATAAAGACCATTGCCTATGTTACTCAGAGTTGATTAACCAGTTTACTTCATTCATGAGTTATGAAGGAGTTCCTGCTATGTTCAATGTAAGTAGTGAATTCTATGCCTTTAAGAATGGTAAGATGTGGGAACAGTTTGCTGGAGACTATAATATGTTCTTTGGTGAATATAAGCCATTCAGTATTACCTTTGTAGCTAATGCTGAGGAACCAAATGATAAGATATTCAATACAGTAGAGTTTAGAGCTGATAGTTGGGATGGTGATACACTGATAAATAACAAGACTTTTGATACTCTTGATGTATGGAATGAATATCAGCATGGTACTACTCCCCTTACCAATATGCTTGGGCATCCTTCTCCATTAAAGAAGAAGTTCAGGATATGGAGGGCTAATATACCAAGAGCAATAGTTAATAACAGAGATAGGATAAGGAACACTTGGGCTTATATTAAGTTAGGAATGAACACTTCTAATACATATAGAACAGAGTTCCATGATGCTATTATTCACTATTTTGCATAATTAATAGGAGTCCATAAACATTTTAGTTTGTGGACTCTTTCTTTTTTAATTAAAGGCTTTGTTTATTCAATAACTTTATATACATTTGCAACAAAATTAATTATACTATGGCTAAGAAAAAAATTAAGAGAAGAGGCAAGATGCCTCCTAATATGTTTGAGGATGGAGGTGCAAAGCAAAGCTGGGGACAGCAATCCTCAGAACAATTCTCAAATGCCTTTAAAGGGGAGAATCTTGGCAGTTCTATAGGAAGTATTGGTGGTGCTGTTGGTAGTATAGCACAGGCTGGTATATCTAATGCACAAATAGCAGACACCAGTGGAATTGAAGCTCAGAATGATGCTCAAAAGAATATGATAGTAGGTGCTTCATCTAATGATGATTTAATGAGTGAATGGGGTTCATGGAATAAAGTGAAAGATGACTATTCATGGAAAGATGTCAGAGGTGGAAGTACTGGTCAGAGAATTACTAATACTATTGGAGCTGCTGGTCAGGGAGCTGCTGCTGGAGCTTCTGTAGGTGGACCTATTGGAGCTATTGTAGGTGGTGTAGTAGGTCTTGGTAGTGCTATTGGTGGATGGCTTGGTGGTAATAGGAAAGCCAAGAAGAAAGCCAAGAAACTTAATCAACAAGCTAAAGAAGCTAATGAAAGAGCACTTACTTCCTTTGAAACAAGAGCTGATAACATAGATACACAGAATGACTTTAATATGTTAGCAAACTTCTCTGCTTATGGTGGTCCACTTGACTTTGGTGGAGGTGCAATAGGCTATGACTTTGCTAATAAATACTTAAATAATCAAGAGATGAGTGCAATGGCTAAACAAAGATTGACCTCTCTCCCTAATTCATTTCAAGCTCTTCCTGAGATGAATACTTATAATGCCTTTGCATTTGGTGGAAACTTATTTGATGAAGTTGTGGGAAATGGCTTTAATCAAGTTCTTCCAATTATGCAGCAACAAGAACAGACTGTTCAAGCAGCTAATATAGCTAAGGATGGTGGTGGTATTCATATCAAGAAGAAAAACAGAGGTAAGTTTACAGAGTATTGTGGGGGTAAAGTAACAGAAGCATGTATTAGAAGAGGAAAGAACAGTTCTAATCCTACTACAAGAAAGAGAGCTACTTTTGCACAGAATGCAAGAAATTGGAATGCCTTTGGAGGATGGTTGAATACACAAGGTGGAGATTTTACTAATGGAGTTACATTTATAGATGAAGGAGGTTCTCATGAAGAAAATCCTTACCAAGGAATTCAAATAGGAGTTGACCCTCAAGGTAAACCTAACTTGGTTGAAGAGGGTGAGATTGTATTTGATGATTATGTATTCTCTGATAGGATGGAGATACCTGATGATATAAGAAAGGAATACAAGTTAAGAGGTAAAACTTTTGCTAAGGCTGCTAAATCTGCACAAAGGGAAAGTGAAGAAAGACCTAATGACCCTCTAAGTAAGGCTGGATTACAAGCTGCTATGGAAAGAATAGCTGCTGCCCAAGAAGAAGCAAGGGAGAGAAAAGAAGCATACAGAGAAGGAAATGAATATCCAAGTATGTTTGCTTATGGTGGTGATACTGATTCTTATGGCTTGGCTCTTGAAAATCCAATGACTGTTGAAGAGCTTGAAGCTATGATGAATGGAGAGGCTCCAGAAGGTAATACAGATAATGGTGGGGGTAGTAGGAAGAGACAAACTTGGACAAGATATGCACCAATCATAGGTTCAGGTCTGGCAAGTTTAAGTGATTTATTCAGTAAGCCAGATTATGATAGTGCTGATTTAATCAGTGGAGTAGATTTAGGTGCTGAAACAGCAGGCTATGCTCCTATTGGAAACTATCTTGCATATAAGCCTTTAGACAGGGATTTCTATATCAACAAGATGAATCAACAGGCTGCTGCTACAAGAAGAGGATTAATGAATACCTCAGGTGGTAACAGGCTTAATGCTCAGGCTGGAATACTTGCTGCTGATTATAACTATGGTCAGAATATGGGTAATTTAGCAAGACAAGCAGAAGAATATAACCAACAGTTGAGAGAAAGAGTTGAAGCATTTAATAGAGGTACTAACATGTTCAATACTGAAACTGGACTTAAGGCTTCAATGTTTAATGCAGAATCTAAGAATTCAGCTAAGAGAGCAAGATTAGGACAGGCTACAACTGCTGCTCAAATGAGACAGGCTATTAAAGACCAAGATACTGCAAGAAGGAGTTCTAATATAACTAACTTCTTACAAGGATTAGGTGATATGGGATGGGAAAATGAGCAAGCTAATTGGCTTGATACATTAGCTAAATCAGGTGTTCTAAAGATGAATACTAAAGGAGAATACACTGGAGGAACTAAGAAAGCTAAAGGTGGTAAAGTAAGAACTAAAAAGAAGAAAGGATTGACTTATGGCTAATTTCAGTTTTGTAAGTGGTGCTAAGTTCAGACCATTCTCTTATCAGGAAATGCTTCAACCATTGGCAGCATACACTCAAGAATACAATACTATTCAAGAGAGTATGGGTGAATTAGGAACTAAAGCAGATGTCTTTGATAAGATGGCTAATGAACAGACAGACCCACTGGCTTATGCAATGTATAAACAATATTCTAATGACTTGGCTGCACAAGCTGAGTCATTAGCTAAACAAGGACTCACTCCTGCAAGTAGGCAAGGATTGATTGATATGAAGAGAAGATATTCCTCTGAGATTATTCCTATAGAACAGGCATATAAGAGGAGACAAGAGTTAATAGATGAACAAAGGAAATTACAGGCTCAAGATAGTACACTATTATTTGATAGACCTGCTTCAACACTTTCCTTAGATGAACTTATATCTAACCCAGCTCTATCACCACAATCCTATTCTGGAGCACTTTTAGCAAAACAAGTAGGTACTGCTGCACAGAATTTAGCTAAGGAAGTAAGAGAGAACCCAAGAAAGTGGAGAACAATCTTAGGTAATCAATACTACGAAACTATAATGCAGAAGGGATTCAGACCTGAGGAGATTATGCAGGCTGTACAAAATAATCCTGAGGCTTCTCCTATATTACAAGGCATAGTTGAAGATGCAGTAGGAAGCTCTGGTATCAAGAATTGGAATGATGAAAATATCCTCAATAGAGCTTATGATTATGCAAGACAAGGTTTATGGAATGCAGTAGGTGAAACTCAATATCAAACTCTTTCTAACAAGGCTTATGACTATGCAATGCAAGAAAGGATAGCTAAACTCAAGAAAGGTAAGACAGAAGGAACTCCTTCACCAACATGGAGGTCAGTACCTAAAACTAAAGTTGATGGGGACAAGAAAACTACTGAGCTTAATAAGGACCTTGAGTTCATACAACAATTAAGAGCTAATCCTTCAATGGTTAAGGAAGTGGCTATAAGAAGAGTTGGTGTTCATGACCCTGACAGATTATTAGGTACAAGAGGTAATCTTCAATACAGAAGTTATAAGGATGAAGAATACAAGCCTCATGCTGAAAGACTTCAACAGATAATCAAGAAGTATGGTATGGAGGATGGTAATATGGACAAACTTGAACAGAAGTTACAAACTGATATTAGGAGTAGTGCTGTAAGAAGTTTTGTATATAAACCTAATATAACTCAGAGTGATTTAATCTCTCAAGTTATAAAGGAGAATGCAAGAACCTTAGGTGCAGCTACAGAGTCAACTGGTCTTTATGAACTTGATAAAAATAGGAAGGGAGACCCTATTAAATTAAAGAATATCTCAGATTACTTTACTGGTGACAATGATATAAGCTATGACCCAGAGGTAGGACTTATAATCAATGCTACTAAAGATGGTAAGACTAAATCAGCAGTTATTGACCCTGAATTAATTGATAATGAAGAGAGATATGTTGCTGATGCAATGCACAATATCAATACATACCTTGAGTATGGTTATGATGTAGAAGCTCAAAAGGAAATTGAGAGTATGATGAATTATATCTATGGCAAGTTCAATACTCTTGCTAAGAGACAAAGTAATACAGATTCTAAATTAGAGTAGAAGAATATGGCAAATAATCAACAAATCCAAGACCCATCTACACAAGGAGTAGGTGGGTTAAGGGGTATTAAAAGTTTGGATGCACTAAAGCAAGAAGGGCTTATAAGAAACACTCCAAGGATTAATAGTGTGGAGGATTATAAGCAAGTAGCTGCAAGAGCACAGAAAAAGGCTACACCTCAAGAGGTAGGTTTTGTTGGAGTCAATGATAGTATGTTTGATGAAAACATCACATCTATGACCCAACTTGATAACTTGGCTAATACAAGAGGAGAAATACAGCCTTGGTATGCTCAAATAGGAGCTGGCTTGGCTAAGGGAGCTGTTCTTGCAGGTACTACCTTTGCTGATGGTATCATTGGTACTATAGTAGGTTTAGGTAATGCAGCAGCCACAGGAACATTCTCAGGCTTCTGGGATAATCCTTTCTCAAATGCAATGCAGCAAGTTAATGAATGGTCAGAATCAGTTCTGCCTAATTATTATACTGATGCAGAGAAGAATGACCCTTGGTATGAGAATATATTCTCAGCTAACTTTATTGGAGATAAGTTCCTTAAGAACTTAGGTTTTGCTGTTGGTGCTGCTTATTCTGGTAAGATTAGTGCTGGTGCAACCTCAAGATTACTTGGTCTTAATAAAGCAAGACAGGCATTCAAAGGTGCAGTTACAGCAAGTGGTGAAGCTCTTAACCCTAATGCAGCTTTACAGGCTTATAGAGAGGGGGATTTATTCCTTGATGGTGTAAGGCTTACTGATGAATTGGCAAGGGATGCTAAGAAACTTAGGATGGCTGAGCCTACTCTTAAACTTACTGGTGCTTTCTCAGGTGCATTAGGTGAAGCAAGAATTGAAGCTATAAATAATAGCAAGGATTGGTTTGAGCTTCACAAGCAACAACTTGATGATGCACAAGCTAAAGTGGCAGCACAAGAGCAGGAGGCTATGCTTAAAGAGTTTCCTCAGTTTGCACAGTATCAGATTTCTCCTGATGGAAACTCTTTTGAGCAAGTTCTCACTCCAGAAGGACAAGCTATGTTACAGGCAAGGGTAGATGCTAAGTTTGATTACAATGGTGGGCTACAGAAACTATCAGAAGATAGGGCTAAGATGGGTAATATAGACTTTGCTCTGAATATTCCACTACTTACTGTATCAGATGCTTGGCAGTTTGGTAAATTCTATGCAGGTGGGTATAATACAGCTAAAAAAGGTAGTCAGATACTAAAAACAGTTGCAGAGGATGGTACTGTAAGTTACAGTGCAGCCAAGCCTTCTGTACTTAGAAATGCTTTGAAGATTGCAAGTAAGGGTGTTGCAGAAGGTCCTTATGAAGAAATGGGACAGGCTGTAGCTGGTAAAGTTGCAGGCTATAAATATGCTTCTGAACTTAATGACTTCTATGGAGCCAAGATAGACCCAGAAGCAGAGAGTGAAACTATTGACTGGTTGCAGGCTACTGCAAAAGCTATTGGGCAGACTTATGGTACTGTTGAAGGATGGGAAGAAGGTTTCATTGGAGGTTTGACTGGTTTAGTTGGTATTCCAGGCTTTAGAAGTGTAAAGAATAGTGAAGGAGGTTTCCAATCTCCAGTATATCTACAAGGAGGTATTAAGGAAGATATTCAAGAGATAAGAGAAAGGAATGAAAAAGATGATGCTATTGTAACTCAACTGAATAATAGAGTACAATCACCAGAGTTCCTTAACTATTATCAATCAGCTATCAGACATAATGCTTACCAGAGACAAATGGATGAAGCTGCTGACAATAATGATAACTTTGAATTTAAGAATGCTGAACACAACCAGCTTATTAGTGATATTATCATGTTTGATAAAGCAGGAAGAATCAATGACTTGTATGATATAATTGAGGAAGCTGGTAATGTAAGGGAAGAAGATGTTGAACAAATAAGACAGCTTACTACTAATCAAGAAACTGGTACATCAGTATATGATAATATGACTGATGCAGAAGTAATTGAGCAGATTCAAAAGCAGACTCAAGAGACTAAGGAAGCTGTAGATAACTATAGAAAGATTAGTCAGGACTTACAGGTTAAGATTGGAGATTACTTTGATGAAGATGGTCTTGAAGAAATGACTTACTACTTCTCAAATATTGATAACCTTGAAAATAGATTTAAGGATGTATTTGGAAAGGTACAAGAATCTTTAAGAACTATAGCTGCTGATGTAGAAAGGGATATATACAATCCTGAATCTCCAGATATAATAAAAGAAGCTGTAACAAAGGATTCAAGTGCCATAAGGATGCTTCTTAACTTAAGTCCTGAACAATTATCCTCAGTGCTTAATTCAGAGGACAATGGTCCTTTTATTAAAGCTCTGGAAAAGGCATCAGAAAGTATATCTGAAAGATTTCCTATTCTTAAGGCACAGGGAATATCAGAGAATCTTCATGATTTAAGGAGAATACTTGAAAGAAGAAGTGATTTCATTGACAAATATGACACTTATCTTAGAAATCCTCAAGCTCTTGCACAAAAACAAGAGAGACAAAGAGAGAATATCATAAGTGAGAATGAAAAGCAGGAAATAGCCAAGACTAAGGATGCAGCATTAGCTGCTACAGACCTTAATAAATTCAGGGAAGCATTGAATAATGAGCCTGATACAGCCAAGAGACAAAAGATTCTTGATGAACTTGAGAATGAAGGAAACAAGATGGCTAAGGACTATAAGGAAGTTCAAATGTATAATAGTGAAGTAGCAAGGGCAATAGACAGTAATCAATCTATTTCTCCTGAGGCTAAAGCTAATGCACAAGAACTTCTTAGGGCACAGCATGAAAATGCTAATAACCTTGAAGAAATGGCTAATCCTAACTCAGTATTCATTAATAATCCAGAAACTCTGTATGATGAAAATCTTCCAGATGATGTGAATATGATGAATTTTGCTGAGGCTCAATATGGTCTTCTGTCTGCAATGAGTGCAGTAAATAATGACCAAAGGTTTAAAGCAAGATTCCCTGCTGAATACTTGAAACCAGTTGATAGAACAGAAGGAACTAAAGGAACAACTGAGAAAGATGTAACTGGAGATAGTGGTACTCCTACTGTACCTCCGGTTAATAGTGGACCAGTTAATACTTATGAACCTCCTGTAGGTAATATTACTCCTCAAATGGTAGCAGAGGAAAATAAGAAAGCCAATGAAAATGCTCCTACTCCTCAATCTTTAGACAGTAGTCAGAAAAGTAAGAGACAATATTACAGACCTACTATACCTGAACTGCATATCAATGCAAGTAAGGATGGAGATTTCAGACCTTTCAATGTAGTAGTTGCAGAGAAAGAGAACTTAAACTTTGATGAACTTTACAACTATCTAAGAGATAATAGAGCTTTCAGTTATGTAAATGAAGGTAATCTAAAGGCAGGTGATGAACTTGGTTTCATGATTGACCCTGAATTTAATGACCATACAATTTTTATTGTAGATAAGAGGAATAACCAGATAGTTGGTTCCTTGGATGAAAGTCAGTATGTAGTTGATAGGTATGAAGGATTGTCAGGTCTTATTGAAAGAGTGAAAACTGAGTTCAATCAGACTGGAAAGGATAAGAAGTTCATAGCTACTCCTACTACAAGAGTATCTCAGGTGATGGTTGGTAGAATACCTTATAGTACAGAAGAAAGAAACATGGGAGATATTCCTAATGTATCTAAGGAATCCATCTTTGGTATTGTAAAGAATGGTATCCTATCTACTAATGGTAGAATCAGTGATGATTTAATCATCAAGCCGATGGATATGAGCCAAAAGGAAGGTAGAATGTACATACTGATTCCTAATGCTGCTGGTAAATATAGTCCTGCTGCTGTAAGGGTTAAGCACTTCAATGAAAGTGAATATAATCCAGAAGATGTTACTATCAACTCCACTCCTTTGTATAAGAATATAAGGAAGTCTATTGATGCTTTAGCTAATGCTTTTACAGAGGAAGATGTTAGTAATGCAGTAAAAGACTTGGCAAGAAGCCTATACATTGGTGATGTTCATATTGACTTTGTTCAAGGTAAGAATGGTAATGGTATCAGGTTTACTAAGGTTCAGAGAGATGCCAATAAGAATGAAATCTATGATGAAGTAGATGGTAAGAGAGTCAGAAGAGAAGATGCAAGAACTGTATTCTTAACTGAAAGATGGGACCCTAATGTTCTCTATGAATTAGGTGGAGAGGGTGTTAAAACTCAACCTGATACAAGAGACTCAGCAGAAGTAGCCAGTGAAATACAAAACATTTTAATGGCATTCAATCTTCCATTACAGGTCAATCTTGGTATGCTTAATAAGGGAGGATACAATAACATGTTACTCTCTTCTGGAGTAATGACATCCAATATAGTAGATGCCAGTGTAAAGAGTAGTTGGTTTACAACTGATTATTTTGATATACAAGGTAATCTCCAACAAGCTCTAAACCCTGCATCAGTTAAGCCTGAGGAAGGTAGAAAAGTACAAACTCCTGTAGGAGGTACTGAGGGAGCTATTGCTGGAACTACAGTTTCATTTGATAATACTACATACCATGTAGATTTGACTTCAAATACTGTAAGGGATAATAATGGCAGGACTCTTAACTCTTTCCCAGAGTCTATCCTTGATATGGCTTATATACAGGAAAACTATGGGGATGCTCAGAATGGCTCCATGATGATGGGGGGTATCACCCTTCTCCCTAATGGTAAGGTTCTGAACAGAAATACAGGTCAGTATGTAATTGGTGCTGCATCAGATAAATTCAAACAGAAATTAGCTGATAGAAAAAAGACTGTAGCTGACTCTAAGAAAGTTATAGACCAGATTGCAGAGAACCAGTCTAAGGTTGATAAGACAAGAACTGATGGAGAATTCTATTATATTCTTGAAGATGATGGTGAGTACCATGAATATAAGAGGGTACATTCAGTATTAGGAAGTAATTGGGTTGAGTCTCCTAAACAGACTAAAGCTCTACAGGATTTAAGAGTCAATCTCTCAAAGAATGCAGATAATATAACACAATTCAATAACTATCTTAGGAACTTAAGTAACCATTATGGTGTTGACCTTTCAGCATTTGAGGGTAAGATTGATGCAAGAAGCAGAGATACTATTGTGAATATAGTAAGAGACAAGATGTCAGGAACTAATTCACAGAGAGCATTAGAAGCAGGCACTTCTGTAGATAGTATAATCAGAAACTTCTTCACATCAAATGAAATGCCAGTTAAACCAAGTAATATGTCTGAACAGGCATTTAATGACTTGGTTACTTCTCTTACTGAAATTAAGAGCAATATTGAAGCAAGGGGTGAAACATTCCTTACTAATAATATAGTGCTCTTCAATAAGTTTGAGAATGGAAACAGAGTGGCTGGTGAGGTTGATATTCTCTCTGTAGATGCTAATGGAAACTTCAAGATATATGATGTCAAGACAAGTAGATATAGCTTCTATGACTTTATTGATAGGAATGGTAGAAAGGTTAATTATTTCAAGAATAAATCTAATACCCAAACAATGAGTCAGGAGCAATATTATACTAAACAACTGAGTGCTTACAAGAACTTGTTTGAGTCTCAATATCATACTCCTATCACTACTTTAGCTATATTACCTTTTGTACTTGAATACAACAAGGATAATGTCAGTAGAGTAACTAAGGAGAAAGGGATTCTATTAAACTATGATTCATCTGTAAATGTTCCTTTAGTTGGTGCAGTAGCTACTCCAGAAGTGAATAATACTAATAGCTCTTTACCTATCTTCAATAGTACACTTGAAACACAGAGTCCTATAAATGATGTATTACCTGAATTTACATTAGCTGATGGTAAGGTAGGTTACTTCTTAAGAGATGGTAAATTGCATACAGGTTATTTAAGTTCTATTGGAAAGGTAAATGGAGTTGAGGTATATATGACCAAGGTTCCTAATATCACTAAAGGCTTTGGAGACCAACCTGCACATGTTGCATCTAATGATTTCTTGGCAGTATTTCCTAATGGGGTTACATTCCCAATGGTGAAAGGAGCTAATACTTCATATAGTGAGAGTGAGGCTAAAGCCAGTATAAAGAAAGCTCTTGAGGGTAATCCTAAGAGAGTTATAGATATGTCTCAAGAAAAGACCATTATCTATAATCCTTCCACTGAACCAGTCAAGATTGAGAAGCCTATTATTCCTGCCACTATTAACCAAGCCACTACAAGTGGTGCTCAAGCTACAGTAGCTAAAGAGCAGGCTATTAATCAGGTTGATGAAGAATTTGAAGATGTGTTTGAGTTAAGACAAGTTGATGATTTATCAAGACCTATATGGGATAAAGATAAGGAGTTAGCTTGGTTAAACAAGGTTCTACCTCAACTAAGTGAGAGTGAGAGAGTAGTAGTTACTAATGGTCTTATCAAAGTAGCAAAGACTGGTGCATTAGCATGGGGTCAATTTAGTGATGGTATTATTACTTTAAGTGATATAGCTGCCGAAGGGACTACATATCATGAAGCATTTCATGCAGTATTCCACTTACTCACAGAACCTACACTTAGAGATGAATTACTTCAAGAGGCTAAGAAAACTTATGGAAACTTAAGTAACTCACAACTTGAAGAAGCTATGGCAGAAGGTTTCAGGGAATATGTGATGTCTCAAGACACTCAATCATTAGGTACTAAGATAATAAATTTCTTCAAGGAATTGTTTGCTAAGGTAACTAATTGGAACAGTCTAAGACCCTCTCTTACTGAATATTACAGGAATATTAATGAAGGACATTACTCCAACATAACCTATAAAGTACCATCTCTTCAAGAGATGAGAAATCAGGAGGGAGTACAATCCTCAATGGATTTCAGTAGTATTGAGACTGAGACAAGGGAAGCACTTGAAAAGAAAGGATGGACAGAAGAAATGTGGAACTCTATCTCACAAGAGGAAAGAGAACAAGCTATCAGATGTTCATAGCTTCAAACATGAGGTTTAAATTTTTTATTAAGGTGTAAATAAAAAGGGGAAGTAGATTATTCTACCTCCCCTTTCTTCTTTTAAGCCTATTGCTTAAAGAATGGTATTTGGTCTTCAATAAAGATACCTCTTAGAACTGTATTATACATAGGAGCAAGAGGAGATTTAAGTAAGCTCTGTTGAGCTTTAGACTTATCTTTATAAGGTCCAGACTTAAGTATTGCATCTTCTCCATTGAATGTTTCATAGTTCATTGGATTCATCAGATTGATTAGATTAAGAGTCTTTTCTACTGTATTTACACCAGCAGCAGGAGACTTTAATATCCTCAAACCTTCACCAACCATTTCTGGAGTAGGAGTGAGAGCACCTAATTCAGTGTATAACCTTCTCAACTGATACTCAACCATCTTGACTAACCAAGGTCTATCCTTATCATCACTCCATTCTATCAATCCAATAGCTGCTGCTACTGCAAGGAAGTGTGCTACCTCAGTTAATGCTCTCTTGACATTTGCCTGTTCTGTGGGAGTCATTTCATTCCACTTACTTGCAATATCAAACTGAGCTTTCCTAAGGTCTTGGAATAGGGCATTCATAAACCTGCCAGTAGTAAGGTAATAACCTTCTGTCCATGCCTCAAGGTCATAGTTATATGTAGCTGATTTAAACCTCCTATTGAGAGAGGGTTTTATCCATTTCCTGAACATCATACCCAATCTACCAATAGCCAACCTTTGTACTGCACTTCTATCAGCTTTATTATAAATACCGTGCATTCTTTGATTAATAGCTGCACTCTTTCTACTGAACTTGATTATATCTTCTTGAGTAAAAGCTGAGCCATCAGCCTTAGTATAACCCTGTTTTAACTGTAATTTAGCACCTAACTTCTTGTTACTACTATCTAATGGTACAACTTCAAAAGCATCCCACAGACTTACTAACTTACCATTAGGAGCCTTCATTTTATAAGCATCAGCCAGAGCTAATGATGTTCTATTCTGCATCCAGTGTTCACCTGCATTATTCATGAAGAATAGGGCAGATGTACCAAACATTCTACTGAACCAAGTCTTCCTATCAAAGTTGACTTCTCTTGTATCCTGTTCATATTCCTGCATTACATTGAATAGTTCATCCCATAAAGCTAACTTATTGGTCTTTACTCTATCACCTAACTGAGCTAAGAATGATGGAAGTTCCTTGCCATAGTTTCTATCAGCCTTTAGTGCATTCTTTTCATTGAAGAACTCTCCAGACATAGATTCAATTCTCATCATCACCTTACCAGTAGCCACATTGGAAACACCAGATAACACATTTAAAGCAAGATTATTCATTGAGGTCATTCTATTAATAAAGTTAGCAACCTTACCCTTATCAATATTAGTCTTACCAAATGTACCTTCATCTGCCATATATCTACCATATACCTGCATTTCAAAGAAGTCATTTAGTCTTTCCATAAACCTTGACTTATCTCCTGTCTTGGTTAATTTACTCTCAACCTTTCTACCTACTGCCTTAAATTTCTCAACCATTGGTTTACCACCAGAAGTTTGAGTAACCTGTCTTTCTCTCAACATATCTCTACCTACCTCAAGAACATCAATGACTTTATTCATTTCATCAAAGTCATTTGCCATAGCTGCATAAGCTGTAAGAGTACCTACTATATCAGTAGATAAGTCATTAGCACTTTCTCCCTTCTTGAGCTTAGTAAAGTAGATAGGTAACATTTGTACCTCTCTATCTTCAAAGTCTTTTACAGTTGCCTTGTCTCCAAAGTCTGTATCATCAGTTCTCCTAATGAAATTATCTTTGATACTTTCCCAAACTTGTTGAGCACCTGATTTTACACTCTCAGAGCTTTTAACCCTCTCAACCAAATCTTTCCTAATCTTTACAGCACTATTCAGCTTTGTATACTTATCAGGAAGTAGAGCATCAAGTTTAGCCTTAATATCCATTACAGTAGTATAATATTCTCTCTGGGCTTTATTAAGCCTTCTGAACTCCATACTTTCATAAATGGATTTCTTAGGTTGTCTGACACCATCTACAGTCTCCATATTGGCATTAAACCAGTTCTGTCTCTCTTCATTGTACTTATCAGCATTTTCTCCCACAGGATTTCTGCCATACTTTTCATTGAGACTTTGGAACATAGTCCTCATTCTTTCTTTGAATAGAGCATGATTAATCTCACTTATGTAGTTACCACTCAGATTACCTTTACTATCTCTCTCAAACATCCATTCAGTGTCTTTCACACCAGCCTGTTCAAGTTTAATAGTGGCAGCTTGTAGTTCTTTCTGAATATCAATAGTTTTCAATCTGGCTTGTTCCTTGCTCTTTTTAACAGCTTGGTCCATAATTTTCAACATATAATCAGAAGAATCAGCCATACTATCCAGCCATCTGTCAAAGAATGATATATCTTCATCAGCTACTTTAATCAACTCCTCAGCATTAAGAGTCTTTCCCTTATACTTTCCAAAAGGAACCACAAGATTGCCTCCTACAAAGGGCTTGATAAAATCAACAAACAAAGGCATAGAGATTGTATTATAGTCCACTGCAAGGTCATTAAGCATTGTAGTAACATTATCCAATGCAACTCTTACCCTTTGACCATATCTATTGTCTGTAGATTTCTCTTCCTCTCTGAGAGCCTCTCTTACAGAATCAGCTATCCTTTTATAGCTATACATATAGTTTCTGATGTCTCTGAGTACTCCAGCCCTTTCATTAAGATTGGTTGCAGGAGTATTTCTTAATACCTCAAGCCTACTACTTACTTTCCTTAGTTCTTCAAGGGCATTATCAAGGAACATATAGATACCTTCAATCTCACTATTATCAGCTAATTCAAGCTCTAACCTGTCTATTAACAGCCTTTGATTGGCACTAAATTGACTGTTAGGATTTCTCTTTTCATAAATCTTAAGTCTCTTTAACTCATTGTCTATAATCTTCTGTAACAGAACCTTATCTCTATCTACTCTCTCAGCAGTAGAATAGAAAGCCTCAGAAGTGGCTATATTCTCAACATTGATAGCTTCATCCATCTGTCCAGTGAGAATATCACCAGCCAGCTTACTAAAGCTGCTTTCTGCTTCAAGTATTGCTTTTTGTAACTGTGAAGCCCCTAATCCTCTAAAGAAATTTTTTACAGCATTGATAAACCTCTCCAGAAGGGATTTATAAGATGAAGAAGGAACAGGTTCAGACTGTAATAAGTGCTTGGCAAGTAACTTACCAGCAGCTTCTCTGGCTAACTTTGATTCATCACCCTTATATAAGGTATCATAAGTAGCATAATCATCACCCAATATTTCACCTACCAAGCTATTATTAGCCAAGTGATTAACCAATCTATTAATAAGAGGATTATCACCCATTGCCTCAATAGCAAAGTGAGCAAATTCCTCAGGTAATGCTCTTTCACCTTTAATACCATCAGCAAGTCTAATTAATTCAATTATACCTGTTGCAGCATCTTTGGCTTGACTAAAGTCAGTTACACCAGCTACTCCTCTTCTCTGTTCCAAGTCTGTAAGAGCACCTATTCCAATACCATTGGCAGCTAATATCTCCCTTAATCTATTGTTTAAGTTTTCATTATACTGCATATTATTAGCTTCGATGCTATTCATCTTGTTTCTTACTCTGACAAAAGGACTGATGTAAACCCTATTACTTTCATTATCCCATACCTTCTCAACACTGGCTACATAGTCTTCTCTAAACTCTGATTGAGTATTGAATTGAATAGCCTTTTGGACTAACATTCTATAGTTCACATCATTGTTCAGATAAAGTTTAGTTCTGCCTGTCTTATGATAATGACCAATCTCTTCATTAAGATTTCTTAGAATCTTCTGTTCACCAATAACATTCTTTAGATTAGTTTTCTTCAAGAGACTACTAAGAGTAGGTTCACCATTTTCATCCATTTGTAGTTTTGGATTCCAATTAGTAATAAAGTCACTACTTTTTGTAATGAGGTATATTCTTGTTGCCTCCTGTCTATTAGGGGCATAAGCCAGCAGGTCTTTAAATAACCTGCTGCTTACTACCTCATTTTTACTGTTCCTCACTTGAGGAATTATTGCACATTTCTTAGCCATATCTATAATTCATATAATGTATTTGCACCACAGATTTTATCATTGTTTGCATCCTCATACTCAGTATTAGGACTGATAGAATTAATATCATCTGCTTTACCTTCATTCACTTCAAGTGGAGCACCATACACCTGACTGAAAGCCTCACTTGCAATATCCTGAGTCAGACTTGAGAAATCATAGTCAAGATATTCTGGCATGTTGTCATAATCAATATTAGAATCTTCATTAAAGGCTGTAATATCCTCCCTTGAATAAGGAGTATAGTCTCTATCATTCTTATCAATTACTGACTTCATTTCAGTAACATCTTTACCATATTCATACTCAATGAAACTGTTCTTGAATCCAAGTGGGTCTATTCTTTCATACACAGCTACATTAGGTTGTACATTATCAGCCTGTGTAAGCCTGTAATATATTGTACCTCCCTTGTATCTTCTTGCTATGTAATCAAAGAATTCATAGGTTGTTTCCTCTCCTATTCCCTCTCTCTTCCTTATTATCTTCTTATCACCACTGTTTGATTCAGTATCAATAGTTATTTTAACCATTGGTAAAGCATCACCTTCTTCATTAGTGAAAGAAGTGGAAGCCTCTGTAGGAACCTCAGGAACCAACTGTCTGTTATCCAAGTGATTGTAGATATACTGGTCAATGAATTGACTGTAATCATCTTCACTTTCCAACAATCCTCTCAGTGTATCAATATACTCTGGAATAGATTGTCTGATAGCAGTTGGTGCCAAATGAATGAAAGTAGAAGGTCCAAATGCAAACCCATTCCTGTAGTAACTGTATCTGAATAAATTAAGAGCTAAAGCCTGAGCTTCTGGACCCATATACAATAATGATTGCCAGTCTCTCATATATCTTTCTCTAAGAGTAGGACTTAACTGACCAACATTCTTAAATACTACTGTATCTACAGGATTGTTTTGGTTAGCCCTTATTACTCTTAGTCTCTTAACAAATTCAAGTTCAGCTATTTCAGGATTCTCACTCAATGTTCTGTTGAAATAATCAGGGAAGTTATTAATAAAATCCCTTCTCTTATCAGCAGAGGTTGTAACCTTATCATCTGCTCTGAGGTTAGCTTCTTGCCCAAAGAATGATGTCTTTGACATAATATAAGCTAACAAATCATTGTAGATATTATTGAGTGTCTTTGCATTTAACTTACCTGTCTTAGTGTACTGTCTTAAGCCTCTCAATCCCTCTCTACCATCAATTACTTCCTTAAAGGAGTCAGTGAATTGAGGGAAGTATCTACTGAACATTTCCTGTGTCTGGTTAATACCAAGACTAAAGAATGCCTGTAAATAAGGAAGTGGAGACTCAAGTAGTCTCTCCCTTATCTGGTCAATAGACATACCATCCAAACTAAATGGCATGATAACATCTGCACCAGTTAAAGGAGAATTTTCATTTAACACTACATTAGTCAGGAAGTCATCAACCTTCTGTATCTTAATCTGTGTATCTGCAATAGTAGGACCTGCTGCACCACCTTGAGTATCTGCTCTTGTAGCTTGAACCAACTGTCCTAAGGCATCTGCTGTGTTCATTATTCTCTTAAATAAGAATCCAGCAGCCACTTGCTTCTTATAGAACTCAACCTTTCTGTAGTCAGCAGTCTGATTTCTGTCACTTAATTCTTCTACTTCCTTCTGGAGAATAATGGCATCAGCCAAATCATCTGCCATGAATTTATTGGACTTGTAGTTATCATAAGTGACTTCTTCCATCATTGCAGCCCTCTTCTTGTAGTTTTCAATAACTTCATCAATGATTGTGTCCTTTCCTTTACCCTCTCTACTTTCTCTGAAATAGGTATTGGTAATATCTATTACAATTGGTTGTGACATAATCAAACCAATCTCAATAGGATTATAACCAAGTCTACTTAAAAGCATTGAGGCATCAGCAGTAAAGGTATTCTGATTCAATGAAGCAAGCACAGGGTCTTTCACATTATCCACAGATGCAGCAAGGAAACCTGCATTATTCCTTGAGATATACTCCTTATTGTCATTCATCAGACCATGAAGAGAAGTAAGTCTCTTACCATTAAGTAAGAAAGAACCATTCTCAGTATCAAGACCTAATTCAGTATGTTGCATCAAAGCATGGTTTGCATTATGGTTGGCATAAATACCAATCAATGCTGCACCAGTCATATTCTGCTGATGAAGTTGAACCTGAGTTCTTGGGTTAAGAGGGTCAAGTTTCTTCTTGAACTTCTTTGCCAACTTATCAAGTTCTTCCAAATCCATACTACTTAACTTGCTAAGAGTACTTTGATTCTCAGGGATATTCAGTTCCTTTCTCAGTTCAGATTCTCTACTTGATTGAAGGATATTAATCATTCTTGCAGACTTCTTCTGATAATCAAAACCACCTGGGTTAAGTATCTTTGAAGCAGTATCAGCATTAGTGAGAACACCCCACATCATATCAATCAATAGATTGTTTCTGGCTTCAAGACTATTCTCTTGTGGAGACTTGCTGAAATCATATTCAATCTTCTCAATCTTATCTTCCTGAGCTACTCTATACTTCTCTCTGTTAGCTTTATATGTCTTCCAGAGATTGTATTCCTGACTGTCCTTAGGAGCTTTCCTACCTTCATCTATAGCCCTGTTTACACTCTGCCTATATTCTTTCAACACCTCTGGAGATACAGCTTTTCCTTGTGTCAATTGAGCAACCAAATCATCGACAAACTGTCTTCTGTTATATTTAGGAGTTATCTTGAACTCAGGCAACATGATATACAATTTATCCACATCAAAGTCAGAACCACTAAGAGTAGTGATTTCTGCTGGTAACATGATTGCAGAACCATTTTGTTGAGGCAAGAAGCCTTTAATATAAAGAGGAGCCATTGAGTATTTGTCCTCAGTTGGAACTCTATAACCAATCAACTTTCTCAAGCTGTCTGGCAACTTATTTACATCCAGTTCATGAGTACCTGCCTTCATAAGAGGTTCATAGAACTTCCTACTATAAGCTGGCATATAAACCTCGAGATATTTAATTCTCTTGTTTTCTCCTTCACCTTCAAAAACAATCTTTAATTCATCAGTAAGACCATAGTCAGAGACTTGAATAAGTGCTCCTCCTCTAATCTTCTGCTTTGTAATCCTACTCTTGATAATACTATTGAGTAAAGTCTGGACTCTTTGAGATTGAACAGGGTCAAATAATGGAATGTTGAATTGTCCCTTTTCATTAAGGGTACAAGCTCTAATCATATCAATTCCATATCTTTGATTACCTCTCAATTCTTCAAGAAGAATCTTCTCAACCTGTTTGGCATCCTTGAAGATTTCATTTACATCAGCAAAAGCCTGAATAATATTCTCAGTGTTAATGGCATTATATAAGTCTAACCATTCCTGTTTAGTCATTTTCACACCATCCACATCAATTATAGTATCTGGACTAATATCTGCTGTAATCAACTTTCTAATCTGAGTACCAACTAATTGAATTGCATCAATAGCATGTTCTGGAGTTGCAGTCTGAATACCATAGTCTTCATAACTTACTTTGTGAACCACATTAGGGTTCTCAACTCCATCCTGAGTAGTGGCATTCTTAAGAACAGCTTTGACATCTTCCTTAGTATTGACATTATTCAAATTAATCACACCTTGTTTTCCAACCTTAGTAGTTGATTCAAATTGAACTACATCAATACCATTCTCTTCCATGAACTCATTGATAGCTACAAGTTTACCTGATTTACCAAGTGGACCTGCAACTAAATGGTGCATAGCCATAAGAAGGAACTCAGAGTTCTTATGCTGAACTGGTGTCTTAATGCCTGTATGACCTTGTATTCCACTCATATTATTCACCTGAGTGTACACATAAGGTTTCTTAGTCTGCCAGATAATATTGAAATCAGCCATATCCCACTTGCCATTTTGGAAGTTATCAAAGGCTCTCTGCATATCATCTGTCCACTGACCAGACATATCAAGAACAGCTCTGTAAGAACTTAATGACCTATATGCCTGAGCATCTGCTACATTTACTTCTTTGAACTTATTGACAATCAAGTCTCTATCTCTCTTTAACATTTCACCTTTCTTGACTCTTTCATCAAGTACAGTTTTAATATCTTCAAGAGCAGCAGATACAATCTCATCATCCTTCAAGTAAATAGTTCTCTCTTCCTTTCTACCATACTTAGAGTTGGTATTAAGTCTGAGAGCAGGAGCATGAACTTCCTTATATCTCTTCTGAAAGTCCTCTATGTTCTTATAGAAAGCAAGGTCAGTTGTAGTAAGTTCAATGATTTGTGATGTAGCAAATTTACTATTCCAGAAATACTCTCTCAACTTAGCTTTGGCATTATTTCTAATAACCAAGTTTCTGTTGATACTATCCATTTCCTTAGCAGTAATTTCACCTCTCACCATCTTTTCCCTCAACAAGTCCTTAATACTTTCAAAGAGAGTAGTTGCTCTTCTATCATCTACTGGATTATTATTGTTGTAATCCCTTAAAAGAATATCCATTTCTGTAGTCCACATTCCTTCAAGAGCCTTCTTAGCATTGTTCAAAGAAGTTGCTGTATTCCTATTGTAGGAACTTTGACCAGTATTTACACCAATTACTCCAAGATATTTGTACTTACCATTGGGAAGTTCTTCAAGTAATCCAGCCTTAGCCCATTCTCTATAAGTCTCTTCAAATTCATTGTCAAGAGCCTCTCTTACTGACTCTCTGATGAACTCTCTTAATTCAGCACCAGTTCCTTCAATTTGAATTCTCTGGAACCTGTCAAGGAAAGTCTCACCATTGTCATATCTTACATCATTCAGAGCTGTAAGGAACTTAAATTCAGCACCACCAATACTCTTGATATTGCCTTCTTTATCCCTTACTATATCATAGTTTGCAATAGGAGCAATGTTGGGATTACCCTTCTGATATTCTTCATCCCTTTGATTTACAAGAGCTATTCTATCTACCTCTTGATTAATCAAATCAACAAATCTATCAAGGATAATATCATCATACTTCATATACTCACCATCTTCTCCAATGATGCTATGATTGTCATACTTTCTGAATCTAATGAACTCAGCAGAAGGACTATCTGAGAGAATGGGCACATGATAATTAGCCCACTGAATATCAGATTTACTGTTGTCAGGGTCTCCAAAGTATTCTGTCAGTAATACTAAGGTGTAATCCAAATCATCCCAGTTCTGATATGCAACCTTATCTGAGTTAAGAAGAACCTTATGGCTCAATCCTCTTCTCATTTCAGGGTTATTCACCAGTTGCTCAATCCAATCATTTCTCCATCTGCCATCCTTATAGAACCATTCATATTGTCCAAATTCATTTTCAATAAACTCTTTGAACCTTGCTTCATTACCCATAACATTCTTAAGCTGTTTAATCAACTTGCCAAGATAGTTAGGAGTAACATGGCTATAGTATGACTTATCATTTTCCCTCACACTACTTTCAATAGCATCCTCTGTTACTTCTGCAAGCATCATAGCTATACTGTTGTAAGCAGAACCAAAGGTATTAATCAAATCCCCTCTCTTTTCAGTTCCATCTTCAAGAGTCTCAGACTTAACCTCACCTTTCTTTACACCACTGAATATAATGTTTAATTGAGGAAGAAGCAACATAATTGGGTCTGTTGCAGTACCACCTTCATATTGCTTTATGTTAGTAAGAGCATCTAATAATACCCCTTGATTAGGATTGATACCAATCATATTAAGGAGCTTATTCAATGTCTTCCATACCTTTTCATCTTGTAGAAGTTCCAACCTCTGTTCTGTACTAAGATTGGTAAATCTGTTATTTAGAGCCTCAGTCCATTTAAGACCATTCTCTGCATTCTCAAGATTCAAGTCTCCATTCTTATCATAGATACTATCATCATCAAGCAGATTACCATTTTCATAGTTATCTCTCCATTCATCAAGCAGATAATAGACACCCTCAGGCTTATTAATGGCAATAGTTTCCATCTTGAAAGTACCATCAGCTTGTAGTTTCTTCTTCTGAATCCAGTAAGGCATGAAGTCTTTTCTGAAATCCTGATAGAACTGACTGAATAGTTTAGGCTCAGCCTGTAGTTTCTTAACTATTTGCTTAGTCCAAGGCTTGGTATTACCCAGAGTCTCCAGAAGTGGTAACATATCATCGGATGTAATCATATCTCTGAGTTTATCTATCAGGGTAGCATGAACATAGTCTGCATCAAGAAATCTCAGATTTCCTAAATCATCCTTATCATACTTACCTCTGTAGTCAAGTTGGGGTATCTCTCTGATTACCTTTCTAACTTCTTGACTTAGAGACTCATGAGAGCTTACTTCTCTATAATTAGTCATCCATCCATCCTTGAAAGCCTCATCCTTCACAAAATCATCAGCCTGTTCATCTACTGCACTTTCTCCCTCTGGAGTATCATTGTTAAGGTTGGCATCTTTAGGGGCAATATAATTAGGGTCAATCCTAATCCCCTCAGTGGCTATTAGTATAGTACTTGCTTCCTCAGCCAAGGGTTTGAAGTTATCTACTACCTTCTGATAGGCATTGGTTTTGTATAATGCTTTCTTCTTTGCAGCTTCATACTTCTGTTCGTCACTATATCTCTCAGAACCCTTCATACCATTGATTGTATTAAGTTCTGATTGTATCCTATTCTCCTCAGAGTCAAGTATATAGTTATTGAAGTAATCCCTTACTCTACTAAATAAGCCAGCAGGTGTATATAACTTGATTATCTTGAACCTATCAAGAGAGTTAAGCTCTTCTTTCAGTTCATTGACAGCAAGTACATCACCTTCTTTCTCAGCATCAGCAATTCTCTTATTAAGAGTATCATTGTGTTCTTGCAGTGCTGTATCTATTTCATTGCTAAAGAATCTTGCAATCAGACTAACCCTGTCTCTTCTTGTTCTTGGGTCAAAGTCCAAATCTACTTTAGCTTGTTCTTCTACACTTGAAATCCTTGGTGCTTCAAATGAAGGTGAGAGTGCCTTATCTAAGGCTTCTACCATTTCATCCTTACCTTTTCTCAGTTCTGCTCTAAAGTTATTTAATTCAGAAGCAGTAGGATAAGTGTCCCAGTCCTTATTATTCTTGTCTTGCCATAGCTCAACAAGCCCCTTGACTGATTCTATAGTTTCACCCTGTAATTTAGCAGCCAATTCTTCAATAGTAGAATTAGTTGTGATACATCTTTTACTCATCTTGTTATAGATTTATAATTAAATTTATGTGCAAATATAAAGGTTGTTTTCTTAATATGCAAGTTATTAAGGGTTTTCTTTTTGAGAGGTAAACCAAACTCTTTAAAAATAAGAAAGGGGAGACTTAGCTCCCCTAACTGTTACTCAACTACATACTTAACTCCATTGAAGATAAGTTGCTTAATTGTATTGATATTAACCAGTCTTTCACCAGTTTCCTTTGGACCTCTTACAACATCCATATCCATACATTTATACTTACCATCTCTGGAAACAAACTGCATCTTGTAGCCTCTCAGTACCCTATCTTCTCCTTCAATGAAGTCCTTAATAGGGTTATTCTGAATATGTTCCAATGCAAGTTTATAAGCCTCAGCCATTGACTTCTTCTGCTTCTTAGCCTTGTCAATAATAGCTACAGCTTCTTCTCTTTGAGCTTCCCTTTCAGCTTCATATTGCCTCTTGGTCTTATTCTTATCCTGCTTTTGAAACACAACAGTGAATACCTCAGAAGATTTGATACCCTCAAAGATTGTCCTTATACCCGGAGTACCATCTTTCTTATATTCCTTAGTCACTTTTACTTCTTTGTCATACTGGTCAGAAGTATTAAGCAGGTCTTGAACATAACCATAACCTAATGTCACTGACTTTCCACTCTCTGTATGTTTGAATTTGATTGTATCTTTACCAATCTCTTCAACAATGTAATGTGATTCTTCTGAGAATACATCACCTACTGCTATCTCTTTAATATTGATTTTCATTTGTTCTTGATTTTAATCTATTACTTCTTTTGAATAAGCTGTATATACCATACTCATTTCTATGTCTCCCATAGCTGCAAATGAATCCATAGTAGCTTCATATAAATCTTTAGTTCTTGTTCCACCTCTACTTAATGCAGCAGCTTCAATTACTTGAGAAGTTTTGCTACTATTCTTGAAGGGAACACTTACACCATTTGTCATGGCAGAAAGCTCTTTATACCATTCAATATACCTATGGTCAATAGTCATAGTATCAAATTTGATACCTAATTTACTTGCCTTCTCAGCTTCCTTTCTCCAATCAATCTGGGCATTACTTACAATACCCTCGTAGCTGTAACCTACCTTGTGAGGTGCTGCATCAGCAATTAATAATACTGCCTTAGTAGAACCTTCTCTCCATGCAGTTTCCTCAGTGATTTTCTTGATGACCAATTCATAGAATTCATCACCATCTCCACCAAAGGTATCCTGAGCTTTATTGATAAACTGAATGATTTTGTTTTCATCATCAGTAAGGTCTAATACTTGATAAGCCCTACCAAAGTCATCCTTGCTCTTCATATCACAATAGTCACCAAATGCTACTATACCAATCCTTAAATCAGGATTAGAGCTGAATAGTTTGGGAACCAACTCTTTCACATGAGTCTTTACTGCATTAATATAAGCTGACATAGAGCCAGTTGTATCAAATGCAATTACCATGTCAAGCATACCATCAGTAGTAGATGGCTCTACTACTTTAGGTAGCTCTTTTGTCTTAATTAAATTTGTTCTCATTAAATGAACTTTTCAAGATTTGACATAAACTCCTGAGCTTCTTTCTGAGTTTCAGAGATGAAACTTATTTCATCCTCAAGGAGTTTTACCTTTTGTTTCTTACTATCAATGTCTGCCTGCATTTCTGCACTTAGTTTTGAAGCATCTTCATGTGCTTTCTTAAACATTGATTTTACTCCAGTCAGCCTTTCCTTAAATGAAGGCTTCGTGATTTCCTTTTTACTTCCAAATGCCATTGTTTTTTTTTTTTAGTTATTAATCAGGATTGGCTTCATCATATAAATCCACCAAATAATTTCTTCTCAAAAACTCCATGTGTAATGGATGTGCCAGTTCTCTTGCTTGAGGATGGGCACTACCTGCATCTCTTAACTTAAAGAAGTGTTCCCAGTCCTTTGTAAAACCAGTCATTACTAATTCAGTCTTAAGTGAATTAGGTAATACTGCTCTTGCTTCTTGTGGTTTCCATCCAGAGTTAATTAGGTTATTATAACTTTTTTCAGCTCTAAACAAAGAATCTATTAAATACTTAGTGTGTGTCATAAAGGTAACATTTCCTCTAAAACTTCCGTCTATATTTTCTCTATAGTAATCACTATCACACATACATCCACCAATAGAATCTCTAATTATACATTCTGGAAAGTCATCTAACCAATTAGGGATGATAAAAGTACACTCATTACCAAACTTACTCTTTGAGTAGTTACAATACCTTGTACTTTCTTGAGCGAAACTAAACACTCTATGTCTTACAAATTCATGGGACACTCCTCTATCACAAATAAACTTAACTGTGATTCTCTTCTCATGGAACTCTGTAGGCTCACATTGATATTTTAACAAATCCAACCAATCATTCTCAACTAATACTCTATAGTTAGTAGTGATATAGTTCAAACCAGTGGAGGCAACAAAAGCTATTTCACTGTATTTATTGTTAGCTAATTCCCACAATCTCATATCTTTATCTGCATCCTCTGCTCCAACTAATAGATATACAGTGCCATGCTCTAACATAGCACCATGACCTGACTTAATCATCCTATTTACAAACTCTCCAGCAGAATCCTCTGTTATCTTATCTTCTGATTTATAACACACTCTACCTGCTCTCTCAATCTGTTTGTAAATTCCTTCAAGACCTCCTTCTTGGTCCCAAATCTCAAAACTTGGTTTAATTAATCTCATATTTTAATCATCTATTACTACAACTTCATCAATATCAAACTCTTTAGGAAACTCAGCATCTTCTACCTTTTTATGAAAGGCTTCATTAATCTGTTCCTCCTCTGCATCTGGAGGTAATTCAACCTCATCATAATATGATATGGTTACACTCACAAACCTCTTATGCTTTACATCAAGAGGTTGGTTCCAAGGTGCTCTGGGGTCTTCATCAGCCCCTAATGGTGCATTGTTCATTCTCTTTTCCTTTTTAAGTTTCTTAATATCTGTCTCTAAATTATTTTCTTTTATAAGTCTTCGAGCAATAACACTTTCAAGTTTTAATGGGATGCTAATATGTCTGCCTTTTTCATTAAGGTAGATAGCATGGTCTCCATTATGTCTGTCATAATAGAAACCATTGGCTACTACCACCCTAACAAACTCTCTATGTGTAAATTGCTTCATCACCAAAGTTCCTTAATCCTTCTGAAATCTTCACCCTGTGGTACTGGACAATCCTTTACCCACTCCATTTCCTTGATATTCCACAGTGACAAATCAATGTGCTCAGGAAGGAGAAGTTTCATATCAGCAAAGAGATTAAGTCTAAGAGATTTCCCTTTAATGAAATCAGATTTAGTTTCCTTAACCTCTTGCATCATACTGTTCAGTTCCACAAACCTATCAATATCAATCTGACTGTGAGGAGTCAAGACTACACCATCTGCATAAGCTAATATAGTCCTTAATCTGTTCCAAGCAGCTATTGAAGTGTACACATATACCTTTGGAATATCTGTATAAACTTCACTAATAACTCGAATAGACCTTATTAATTCAGCTACTTTATTAGTGTGAATTAAAGGTTCTCCTCCAGTTATCATTATCTCTTCATAGTCCCATCTATCCACTACTGGTAAAGATGAAAAATCCCATGAGTTATTACAACACATGGGACATTTGTTAGGACATTTAGTTGTTACTAATAACCTAAGTTTCTTATTCATGACACTACATCTTTATAAGTTACCACTTGTTCAGCCATAAGACCATTACAAGGAGGTACAATAACCTGCTCAATTCTTGTTACTTTATACAGATATGAACTACCATTGTATATACCATTACTCTTCAAGAGCATCTCTGCTTGTTGAGGATTAATAGCCTTACACATTGCACATCCCTTACCTATACCAGTAACTTCATATTCCATAACCCAGAGTTGCATTGCTCCATCAGGAGCACAACCTACATCTACCCTATCCCTATTAGGGACTATATTATCTGGGGCACAATAAATTCCTTGTTGTCCTGCCATATTAATAATTTATAGAATAACACTTTTTACACAAGCCATTTTTATACATAGGCTTGCCACAAATCTTACATCTCTCTATAGCATTGAAACCTAACTCTCTACTGGACTGAGTTGAATCCTTTACTACCTCTCTAATTAAAGAAAAAGCTTGTGACAACTTCTCAATTTCAGTAGCAGTTAATATACTGGTTCCATATGTAGGAATACTTATCCCTTTTAATCTCCAAAGTATCCTATTTCTTTTCTGCCATCTCTCCTGTTTTTCTGTCATAATATACTCTTTGCATGAAGATAATATCTAACTATATCCCAATCCACATAAGGTTTCTCTGAAAGAGAATCCTTCTTCAAGGGAACTCCTAAAGCTGCATCATCAATATAGATGTGAGCATAAGGTTTAGGTGAAGAGGACCAATCCTTTTGAGTTGGGTTTTCATTTACACCAAACAAAGGAATATCATGTTTCTTAAACCAGTCTATTGCATCTTGTAGAGTGTCATTACTAATAATATCCCCACCAATAGTTCTATTCTGGTTTATCTCCTCAGGATGGCTTCTCATAGTGAACAGTATAATCTTATGACCTTTATCAGTCAATTCTTTCAAGACTTCTGCTGCTCCTATTTCTTTTCCTACATATGGAAACTCATGTGTGACACAGGTTCCATCAAAATCTACTGCTATAATCATGCTTTACAAGTTTTATTCTGATTATCCATCCACATTACTGTCATAATAGCATAATTAGCCATATCAAGCAATGTATCTCTAATAGATTCATCCTTTACAAGAGCCTTCTCACCTTTAGATAACTGTTTGAATCTTAGCCATTTATCACCCAGTCTTATTCTTGCAGCAGCAAGACCCTCTTCATTCATAGATACTTCAAAGGAATTACCATAGTCATGATTCTTTCTAACATAAGTAGAAATCATTCCTTTTACTATCTCTTTAAAGTGATTAGCTGATTCTGGTAACTTAGGTTCTTCTGCTGCCTTCATCATTTCCTCCATTCTTTTTCCATTCTTTTAAAGTTACAAACTTGCCAAGGAATTGCCTCTTATCCCTGACATAATAATTACCATTCTTGAGGCTTATATAAAGAACTGCATCTATCCATTCACCACTATCAGTGTCCTTCATCTTTACTACACCTTTAGCATAGTATTGATTTTTAGTCTTAGGATAGACATAGATTCTCTCTTTTTCTTTGCAGTTTATCAAGTGGGCAAGGTAGGTAGCACCACAAATTAGTGCTATCACCACCACCACTGTAAAAACAAAAACTTGCCAATCTTCCATATCAATGAATCCAAAAATCTGCTGGTTCTCCCTCAGCAGGGAGTTCTACTTTTCTACAGAAGAAAGCTCCTGCCCTCTTCATACAATCCTTCAATACCTCTGTCATTTCATCAGCCATATCTTCTGGAACCTCTATATTCCATTCATCATGTGCTGGAATACACAGTTTTATCTTGAATAACAAATCATGCTCCACAAGATATTCCCATAAGAAGATGGATGCAGTCTTGAACATGGTAGCACCACACCCTTGACAAGGGTAATTGATTGCTTGCTTTTCAGATGCAGACTTCCTCTTGAAGAAGTGTCTTACAGGATGCACATACACATCAGCTATATTTACATAAGCCTCTCTAACAGTATCTTTTCCTGCTTTTTTGGTTGTATAATGATATACTCCTACCATAGAATTGAAGCTGTCTCCTCTGGCAAATCTCTGATATAATTCATTCTTTACCTGTTTAGGAAGCAACTTGTTCTCTTTGCCTTTATAAGGTTTATAAGTAGCCCAATACTCTTGATTGAACCTTGCTTTTATACCCATTAATATATCATAATCATAGATATAAGCCTTTCTTCCACTTGAAAAGTCAGTAATGATATATCCATGTTCCATGACAAACTTTCTCTGCCTGTCCTGATACACTTTCATACCTTTAAAACCTTTCATGTAGTTATTATAAATCTTATTGGCTTCTACAAGAGGAATACCTTTATTACCATGAATAGTGTTGGCATCACCACCATAATTAATGGCAAATTCAACACCCTTAGCTTCACTTCTCCAATGTTTAAACTTATACTTTATCTCTTCTATAGGACAATTACCTATTACCTCAGGATAAGACATCTTGGCTACCAGAGAGTGAATATCACCACAACCATTATTGAACAAATCAATCATAGCTGGGTCATTGGTTACATCTGCAATGATTCTTGACTCTTGTCCACTATAGTCACAAGAAATCCATTTCATTCCTTTTCCTGCAACAAAACAAGCTCTTGTCTCACTATCAGATGGGAAGTTCTGAAAGTTAAGATATTCAATATTGTTTGATTTATCCTTACCTCCTGAGCTTAATCTTCCTGTATCTGTGCCTAACTGATTAAAGTTAGTATGTAACCTACCACTCTTTTCATTTATCTGGTTAATTACATTCTGACCATAAGTAGAAGTAACCTTCTTGGCTGCCTTATATTGTAGATACAGATATGCAATGGTAGATTTATCTTGCTGAGGTTCAATTACTTTTGCCTCAATACTATCCTTCCATTCACCAGTATCCTTATCTTTAGCCAACAAATCAAAACCTAATGATTTGAATAATGGAATTACTTGTTTAGGACTATCCCAATTAATAAAACATTGGGTCTTGTCTTGAAAGCCAAGAAACAGGTCTCCTTGAAGGTCTTCCTTTATATACTTGGTACTCAGCCTTGCATCAATAGGAACTTTCCATGCTTCACAATAACCTCTCTCTTGTCCTTTAATATCTGCTTCTGGGCATCTTTCACCCTTCATCTTTTTCCTTGCTTTTTCAAGGTCATCAGGGTCATCCCATCCTTCTATCTGCAAGTAATGATAAGCATAATTCTCCCCCTTAGCTGAATTAATAACCCAATTACTGAGTGCATCCTCAAATACTTTGACAGTGAAATTATCAAGAAGCATCTTTCTTTCCCATTTGCTTCTGTCTAATAACACACCACAATATTCAGTATATGCAACCCAAGGAACAGACTTATTCTCATACACAAGAGCTGTAACTAATCCTCTCTTCTGGAGTTCTTTTTCTTGTGCATCCATTATCCTTTCCAGATATTTCACATCATTTGCACCATACTCAATAACATCCTCTGAAAGACCAGCCCACATCACTTTACCCCGAACAGTCTTATCCAATTCAACACCAAGATAATTCTGCCCTGCTGCTTTCAAAGCCATAGAATGAATACCAACAGGAAAGCCCATATACATAAGTTTCTCTGCCAAGAAACCATCATAAACCTGTTTTACAACCACTCTTTGATGGAATAAGAACTTCAAGTCAAACTTGATATTCCAACCAATAAATAGTCTATCAGATTCAAGATAGTCCTTAAAGAAACTCAGACTTACAGTAGTCACATCAATGACTACTTGGAACTCATAACACCCCAACTGGAGCATTATGAGTTCTTTTGTATATGGGTCAAACCCTTTGGTTTCAGTATCTAAGCCAACCTTTCTAAGAGGTTTAAGCATGTGTAATGCAGCTTGTGGAGATATTATCTCATAATTGTCAGATTCAGGTAGTATCTGTTGAGTCACTACATAAATCATATATTCACTATTGCATCAATCAACTCTTTCTCTTCCTCTGGTGTGACTTCAAAGGTAATAGCATAACCTTGACCCATTACATGGTCTATAGATTTAACTACTGCCCCAGCTTCCTCAAGATATTCTCCCTCAACTATCATTGGACCTCCTGCTGGGTCTATGAACTTTTTCTTCTTATCTGTCATTCCACTCCTCATAGTATATGTAGAAGTCTTTAACATATAAGTACTTGATTCACTGCCATCAGGTTTAGCTAACTTCCTGAGATAATTATGTTCTTCATACCTTGATTTTAACTCTATTAAGTCTTTCATACCATTGAATATGCTACTAATTCATCAAAATTCAGCACATACCTATACTTCTGGAAGAAAGTGCTACCTAAGATTCCATGTAGGTTAATACCATACTCCTGCTTAATCATACCAAATGCCTGACTTAAGTCAACTACTTGGAAATCATCCTCATAGCTTGCACTTCTATAATCAACATTCATTCTGACATAACCTCTGTCCTCTTTAATATTACCCTCAATTCCCATACCAAAGCCACTCTCTCCAGTCTCTTCATAAGATAACCCTTTTAGAGCAGCCTCATTGATTGAAGAATAAGATGCACCAGTATCAAGAAGGAAATTCAGTTTCCTGCCATTATTCATAAATGTGACAATTGGCAGTTCAACCAAATCCATAGACTCCTTAAAGGAAATCCTTCCTACTTTAGGGTCTATCTTCCTTCTATTCATTATTACATTAACAACTCCTGCAATAATGGCTACACAAGCCAGTACCACTATCATTGCTACAATTTTCCATACAAACTCCATGTTTCATGTTTTTTTTTTAGTGATTACTTTCCTGTGCTACCAATACCACCCCTACCTTCATTTCCAAGGAAATCCACAGGCTCCAGAAGTGGTTTAGATGATAATAGCCATTTTAATTTCTGCCATACAGTAGCAAACTGAGATAATTTAACCTCAAATTGACATACTCTTGTGCCTTTAGGAATAGTTACAGCCTTGAAAGCATATAGTGGTGCTCTCCATTCATCTGTATCACCATTATAAATGGTGTCAATGAATCCAAGACCATTAGCAATAGTTACTCCTAACTTACTTGGAGCACTACTTCTGCTATAAACTTTAGCTACAATTCCCTTAGGAAGTTCAGTTGCAATACCTAATTTTGCAACATAGACTTCACCTTTCTTCAAGGTTACATCTTCTGCCAGACATAAGTCAAAACAATCTGATTTATCCTCTCCTGTCCTTACAGGAAAACATCCACTTGTTATCTCTTTTACTTTTATTTTCATAATGATTTCAACAAATCTTCTTTGGTTTTAAACACATACTTTTCCTCAAACCTGATTGGACCACCAGCAACTACTATATCACTTGCATAAGTAATATGCTCACCTTTATATACATCAAGAGAATAATATACTCCCATGATTTTTATGGGAACTGCCCTGTTATTGTGCATAACAAAGGCAGCATCTCCCATACTATATTTAGTTTCAATCTTCATACTACAAACATTTACTATAGCCACAGTCCTTACAGTGAATACAACCACCTTCTCTTACAAGAGTTCCACCACAATCAGGACATACTTCTCCCTTGATTTCTTCATTGGGGATATATTTACTAAGCACTCTACACATGGCTGAACTGAATGAAGTAATATTGTCATTAACCTTCTTTGCAGTCTTGACAATATACTTAATATCCACTCCATGCCTTAACAACATAGATGAATATAAAGTAGCTGCATTCTCTTCAACATTTTCATTAGCTAACTCAAGATTGTCTATATGAAAGACATCTGATGTAAAGCTATAGTGCATCTTACTTACTTTAGTTATAACACCCTTATGAGGTTTAAAGCTGATAGGATTCCTTGGTCTGAATGCAAAGACTTCATAAGGTTTAGACTCTAACATACCAACTAAGATAATAAACTGTTCACCTTTTGCTTTAATCAAATAAGCATCAGCTTCAAGTTCTTTTGGTCTCTTAGGAGCTTGCCTGTCAGTAATGGTTGTAGGTTTCTCAACCTTAGTTAATACACCTTCTCTACAACCATCCCTATAAATGGTAATACCTTTCAATCCTTGTTTCCAAGATTCAATATAGATGTCAGCAATCTCCTCTTCTGTAGTTTCCTTAGCCAGATTAACTGTACTACTGATACTATGAGTGATATATTTCTGAACTACTCCTTGCAGCTTGACTCTCTGCCTCCAATCAATCTCTGGTGCAGTAGAACCATAGTAAGGACTTTCTTTCCATACTTCATGCCATACTCCAACAGACCAATCATTGACTTCCTCTTCACTGTAATTCAATGTAGTTACAGCCCATCTCTTCAAGTTAGGATGAACTACAGTAAACAAGGTATATTTCTCACCTACCTTATCTACATAATCCACTCTATCCTTAGAATCCATACATTTCCTTTTTCTTTGATAGAAAGGCATGAATACAGGTTCTATACCACTACTTGTACCAGCCATGATACTTACAGTTCCAGTAGGAGCTACAGTTGACCAACTGATATTCCTTCTTCCATATTTGAGCATTCTTGTACATTCAGATGGAAAATCCTTAGCTAATTTTTTATACCACAGATTACCTCCTTCATATCCTACATTTTCAAACTCAACTGGTGTATTACAAACAGGGAATTTACCTCTCTCAACAGCCATATCAATGTTACTATCAAGCTGACCTTTGAACATAATCTTCATCAGTTGTTCAACTTTCTGAATACCTTCATCAGAGTCATACTTTAAGCCTAACATAGCTATTGCATCAGCAAGTCCAGTGAATCCAAGACCAGCTCTTCTTCCCTGAATTGCAGTCTCTTTGATTCTACTCCATAGCTTGAACTCAGTATCATCAGTATCATTCTTAACTGTATTGATAATTCTATCAACAGCCTCAATCTCCAAATCAACCAAATCATCAGCTAATCTCATAGCTTCATAAGAGTGCATATAGAGCAGTTCCTCATCAATGTGAGCCTTATCTGTAAATGGGTTTATAATATAGCTACTAAGATTAATATGAATCAATCTACAGCTATCAAATGGACCCATTGGTATCTCTCCACAAGGATTAGTTCCAATCATTTTGAAATCAGGATATACACCATCAGGAGAATAGTTGTGCATTACTCCTTCAAACATAATCCCCGGTTCAGCAGTATTCCAGGCACAGTGCATAAGAGTATTCCATAACTCCCTTGCTCTTACTTTCTTTACAAAACCTCTATTAATCTCATTAAGTTTATTCAGTTCATAATTCTCTAAGGAATACAACCTCATTAAACTATCAGATAGATTAACAGGATACCTAAGAAAATATTCCTCATCCTTTATCACTGCTTGCATAAACTCATCAGTAACCTTCACTGATATATTAGCTCCAGTTACCTTAGTTAAGTCTTGCTTCTTGGTTATAAACTCCTCAATATCAGGATGATTAATGCTCATGCTTAACATAAGAGCACCTCTTCTTCCATTCTGAGCCACTTCATTGGTTATATCTGAACATACATCCATGAAAGATGCTGCACCTGTTGAAGATTTAGCTGCATTATTAACTTTGGCTCCTCTTGGTCTGAGTTCAGATAGGTCATACCCTACTCCACCCCTTCTCTTCATAAGTTGAGCTTGCTGGCTCCTTGTCTTCATTATCTCTGCATAACTGTCTTTAGGACTGCCTATTACAAAGCAATTAGACAATGAAACCAATTGACCAGTACCTGCACCAGACATCACTGAACCTCCGGGTATAATATACTTGAAGTCCTTGAATAACTGATAGATAGCTTCTTCATCAAGATTAGGTCTTTGATAACCATAATTGGATAGTTTCATCCTATTTGATGCTTTCCAATGATAGTCACTTTCTACTCTTGCAAATTCTCTTGCAAGTCTTCTGTGAGTATCATCAGGAGTCTGTTCTTTCTCTGCTGCATACTTATTTCTCCAAGTAGAAGCTGCCAGTTCATCACCTTTAAAATATTCTAACTCTGTCATGCTGGTACTAAATTCTTTATTTGCATAATACAATCATTTTCCATTACTTCCTTACTATATTTCAGATTAGGATTACCAAGATAATAATTAAGGTCTGAGAGAATCTTTCTCCAATCCCTATAAATCTTACCTTCTTCATCCTTTAAATCCACCATACCAAAGTTCCCATGAAATTCCCAAATGACAGGGGCTATTGTCCTTCTATTGATTACAACAAATTGATAATGCTGAATCTTGAACTGACTGAAATAAGGGTCTCTCTTAATGCACTCTTGAAGGATATATGTATATAGCTTGGCTTGAATATCATATCTCCATGTAGCAAATGACCCATCAAATTCCTCCTCTGGATGCCCTGTAGTCTTCAAGTCTATAGGATATATCACTTTATTTACATGGTCAATAATCAATTCATCAAACATACATCTGACTGGTATTCCATTCCAGTCAGCTTTAAATTTGAGCTGAAATACCTTCTCAATACTATTATCCCAAGGGTCAGTAAAGAAGAAATCCTTTGTAACTGAGTTACTTGTAAGCTCCTTTACACAAGACATTACATCATTATAATCCCTTTGAGACAAGATAGTCTTCTCTCCTGCAAGTGCAAGTAAACTATAATATTCATTACAGCTTTCTTTTACTTTCTTAATTCTGAGTGCCCTATAAGAATCCCCTGCATAGTAGCTATTGGCAACAGCCACATCACTGATAATATCATCATTAATGGTGTCTACTCTTCTGTGAGTATCTCCATACTTTGAGAACAGTACCTTTGTAATAGTAATTAAATTATCTGATAAGTTAGGAAACTCACAAACAATAAACCTGTCATTGAAAGCCTGTTCACCATCAGTAAGCATACAATCCACTGCACTTCCAAACTGTAATGCAGGTGTCTCTATCTTATCAAATAACGAACCTATCTTTCTCCAACCTTCCCTTTCAAATCTTGATAATGTACTGTAGCTGATTGCAGGGTCTTTCCTGTATTCTTCCTCTGTTACATTCCAAGATAGTTCTTTAATACTCTTCTCCATAATCATAATTATCCTCTAAGTCTTCTTCCCATTCATTACTGGGAACTTCAAGCTGAGTTAAATACACATCTACCTCAGCTTTTAAATTACTTAACTCTGTCAAGTCCACATCAAGATACTCTTGTTTAGGTGGCACTCCACCTTCTTCATCTTTTCTGGCTTTGTGCTTCCTAACCTTGTAGATTGCTGAATCCACTAAGTCCTTGAGTGACTCAAAATCTCTACTCTGAATAAACTGTTCACCTAAAGCTATATCACTCTTTGGTAAACTGTAGAGCAATTTCCTCATTCTTTCTACTGCTAACATCTTTAATAATTTGAATAAATTCTAAGAGTTGTTTCTTAGTAAAGACCTCAAAGATAAGATAATTTTCTCTATCTGGCAAATCTTCTATATGTTTCCTAAACATCTTGAATTTGTAAGGGAACACATCATTGACCTGACCTTTGACTTCAATTATTATCTTTAATCCTTGATACTCCATGTAGAAATCTGGGGTATAAGTAATATTAATTAGCTTCTTAAGGTTTAGTATTGTAGCCTTAGCTTTATTACGGGTGTAAAAAGGTACAGTAGGTCTAAATCCTTCCCAGATTGTGTAAGTATGAGTTTCATATTCAGGCTCAAACCCATGTTGAAGCAAGGTCCTATAGACCATTGCCTCAATCTTGGATTTAAACTTTATATTACCATACTCTTCTGGAGTAGCATTTCTAATTCTTCTGTTTTCCACCTCTTTTAAACATTTGTTTCATAGGGTCTTTCAAGATATGTTTAGCTGCAAGAGCATCATCCAATGTCCTGAATGCAGCAAAATTCTTGAAGTTCTTGATTCTGTCCAAGTCCTTGACCTTTGTTATTTCCCCACTAAGAGTGCTGATTACATAAATCTCCTTGCTATTCTCAATATGGTTCTTATACTTTTCATCCATAACAATGGCTATTTCTCTCAACATAATTGAAAGAACAGCAGCAGGATAAATTGTATAAAGGTTTGCAAGATACTTCTGTAAATTGTCTTTGTTCCAATGAATCCTCTTTGCAAGATGTTCTATATAGAAATAAGGGTCAATATGGGTTCCCTCCTCTTCAACCTTCTCCTCAACTTCCTTGATTACACCCTCTTCAATAAGAAATGGAATACTCTCTTCACAGATAGTTGCAGTATAAAATGGAATAAAACCATAAGCACTGTTCATCCCAAAGGCAATTGTTCTGCCCATTTCCACTTCCTTACCAGTCTCAACAAAAATAAGTTTCTTCATACTTTTTTTTTTTGTAATTAATACTCTGAGAACCACACAATTGGTTCTCCATATTTCTCTTTAGTTAGTTTGCTCACTTCTTGAAATACAGTAGATGGCATCCTCTCTTCTTGCCTTGCATAGTATGCAGGATGCTTCTCTTCCAGTATTATATTAGTATTCTTATTGATATAAGGCTTAAGTGTCTTAGCTTGTTCACCAAACAGAACATAAATAATACCTCTATTCCACTCTGATAGATTCTTCAATAACTTAGTCATGAAAGGTCTCCACATCATTGTGTGACTACCTACCTTATTGACTTCACAGGTCAGTGCAGAATTAATCATAAGTACTCCTTGTTTAGCCCAGCTCTCTAAAGTGGGGTCAAAGATAATACTATTATGTGGAATTTCAAAATCAATGCAAGCCTCTTTAACTATTTCAAGTGAAGGAGACAACTTGGTTCCCTCCTTATTACCAAACAGGACACCAGTAGCCACACCCTTCTGAGGGTATGGGTCTTGTCCTATCATCACAACTTTGAGATTATTGTAAGGGCATAGATTAAAAGCCTTAAATATGTCAGGATATGCAGGACAAAGTAAGTCTCTTTTAATTAAACTTACTTGCCCTACTACCTTATTTAATTCCTTTGTATCTATAACCCTTACCCATCCACCAAAATATTCCTCAAATGTCATACTATCTTAGTCATTTCCACAACTTCTTCAAGATGCTCCAGAAGGTAGTCATTCATAGCCTCATTGTTGAAGGTAGAAGGAGTTGGCTTTTTAGGTTTTATTATAAACCTATCAGTCACATCAATTACTACTATCTCGGGTATTGGTTTAGTTAATTCAACAATATGACCATTTGCATTTCTTATAGGATTATTAATCTCTTGAATAGTAATACCTGTCCTACTGCTCCCTACCATAATACCCTCCTGCACAAATGCAGGAATAACTGTCTTAATAATACCTTTCTCAATCAGACCATTACTTACAAAGACCTTTGGATTCACATAGATTCTACCAGTCTTATAATGTAAAAGCCTGTCACCCATAACTCCATGAAGTGTGTACAGTATTAATAAGTTATAGTCTTTATCAAGAATGTAACCATTACCACCATAATATATCTCACCATTATTGGTTGTAACCTTAACAAGCCTGTCTCTTGTATCACTTATCTGGAATAACTTGAAGATTGAATTTGCAGTTCTCCTCTCTACAGGATAGTTATTGCTAAATAATGCAACAGCTACCTCCTTTATATTGAAGCCACTGGTCTGGTTATTAGATAGTGCATTCTCAACTTGGGTCTTGCACATCAATGGAACATCAATCTCCGGTCCACTAATATCTACTTTCAAATGCAGATTGAATACATTATTATTTTCAAATGCAAGATGTGGCTTAATGTAGCCAGGTTCTTGAAGACTACCACCATTCAGGAATATATCATGAAGTTGCCTGTTCAATTGTACATTTATTGCCATTACATTTCTACTTTAAAGTACATTGTATCAGCAGAATATTGAGTCATAAAAGGCACATCTCTATCTATGATAGGATTGCATTCATTAGCTACGAAGTTTACAAACAGATTGACCATAATAGATGCAATCATATTTGCCATGAATGTTGTTTGTTTGTAGCTACAGATGGTTTCATCTGCTGCTGCATCACTGAACAACCATTTCCTACCATATTCAACTATAGCCCTTTCATCATTGCCTTGAATAGCAAAGACTTGAAATTCTTCTGCTGCCAATCTACCATCAATGAATAAACATTTAGACCTCTCTCCCTCAGGTTTATTACCTACATGCTCAAGCCATTTATCAAAGAACAATCTCCTTGCTTCCATGTTATCAAAGCCACAAATCATAATATCTGTAGCTTCACTTTCAGCAGTAAACCTTTCCTGATATGCCAAACTATTATAATAGTTTGCATATAATTGTAACATTCTATGAAGAGAGCTGACTTTTGATTGTCCCAAATCACTACTACTGTATAATTGACCAGACATATTAGCCTGTTCAACTATATCTGGGTCATATAAATATAACCCAGCGGGTTTTAATCTTGCAAGTAGAAAGCCAACATAACTTCCTATACCACCTACACCAGCTAATGTAATAGTCTTGGATTGAATGGCACTATACCAGATAGCTCCACTGAATCTACTTGTAGCTTCATCTACAAGCAAACTACCTGAATTAGGTGGAATCACTACTTCCTCAGCAGCCAATGCAGCTTCAAGTAATGCCTCTCCTTGTTCATCAATTTCTAATGGAACATCCTCAGTATTCTGAGCATTATGTAGAATATTTGATACTTCCAATGTTGCTATAAGTGTGATAGTAGACATAGGAACCTCTGGTTCTACAGCACCAATAGTTATAATCCAAGCACCACTTACATGTTGTGCTTCATGGATTATTTCCCACTCACCACTATTTAATAGAGCTACTGCTGATTCTATATCACTTGCAGAGCTATATACCAAAGTCTCTTCTGGAGCACTTGTCTCTGTATCTACAGTCATTTGACTGATAGCACTTTCTAATACTTCATCTTCCATAATTAATAAATATAATCATCCATTAATTTGATATAAACACTTAACCAAGGATTCTTTGGCAGTTTCTTGAGTTCTTCCCTTACATCATGAGCCAATAATGCAGCCATGACAGAATCATCATTATTAATGACTGCCATAACATCACCATCATAGGTATAATTAATAAGGTAATCTACATAGTTTGATGCAAAATACTCAAACTCTTTCACACTTCCAAATCTCCTTCTGTAAAGACTCTCCATAGAGTTAGCCCACTTCTTGACATCAACTGCACTTTCATTTGAAATGATAATGCTTGATGTGACAAGCTGTCTTACAATAGACTGAACTATATCAGGGTCAATTGTTATAGTACCATAAGGAATCTCAACATTTTCTTCCTCAGGTTGGTCAAAAGGTAGCTCACCTTGTTTAGCAGGTAATTGCTTGTCCTGTTTATCTTTCTGAGGGTCATACCAGCCTCTTTTCTTCCCATAGTATTTATCTTCATCCATAGGAAATGTACTTCCCACCTCCTTAGTTGGGGTAATGGCTTTTCCATAGTTACCATATTGGGGGTAGTTTCTACCACCATACATAGGAGTTACAACTTTCTTCTTAGCCTCTTTGATTTCCTTGATTCTTTCCATCATTTCAGTCTCAAAGTCATCAGTTGCATTCTCAAACACTATATCCAAATTGAACCATTCAAGTTTCTCTTCTTCAATGTCAAAGGTCTCTACTCCCTCTCTTACTTCACCATTCCAAGTGGGATAAGTATATTTCTCAGATACAGTCTGGACACATTTGTACTTCCTTGTAACACCAGCAGTATATTTACCTGCATTATTTACAATCAATGATACAAAGTGAGCCATATCATTACCCTCTGCACTTAAAGTGGCAGTATCAGTACCACTAAAGAAAGTAGCCATATTATTATGGCTGTGGATTAATCCTTGATATATGCCCTCTTCCAATAACTCAGGATGGTCCACCATGTATGCAGCCATATCAGGAGACACATTGAACTCAGTATATGCACTTGTACCAATATCCATTTGGAACAAATCTACACACCTGATAGTTAGGGATTTATCTTCAAAAGCTCCCTCAACTTTATAGAACAATACACCTGACCATTCTACATCCCAGATGTTCTTGCATAAAAATCTTATCTTTTTCTCAACCTCTGCTGGAATGACAATCTTAAATATATCTTGTCTGTGGACTAACTCCAGTACTGGTTTCACTTCTTTCTTCTCTTCCATATCCATAATTTAATATTCTCAATATACTACATACAATAGCTTCAATACATTGTAAATTCAATATCCTTGTTCTATTGAGAGATTCCTCCTCTGAGGACAATACCCCATCAATAGTCAAGGTAATATCCCTACCTTTGAATGTACAGATTTTCCTTCCTACATATCTCTGATAGTCATCCCTACTACCTCTTCTGACTGGCTCTGGTACATAGACTTTGCCATTGGTTATAATACATTCATTGATAATTCCATTGCTAACAAGGTCAGCATAACTAATGTCAATAGTATGTTTGTTATACTCAGTATTATACCAACTGATAAATTCATTGCTGATAAGAACTACTGTATCAATGAAAGACATTCCTAACCCATAACTTCCATTGACATAGTTGAACCTAATCTTCTTAGTCTCCAGAAGGTGTTTAATGAATGGTCTGAATTGTTCTTTTCCAAAGATATTCCAATGAATAATGCCTCTGAGGGATTGCATAGGAAATCTATCCTTAGCATTTCCCATCTCTGGTGCAGAAATATTCTCAAGCCTGTGGTGTGGAACTCCATCAATGGATTCTACTCTTACATACCTGTCAAGCTCCAGACATAATAATTGCCAAATGGCTTCATCATATCCTATAGCCAATGTAGAAAGAGAAGAGTTGATAGGTCCTCTGCCAGTACAAGGTGTTTGAAAGTTCTCAAAGTTGTTTGTTGGAATAGAAGATACATGACTGTGCATATAATTACTCTTGAAATGATTAAGAGGATAATTAGACCTGTTCACTCCAAAATATCCTTTACCTTTTCCCTTCCAATTGAAAGGAACTTTAAGCCATAAATCCTTAATATCTACAAACTTGTCATATTCATTTGTAATCCTTACTGTAGGAAAATAGATAAGAATAAACAGATTATTGAACATAGTATTGGCAATCTTCTCCTTTATTACTGGCAAGAAGTATTTAGCTAATGCAGAATCACTTGTAACAGTTTCATTATTAGCACCTTCTGCTGTCCAAAAGAGATTTATTACCTCTCGGTCTTCTCTATTCATATTCTGATAAGCAGAAGAATCTGTTATATTTGTCCATTCTATGAATGTTCCCAAAGGATTTACACTAAGATATGTATATAGTTCATCCTCAGTCAGAAAACCTTGCATTTCTACTCTCCCTTCACCAAAGAAGTCTTGAAAGAACTGTAAGATTTGATTTGGTCTTTCCATGATACTATTATGTAGTTCATGGACTTGTTTCTTTATTTCTTCGGTCATTGCATGATAAAAAAAAATGAGGGGGAAGGCTTATTCAGCCTCCTCCCTCACTGGTTTCTACTTAATGAACAAAGTCAAACATCTTGTTGATTTCTGCCTTTGACATCTTTTCAGGTGCAGAATAGGTTGTACCTTTCAATACAGCCATAGCCCTGTCATAGGTTCCCTCTTCAATTACATCAGAACCATAAAGGTCTTCAAGTAAGATTTCAAGAGCACCAGCAACATTACCCTCAGAGGAAGCAGCAGCTTCCACTACTTTCTCTTCCTTTACAGGTTCTTTTGCTACTTCTTTCTTTGCGGGCTTTTCTTTCACAACCTCTTTCTTTTCCTCTTTAAGAACACTATCTTCCTTCAACAGGTCAATCAAGTCCTGAGTTTTACACATAGTGAAGTTCTTTCCGAACCTTTTTACACATTCATCCTGCAAGCCTCTTGCTTTGATTGCATTATAGGCTTCTGCCCTTGACATTGCACCAGACTTGATTTTCTTTTCAGGTGCAGTCAGCAGGAATGTCAAATCATTTACTACCTGTCCTTTGTAAGGAATATTGGTAGGAAGGATAGAAGCATCATCTTTCAATTCTGCTCTCAAATGACCCTCAAAGAATGTCATTCCTTCAAATTCAATACCTGCTTCTCTCATTTCTCTTTTCAACTCACCCAGTGTAGTTGCAGAAGATGCCTGAATAACTTTTTGAGACTGAGTTTTGTTGTTGATGATGGTTACTTTTCTAAATTCCATGATTTTTTTTTTAGTGATAAAACATTACCTATCAAATAGGCTTAAAATTATTTCTCTGAATTGTTCTTTGTCTCCTATTGTTTTATAGAGGTCAGAGACATCTTTTCCTCCTTCAAATTGTGGCAATACTATGTTAGTAAACCCAGTGGATGCTGATAGTTTCTCTCCATCTATGAGACCAGCTTTATCATTATCCAATAAGATAAATACTTCCTTGTATCTTCTTTTGAGTTCATTAACAGCAGTATCACTGATACCATAACCCTCTCCTTGAATGGCTATAGCTGGTATTCCAGTGTTTGCCCATAGACATAAAGCATCCTTCATTGAGGAACAGATACATATCCTATCCCCATATTCAGGTACTTTAGTCCATAAGCTAATTACTGACCTATCATGCCTGTTGGACCACTTGTATCCCTTTTTATTGAATGGTTGATATATCTTTAAAGTGACTTTCCCTTCCTTATATTCTACATAAGCATAAGCATATTTATCTGCTGGAAAGACCATTCTGGACTCTCCTTTTATGATTATTTTATAGGATATAGGATAAATGTCAGCATATTTCAACCACTCTAAAGTGATGCCAAATGAAGCCCAATACTCAAGGTCATACTTTCTCCATTCCCTTGTCTTACATTGTAAATCAAGGTTGGAACTGTATTCCTTGGTAGTGACAATCTTAGGTTTACCTAAGGCACTATAGCCATTAGTCTTGGTAATCTTGGATAAGTCCTCCCAAATATGTGCAAGCACATCATTGTAACTCTCCCCCCAATACTTGCCTAATAAATCAAATGTTCCTCCTTTATCTTTTGTAGCCAAGTCTGTCCAATGTATCTTCTGACCATCTATGCTATAAAAACCAAAGGATGGATGGTTATCAGGTCTTAATGGACTTGATATAATACAGGGAACATTACTTACCCCAAAATAATGGTTCAAAATGTCTAATTCTGATACCTTTGATAAAATCTCTTCTAATCTGATATTAGGTTTACCAATACTAATAGCCATAGTTCTAAATCTTTATGTTATTAACCCCAAGGAGTTGATGTAGGAGCTGTAGCTGCTCCTAATGGGTCATTGTCAGCAGCAGGTGTGAAAGTTGTAGCTTCTACTACATTTTCATGTAAGGGTTGAGTTGAGAACTCAGTGCCCGGAGCACCACCTGCATTCTGGAACTCTGTGATTGCAGCATCAATCTTGCTATAATCTGTTACAGCATTCTTTGCAAACTTCCTTGTGAATACAGCCTGATACTGTCTTGTACCATTTTCATTATCCACAGTTCTGATACCTACTGCACCTTTAACTATATAAGCAGCAGCAAGAGTAACAAGCTCTTTAAGCTCTTTTACATCACCTTTGAATAGGGCTGCCATATCAAGAGAAACCTCACTGTCATCAGTGTTCTCTTTCATCACCCAAACCTTGTCTTTATATACAGCAGGACCCGGAATATTCAGCCACTGAATAAGGAAATCAGTCAAGAACTCCTCACCTTGCCATGCAAGTCTGTAGTCAGCACTAATATTGGCTGGTCCAGAAGTGTATTGAGGAATAGCCTTGGACTGTACTTCTTCCTTTGTAGCCCAGGCAGTTCTACCAAACTTATCAATAATCTGATATTTACCACTGGTCTGACCCACCCTGTAATCCTTAGTCAGCATAAAGCTGATAGGAATAAGCATTTCAATACCATTGTTCAGCTTGGCATCAGGAGCAGTCTTACCATAAAATACTACTCTCACCTGTTCCTTACCTTCATCAGTTTTACCAACATACTCAGGCTCATTCTCAAGCTCTCTGCCTGTAAGAGCCTCCAACTCTGCTTTAGTAGGATTTACAGCCACAATATTGAATGCAGCCATACCTTTGTACATCTTGAAAGAACCTTCAACTGATTCTTTACCTACCTTCACAGCCATGAAACTTTTGTTTAAATTCTTCATCTTAAATTACTGATTTTGTGTGATTAATCTTTGAAAGGCATTTCATCATCACCTTCTCCAAAAGGATTTACAGCTACAGAAGTCTCTGTTGCAACTTCCTCTGCCAATGCAACTGCCTCAGATGCAGGTACTTCTACCTCACCTACAGCTTCTTCTGAAACTTCTCCTTCTGGAGCTGCTTCTGTTGCCTCTGCTACTGCCATAGCACCAGATAACACTTCCTCAGAAGTGAAACCACCAGTCATAGTCTTGATAGGAGCTTCAAAGCCTTCAATGGCTTCATTGATTGTAGTCAATTCCTCCTGTGCTTTTTCAATCTTCTCTACCAGTTTGTCTCTTTTAGTTCTCAAACTCTTGGTGTTCTGGGCTGTTCTTTTAACAATAGCCAACTCAAATCTACTTAACTCTTTCATAATGTTCAATTTATAAAAATTATTTGTCTTTGCCCTATTTCATTGGGCTTACTTTGCAGTTTATTTATGGTGTATTTCTTTTCATAATATTCCAATGCTTCCATAAAGAAGGGCATTATATCCCCAGACTTTAATAGAAGAGTAACAAACACTGTAGATTCATAATAAGGCTTATTATGCTCCAAACAGTATTGCATCAATAGAATACTTACTTCTGTTTCAGTCAGTCCACCAAAGGCTACAAGCCTACTAATCCTGACTACTTCATTCCTATTCATCAAACAAAGATTTTACTCATATCAACCTTAATATGATTGTCTTCATCAGATGTAGCAACTACAAACTTCTTACCTCTCAAATGCAATGGTCTTGCTTCTCTGATGGTGTTATCACCACCTTCAAAAGAGATAAGAGTGTTATTCTTTTCTCTATAAATATAACCAATTGCATCTGCTTCTCCACAGATAATGTCTCCAAGTTTACCAGCCAAATCAACTGACATTTCAGACATTTCCTCACCATCTTTCTTGATTTGTTTGTCTTTCACATGAGCCACTAAGATAAGAGTCTCACATAGAGGTTTAAACATATCAATCATCTTTCTGATTGCCTGTCTAAGATACAAATATCCAGCACCATTTGGCAACAACCTTACATCTGCTTTAGGGTCAATCTCAAATTTACCAGTCTTGGGGTCTTTAATCTTTCCCCAACCCTGTCCCATTGCAGTACTTCTATAAAGATGTGCTGCATAAGGTAGAGACATTTCCTCAAGCCTTGTAGCATTGTCAATAGTGATGAATCTGTAAGGGAATTTCCCTTCCTGTTGCATCTTAGCCTCAATCATGCCTTTGACCTGAAAGAGTTGCTCTGCTGACCTCACTTGAACATCCATAACACTCAAGGCTCTATAACCATTCTCCAAATCTATAATAAGATTAGAGTCAAGTGCAGCCATAAGAGTTGATTTACCACTCTTTGGCTTACCAAATAGAACCAAAAGGCTTGGATTGTAGTTCTCTGCTTTCTTCCTTTCTGTAGGTAATACTATCATTTTTCCTCCTTATTTAATTAGTCTGCAAAGGTAATCAATTTAACTAACCTATGCAAATTCATCTTCCACTTTCTTACTCTGGCTTTTCTTATAGAGACATTCATGAAAGTATAGTTGGTCCTCCTTCTTACAACTGTCTCAATATATTCAAGACATCTTTCAAGTTCAGGCTTATTATTAGGCAAGGGAAGTTCAGTAAATGTACTTACAGCTCCATCAAAGAACAGTGGACATATTTGACCCCCTGCTCCATTATCTCTATCCTCAATAACTTGCATAAACCTGATGTTGTTTTTGAATTTGGTCACATCATAACCTTCATATTCCCTTAGACCATACTTAAATGGACTATATAAACCAAGCACAAGATTTGCATCCCTTGTGGTAGTCTTACAATCTGCAAGACCATCAGATGAAGGCATCATCTTATTCAACTTCTGATTTTCAATTCCTTCCTGAGCCTGAGCTTGATGCTGGATTGCAGTGATATTAAAATCAAACTGGTCTCTTTGAGTGATGAAATATTTACTCATCTTCTCAATAGTCTGCATTTTATTCATGCCACTCTCCTGCATAAGATTTGAATAGTTGTCTAAGATAATTTCTACATATTCATCCTTATCATCTGGTTCATAATAGTCTATTACATCTCTCTCCTCTTCAAGTCCAGCTTCATTCTTCATGATAACCTTCTTGAAGTGGAACTTCCCTCTACTCAGAGCAAAATTCCTACAATACTTATTAATACCAGTAGGATTTCTCTCTGAATCAATATAGATTATAGTTTCCTTAAACTTCTGGATATACACTTGGTATCTCTTAGATGCAAGCAAATCTAAAATCTCCTGAGGAACTGGTCTATCAGCAGAAGTACTCTTCAAATCAGTTGGACTTATTCTTACTCTGTCAAGCCTAAATAATAGGTGACATAAGAATTCATAGAACTTCTCTTCTTTACCCATTTCAAGGGTAAAATAGAGTATCTTCAACCTTAGTTGGTCAGGGTGCTCAATTGCATAGAAGAAGGGTTCATAAACAAGCATATAGTCAGCAAGTTTTGATTTACCAACCTTTTGATTTGCAGTAATAATATTATACCTTCTTTTCTCTATTCCGGGGAGCCACACTCTTAATCTTGGGAAAGACAATGGAATACAATTTATCTTGCCATCCAATATCCTCTGTCTTCGGAGTATTAACTTCTCCAGTGCCCTATCAAATGAATCCTTCTCTTCCATAGCTTAAACCAATGTACTTGTCCAATCATTAGTGAGGTCATTCTCCTGACCAGCATTCTCAATGTAATTAGCCAGTTCTGAGATAGGCACTTTAGTACCATCCTTTACCTCTTCTTTCCAAATGAAATATTGAAGTAATCTCATGAACTTATACTCTCCATTGAAGCCAGAAACATAGGCTTGAGTTGCATTGATGATTTGTTCATCAGTATAATCATTCCCATATTTCTTAAAGAAAGTCTGTAACTTTCTTTTAATGTCAGTTTTATTTCCTCTCCAATACTGGTTATTGAAATTCTTTCCTTCTGGATAAATGGATTGAAGTTGAGGTACTAATGCTTCAATTCTTTGATTGAAATCATCAGTCCCCACAGATTTATCAGAATCAAGGATAATGTTATTAACCATATTATTCCCCTTAGAGGTTACAAATAACCCCTCTGGTTGAAATAACTGGTTATAAGATGTACTGATAAATCCTTTTTTCTTCAATTCACTTTCAGCAACATGAAAATCTACATTGTTTTGAATAGCTATCATAAGTAGGACCTCTCCAAGAGAAAGACCACTCTTCTTAATAACCTTGTCATTCAATGAGATTGTCATACTACTATCCAATCAGCAATTCAACATGAGCTTCCTCAACCTTCACAGTCTGTTCACAAGCCTCCACAGATTCATTCACAAGTGCAGCACAGTTCAAGAAATATTTCTCAATTTCTTTATAAACCTTTGCAGCAGTAGCAAATGCTTTACCTTTTGCTCTGGATTCTGCAATCCTCTTACCTGCTTCTTCATTAAAGGCATCTTCTTCATTGCATCTTGCAATAGCCCTCACTTTGAATGTGCCCCTGTTATCTACAAGTGGAAGATTAGCCCACATACAAGGATAAATATCATCCCATGCAGGATGCTTATACAACTGCATATCACACTCCAGAACACAAACTACTACCTTCTTTTCAGGATTGACAACATAGTTTGCTTTAGTAATTTTAACTCTGTTTCTCATACTTTTATTTCACTTAAATTTGTTTTCACAACTAACTCGGGATTATAGTCCTCAAGCATCTTCTCAACCAACTCTTCTTCCCTTGTACCACTAAAGTATGGTATAATAATGATTGGGTCTTTATGCCTAAGTATTCTACCCAGCCTTTGTTTTATGATAATATCACTGCTGTTAAGATTGGCATATAAACCAACCCTACAATCTACAAGATTCATACCTTCATTAAGCATATTACAGGCTGTAATGTGGTCAATCTTCTTGTGATTGAACATATCAAGTATTACAGAGGATTCCTTGTTTTTACTGTTAATACAGTTTTCCCCTAATACTTCTGTCTGCTCAATAGAGCTACAGAATGTAAGCACTCTCTCAGAACTCAGCTTCTCCAGAAGAGATAAGATAATAGGGTTCTTTAATTGTGAAAGGAATTTGAGCCTTTGACCTGCAAGGAATAACCACTTTGTCTTTACTCCTTCATTTCTTGTTCTCATATACTGTCTTTTCCAGAACTCTATTTTATTCCCCAACTCTTGGACATACTGATATGCAGTGCATTTAATATGAACCTGAACTGATTTATCCCTAAGATATGACCATCTGTCTTTATACAGACATTCTTTCACAATCTTGGCTTTGGGATGTTCTACAAGAGTATGTACAGCATGTGTATTATCAAGGTCAAGAGGTATAAGAAATACTCTTGGGTCAGGAAGGATTTCATTGTCTATAGCCTCCTTCATCTTCACTGTATAACACTGAAAATCAGGAAACAACTGACTAAGTTCCCACTTCATATCTCTGGTAACTGTTGCTGAAAGCATGATGGAGTGAGATATATTCATAGTAGATACAAATTCCCTGCATCTTTCTGACATGTGTTGTACTTCATCAAATATGACACAATCCCATTCTGATTCTACATGCTTATTCAATCCAACATAAGTACTGAATTGCAATATCTCAAGCAAGTTCTCAAATCCCCACTTAATAAACTCCTCTTTCCAGTTGTTTATAAGCACTAATCTGGGTACTACTATAAGGATACTTTTAGGTGTATCCCTTAAAGCTAAATCAATTCCTATCTTTGACTTACCAAAGGAAGTAGGTAACTCACAGAGTATAGCATTACTCTTTATATTCATTATCTCTTCCTGAGCCTGTTTTCTATCCATATCTCTTGACAATATTCTTTAGTTTTGTTATATATTGCGGGTCTTCCGCATAGCCTATTTCCTCCAAGAATTTATAATAATCATTCGGGGGTTTGTATCTATACTGTATGTAATTAAGATAAGCAACTACACTCTCACTCCAATGATTGAACTTATAGTAGTCTTTTGACCTGCTATTATACAGTCCAAATAGGTTATTATATTCCCTGCATACCTTAGACCTGAAATGACCTGTCTCAAGTATAGCCTGTGCATACACAATATTCTTGTGTTTCACATTATAATACTCAAGAACTGCCATCAAATCATCATCAGGCTTCTCTGAAAGTAAGAACTCTGGTTGCTCTAATCTCAATACATCTACCTTTTCAGGTTCCCTGTGCTCTTCTTGGTAGTCTATATAGTATAAACCATACAGACCACCAATTAAAAAGAGCATAAGGATATTATACACCTTTTGCTTCATAACATTTGTTTTATATTTGACTCAATACTGTCATTGTAGTACACATTGTCAAATGAAATATCCAAATGTGATGTTATTGCTTCAAGAACTTTCTGTGGTTTAATTGCTCCTATTATAACATTCTCACCAAACTTATGTTCATACTCAAAGATTCCACCATTTACAACAACATCCATGTGTGTAACTACAAGATTCAGCCTACAATCAAATTGGGAAACATAATTATCAATTCTGTGTCTCTCAGTGGCTCTATTCATCAGTATTGTTTCCAATGCACCAACCTTGAACTCACCTTGATATTCATTATTGACATTTGTTTCATGTTTCCCAGACAAATCAATGTTAAGTCTGTACTTTGGTTTATACCCATTGCCATGCCTTGTAGTGTAAGTTCTTGTGACAAGATATACCTCAGCATTCTTAAGAAACTGAGATTCAATGCCATTCAAACCTACTCTTGAAGGAGTAACATTAGGATAAAAGCCACAATCCATATCCAAGAGTAGTCCTTGTGAACCCTCGAAGATAAGCACATCATAGTCTTTAGTCCATCTGCTATCTTTTACCTTGATAATAGACTTCAATCTATCACAGGCTTCTAAGAAGTTTCCTTCATAGTAAGATGCCTCAGGTTTATGAAACTCTAATGCTTCATCAAGTATTGTTTCAGGACCATTTTCATAACCCAAAAACATAGATGTGTGCTGAACCCTGCTTCTTGATTGATACCTTTTGAATGTAGGATATAACCCTTTTCCACAAGTACCATCAGTAAGAACTTTAGTATTCTCTCTCCCAGCCAGTATATCATGAGGAGTGATAATTCTATTGAATGCACTCATCATTATCTTAGGTTCAATACCTTTACTTACAAGACTGTCATACTCTTTAACCAGACTAATTGGGTCAATGTATGTATTGTCATAAAGCATTGTAGGAACACCAAGCAATACTCCACTACCAAAGGAGGAACATATATGTTCAAGTCCATTATGGTTTATTGTGTGAGCAGCTTGTGGTCCACCTGAGAATCTAACAACTATAGGTCTTTTTCCCTCTTCAATAGCTTTCTTACAAAGCCATTGAACTGTCACACCCTTGCCTTCATCACCAAAGGTATAACCAAGTACAATCTTAACTTCCATTTATCTTAAATGATTTACTGTAGTTTCTTTTATTTCTGAGCTGGAAGATGTTTCTATACTAACTCTAACTTTCATCTTATCAATGTTTACAGCTCCAAGAATGATGCCTGAAATGATGTCTGGAATATCTCTACCCTCACCATCCTCAGTATTAATCACTCTCTCACCAAGATACTTCTTCCAACCCTCTTGTACACTTGGCTTTCTACCCATATAATCTTGTAGATTAATATGATAGACATGCCAACTTTCCTGTGCTTCCTTGAGTATCTGAGAAGCCTCTATATCCTTATTCCCTTCAAGAGTGTCTCCAAACAATTTCTTAATGGAGTCACAACCTAAAGAACCATGACAGGGTTCATCACCAATGGTGATAAGGATACCCTTCTGACCTCTCTTCAACAGAGAATCAATAGAAGTATGCCTTGCAGCAAAATACCAAGCAAGAGAATAACTCTCACCTCCATTTCCACCACCATGACCTTCAAGCCAGATAATCTTCAACCACTTATCAAGCAGTTCATCAGAAGATTCAAACTGACCTACTTGGATAGGTGCAATATCTGTGTAATGGTCTCCTATACCCAAGAAGCATACTTGAGGATGCTCAATCCCTTCATCCATGATTTTCTTCATGATTTCAGGGAATCCAAACTTGATAAGATATTCAGGGATAACTCCCATACTACCTGTAACATCAAGAGATATAATAATAGGAAGAGAAGTAGGGTGTTCCTCACTATCCCTTGCCTCCCTTATTTTACCTTTGATGTCCATCTCTCTGTGCATCTCTCTTTGTTTGAATACCTCTTCTCTGGTCTGAGATTGATAGCTCACTCCTCTGGAGTGACTATTCATATAGGAATAACTACCACCACCCATTACTGTGCAAGTTTAGATTTCCACTCAGGTAACACTTTCAATACAGCAGTTGTGTCAGCCAAAGGACCAAACAGATATTCATATCTATCCAGTACAATCTCCAACTGAATGATTGCATCCCTTTTGTTGAGACCAATCTCCACATCTTTCTCCATGAATTTGGTTGCATCAAAGTCTGATGGAACCACAGCACCACTGGTAAGACTTGAAGGAGACAAGTCAAGAAGAATATTCTCCCTGTCTCTGTCATAGTTTCTGATTCTATGACACAAATCTTCAATCCTTCTCTTGTAGATAATCTCTACATCTTCTGATACACTCTCAGCTCTACTTTCTTTAAGCTGTCTGAATGTTCTCATCAAGTCTGATTTGAACACTCCATTTTTATTTTCAAGTTCACTCATAATTTCTTATTTAAAAATACTCCAATCTTAGACCATATCTTATATAGCCCTGTACCTTCTTTAAAAGAGAATATCCATCTGTCAACACAGCAATCCGAACCCCACATAGAATGTACAACATACCAAATTAGGAAAGCTATAAAAGCTATAATACCAATAATGGGAATTATCATGACAATGTAGATTAAAACTCCTTGCCACAAAGGAACTGTAATATCCCTTTCCCATTGCAATTTCCTACCATCATATGACTTACAATGGGTACTTTTCATAACCCATACTATAATGGTAGTGAATATCAATCCTATTATCAACCAAACCATAACTACTTACTAATATCTTTGAAGATAGTAGGAACTTGACCATATACAGGTAATTTGCCATCCCATTTCTCAATCCACATCTTCTCAAGAATAGCAGGAGTAAGAGCCTGTTGTTTCAATTCATTAGCTTTCTTCTCTGCTTCTGCTGCTACAATAAGTTTCTTAGCTTCTGCTTCTGCCACCCTGATTTCATTTTCAACTTGCATGGCTTCTTGAACAGCCTTATTCTTGGCAGTAATAGACATTTCCAAGGATTCAGGATATTTAAGACCTGAGGTCATTTCCCCAAGAACAAAGTTTTCTTTAGCTAATACTTCCCTTAAATAATCTTCTGTAGCCTTTTCAAACTCTTCCCTTTTACTTACCAAATCATCTGTTGTATAAGCATTTAGCTTTAACCTATAAGCATTTTTTATATGAGTGACAAGTACATTCTGAATTACATCTTCAAGAGGTTTCCTATATTTACTAAAGATTTCAGGAGCCTTTCCTGCCATAGGATTAACATTGATTGTAGGGTCCACAGTAAACTTGCTACCATCCTTTGCATTGATTTCAAATGCAGGGTAATCTACAGTCTGAACATACATAGGATATTCATAGATTTCAGTAGTGATAGGATTGTACCATACTCTACCTGTAACCAAAGCCACATCACCAACACCCTTATCATCACCATAAAGGCTTACTTTGATACCTTCACAACCAGCATCAATTCTCTCACAAGATGACAGACTTATCATCACCATAAAGGCTATTAATAGCCCACCTAAAAATTTACTTTTCATGTTTTCTTTTAAATTTTATTGTTGTAAAACACTTGGTCTTGTAGGAAACCAAGATAGTAATAATGATTAAGAAGAATCCTACAACATTCTCCATTGTATTTGCTTGGGACATCATATGAAAAGACACATTAATAAATCCCATTAGCATGACAAACCATACAGCTATTTTCAGTATATTCATTCTTTGAATTTTTGTTTTGTATATTCTTCTATATCTGTTATTTTGACTATATAGTCATAGTAAGTATAAGAACTGTACCATCTACCTCTTGGACTTTCATAATCAAGAACTTCATAATAATCCCCTTTCCCAATCACTGTAACTCTTGTAAATTGCAGTAAATGCTCTAACTGGGCTTTAGTATATAGACTATACCTACTTATATCAGTATCTCTACTACTGCTAAATTTACCTCTATACACTGCCCAAACAGGCAATAACATATAGTTTCCTTTAACAGATACCCAAAGTTTTCCAATAAATAAAGGTCCAGTAGTAGAAGCTCTCTTGAAGAGATATGTAGTAATAGGCTTGAATTGCTCTAATACATCCATTTTAATATGGCTATTATTCCAATTAATGTGCTTAGGACTATAGGCTTGTCTTTTTCTGGAGTACTTTTTATAGTTCAAGATACCATTAGAAACATAAAAGCCTGATGCCCATTGATAACCTTTCATCTTTTCTTCTTCATAATCAAGAAAAGAATCAAAAGTTTCTTTAATAGGTTTATTCTGTTTATATTTCTTCATCTCTACTACAAACTCTGAGAAGACATCATTCACTGGTCTTCCAACTCTCTTCATTAGAAAGCTCTTCACTTCCTTACAGGGGAAACATCCCCTTCCTCTGCTGGTTTGACCCCAATAACCATTCTTATCAGATTGTACTCTCATAGGCAAATGGCTTGCATCCATTCTATTCATAGAAGCTCTCTTAGTCTTCTTGTATAGTCTGGACTTTCTTCCATTACCATGACCTTTCATCTTAAATTCATAGCTCATATTTCCAATAGTTTTATGTAAGTTCTCCCACCATCCTTATCATACCACAACAATAGTATATACCTATCATAGCTTAGGACTAAATCAAGATAGGGATGGTATCTAACAAAAGTACTTATAACTAATACTCCTATTAAGATTAATACAAATAACATACTACCTCCACTATAAATAATTTAATTATCATGAACAGTGTAGGTATAACTCACTCCACCAAGACCTTCTACAATCCTTTTAAGATGTGCTTCAAGTCTCTGTTTCTTGGTAAGTCTCTCCCAATCTTTTGCTTTCATAAAGTAAGGAGCTTCTTTTCCTGTCATGTAGTCATAAGCATCCATACTAAGATTAAGAGACTGACCAGCAGATTTACACTTTCTTGTCTTTACAGTGATAGTTTTAGCATCCTTCTTACCATCTTCAAGACTTTCTATTTTCATATTGAAAGTGTTATAACCTGTGCCTGCTTTTTCTTTCTCAAGAGCTTTAGCCTGCTCTTGGCTCAGCATCACACTACCTTGTAATGTGACACTGAGACTCACTTTGATTTCATTATTCATCTGAATCTTTGTCTTTCAGCATAGCTCCCATAAGAAGCATACCCAACATGGCTTCTGGACCTTCACCTGCTAAATTCTTAGCTGTAAGAGCAACAACAATCTTTTGCTGTTGGTCTGCAATGAACTTCTGCAAGTCCATAGGCAGAGTACCAAGTAGGTAAGTAATTACAATAGCCTTACTTTGGTCATCTTTTAGTTTGCTCAATTCAATCAGGCAGTTATCCAACACATCTTCTGCATTGGTATCACTTGTCTTTTTACCAAGGTCAATTACACCTTCCCTTATATCATTCAATACTTCTTGAGGTAATGGTTCGTTAAGACCTAATTTTTCTCTCATGTGTTCTCTGAAGCTCTCAGCTCCAGTCTTTTCATTTTTCATTGTTTTTTTTTTTAGTAAAACATATCTTAATTATCACAAGAATGTGCATAAAAAGAAAAGGCTACCAGTAATAAAACTGGTAGCCTTTAAAAGACAGAATATTCTACAACACTCTTTAAAAGTTGATATAAAATCTACTCCTTTCTTACTTTAAAATTTATTGTATAATTATGATATGAAGTAAGTGTTGTATATCACTAATCTTTGTGTGGGGATGGTTAGACTCGAACTAACATTTGATTGTTTTACTGACAATTGTGTAAACCTTGAAGTAACTCTCACAAATCACTAATGCTTCCATAGAACAATTGTAAGAGGATAAAACTTGCTTTATTTCACCACATCCCCATTTTAGTTTTTAAATCACCATTTATTCCTGAACCACAACTTAGTGCTTTCTAAGTGTTATGAACTCCTGTTGGCTTTACCCCCTGTGAAGTCTGGTGATTTTGTGGAGGGAATTGGACTTGAACCAATGACCCATAGATTTTCCCGCTTATTGAAGTAACTCTGTTCCACACTAACATATTACTGTAGAACCTTAAACAGAGTATAATTTTCATTCTATTGCTCTACCAACTGAGCTATCCCCCTATAAAAATAAAAGACATCATAGAATAGTGCAAAGAGTAATATTGCCATATAACCATTAGGAAGTAACTCTTTGCTTCACTAATGATGTCTTATAAGAAAATGCCATAGAACATTTAACAGATTTTTGTAATCTACACGAATTAAAAGTTCATTGATGTAAATCTGTAATACACTAATGGCATTATATTATTGTTCCTCAAACTTATTCTGCAAGCCTTCTAAAGCTGCAATATAAGTGAGAAAATGCTCTGACCAACCTGAAATCTCAGCAGTCCATCTACCCCTATAATTCACACCTCTTGTATTGGCTGATACATCACAAATGTAATTGTACTGACCAAAAGGCTCAGGAAGGATAGACTTATTATAGTAGAAGTCTATATCCTGTGAATCTGAGAATATGATGATTCTATCAAACTTGGTTCCTTTAAACTGGTTTCTACACCAGTCGAGACATTGTTTAGTGAAGATACCTCCACCACCAATTCTATTTCTGGTTTCCATAATCTGATTGAATACACCAAATCCTTTTTGAGGATACTTGATATGTTCTGATGCTTGCTTTCTTGCTGCATCACTACCTGCTGTGGCAACAAGTTCATAGTCCTCACATTGATTAATAGCTAACATAGCCATTGCACATGCTTGGTCCATTCTGTTGAACTGAGAATTACCAGAAGTAAGACTACCCATAGAACCACTGACATCTACTATAAACAAGGTTTTACCCGGAAGTTTAGGTAGATTCTTGTATGCTTCAAGCATAGCATCTTCAATATCTCTACTGAACTCAGGATTCATCCTGTTAGCCTTTAAGAAGTCAAGAGGTAATAACATTGAAGACCTGAGTTTTGTCAATCCCTCAACAATAACTCTTCTATCCACATCTGCCTTCTTCATGTTATTTATGTTCCTCAACATAGCCAAACCACCAATCTTATTCTCAAAGATTAGTTTAGTCCAAGTCTCTTTCCTATCTTCACCAGCAGAAAGTAATACTTCCCATGTTTCAGGTGATGTAAGAGTCCTGTCAGCTATCTTCTTGAACAGCTTGGTTTCATAATCATTGTTTGGCTTAGGTCTGCATAAGAACATAACATCTCTCAGCTTAATGGCTGCATCTCTGTCATATTTAGCAAACTTGTATTCATTGAAATTATGAAAAGCTGCTGCCAATCCTTTCTTAGCTTGGTTACAGATAGGCTTTTTACCATCCTTCCAATATAATGCCAAGAAATCTGTAAGCATATCAGCCCTTGTAATAATCTTAGGCAACAAGTCAGCTACAAACAGCTTATGTTCAGGATATTTACACATTTCCACTGCTATGAATAGAGGTGTATGTCTCAGCTTCTGCATTAATCTTGCTTCAAGAGCAATATTATACACATCAATGGCAGGACACAAGGGTATTAACCTTTTGATTTCTTCTGCTACCTTCTTACCATCCATATATGCAACATCTTCCCAAAGAAGATTAGCTAATACAGCTCTCCTCAATAATGCTACATTACTCTGTTTAGCTGCCAATGCACCTGAACCACCAGCCAGTCTTTCTGTATCCAACTTTGAAGTTGGCTTCACTAATGGATTTAACTTTCCCATAGAATTGTTTCTTTATTTAATTGACACTGCAAAGATATGTCAAAGGATACGCAAATATATTTCCACCCTTAACATTCTTTTGTTATTTAATACCAAATCTCAGGCAAATAATCTTTGCCATACTCAAATGTTGTTTTCATCTAAATCTGGATGTTTATAAATTAGGAATCTACAAGCACAAGCTACTACCAGATGTTGTACACCTGTTGCAGCTAATACTCCTATTACTATCATATTCCAATCAGGCAATGATTGCCAGTTAGTGAACCATAATGCACATAAGAAGAATGTAATCCAAGTAGAACTGCAATATATACAGTAACCAAGAGGATAAGATACCCACCTTCTTAATTTATCTGCAAAGGATAATTTGTAATATATACATTCTTCTTCCAAATCATCTTCAAGTTCAGCCCAAGGTTTGAGTATTCTATAATAAAATCCATTGAATATCATTCCCTCAGCCTTAAGACAATTCCTGTAGAATATGCCCAACAATCCTCCTATTACTCCAATCAGGATAAACTCACCTATTAGCTGTACCATAGTTATCTTCTGTATTAAAAGTTCTGTCTTTAAAGTTGAATTTATCTACAGGAATAATGTACTTCCACTGACTCTTATCTCTACAAGAGGATTCTTGTTTATAATAGGCATAACTGTCCCCAGCATAATATCTAAACATCCATGAACTTTCAGTATTACTACGGACCATGACAGGAGTTCCTTTGGGTAAGTCATATCTGAATTTCTCCCAATTTCTGTTAGATTTTGATGGAAATAATACACATTCAGCATCCTTATACTCTCTAAAATAGAGTCCCTCCTTTGTAAAGTACACTTTTTCACCTGTTCCAATAACATAACAAGCAATAGGAAATTTATCTGTTTCATTAATATTAAACAATGTTAACTCCCCATATAAAGAAGAGTATAATGATGTACCCTCCCTACCTTCTAATATCTTTACTAAATTCATTACTTATATATTTTTAGTTGTTTACCACTACATGTTGCAATTAACATGAATAATACCCCTCTTTTTCTATAAGCTACTTTCATATCTTTATTCTTTTACTATTTCCCAATTTTCTTCAAGAGCTGGATTATCTGTTATAGCTTCCTGTAGGTCAATTTGAAATTGTTCATCAGCTAAAGCCTCTCCTGAAGCATTATGCCAATATCCACACCCTTCACAAAATGTCACCCAAGAACTTTTATCTGCTTCTTGCATTAAAGGATGAGTAACTCTATGAGACTTAGCTGCCTCAAGCATTTCTTTGTAATTCATAAGACTCCTTTCTTTTATTATTTCTTTCCTAATTTAGCTTCAACAATAATTGGTTTAATATCCTTCCACTCAGTAATATTGTTACTATCCACTGGTTTACCACCATTAAATGTACAAATAGTTATATGTGGAACTTTATTAGCACATAGTTCCTCTGATAGATTACATCTGAATGCCAGAGCTTTATCTGACACACCAATGCCATCAATTTCCAAGCGCATATTTTTAACTTGTACAGATAACATGAACTTAAGGTCTTCCTCTATAAGGTAGGTATCCTCTCCTCTTTGAGATTTATGTAACATTGTACAATGGTCTAAATACTCTTTTTCAGACTTCAAGATTTCAGGTCGATAGTTAGAATCAATTAACCAAGCCTTCAGTTTAGCCTTACTCTCTTCTGTAAGAAATAAGCCATAGTATTCAAAGTTCTTCATACTTCTGTGCTATATGCACTAATTGATTTACAGTTAATTTCAAATTGTTTACCATTTTCTCCACCAAATCTGGTATAAGAAATGTGATGAGAGACTAATTGCTGCTCAAGAAGAGTAGCTTTTAGTAAGGACTTTGTACATAATAGTACCCCATTTTTGTAGCAATCTACTTGTAAATCTGCTACACCATCTGCAACAACAGAGGAATTAATAATCACTTGCATATATTTAAGTTTTAAGAATTTACTCTTGAGCATTTCTATATGATTTACAAGGTAGAAATGTCTGACAGCCCATAACACCCTTTATAGCTTACCTATTAGCAATTGGTTTCTGTATTTATTGTATCGCAGAACCTTTTAGAAACCATTTACAGTTGTGGAGCATAAGGGACTCGAACCCTTGTCTTACCAATCTTTAATAAAAGAATTACACATGCTTACTATTTTTGATGTGGTTAGTTATCCACTGGGGTTGACCAGAAATCAACACAATCCACCACTTGCATTAATCTATGCAAGAAATCCTTGAAGCTCTACATAGTCTAACACTTCCCTTTAGTGCGGGAAGTCCCCTAATACAATAATTTATTATTGTATAACCACTGTTTCAGGTTGCCCTTCTCCATATCACTAACTATGATAGATTCAAACTAAGAGTTTTACTTCTTTTGCACCTTTCTGTTTCCAAGCAAGTGCTGCTCAGCCTGTTTAGGCAGCAACTCTATAAGTGTTGTCAGTTAATTGTTTGATGTCTTTCCATCAGTCTTTGCATGTTCTCTTACCAAATAATTAGCAATCAAAGCCAAACCATGCCCCTTATTGTACCCCCAAGAAGACTCGAACTTCTGTCTAAAGTTTAGGAAACTCTTGTTCTATCCACTGAACTATGAGGGCAGTTTAAGTAGCTGTGTTTCACAACATGAGCTACTCTTTAGTTAACCTTATAATTAAAGCACATACCTAAAACAAGTATCTTATATCAGCACCAAGCATTTTGGCTGCTTTCTTTGCATCCTCAGCACTCTTGAAGTACACAATACCTGCATACTGTACAGTTCTGTGTTCATAGATTGCAATGCCATCAGTCAGATTTACCTGTTGTACTATTGCTGAACCACCCATAGAAGATTTGCCAATGAAATAACCAGTCTTACCAGCTTTCATTTCCCAACTACCATTGTAGTATTTAGCCATAATAGCTAATTTGTGGAGTGTGTCCCATTTATCTCTTTCTGAATAAGGTATAGAGCATCCAGAGGGCTGTGTATTTACTTGCCTCTTCATGTATTCATAACCAGCCAGTTCATTTTCAGAGTAAGCCTTCAATGCAATTGCTTTAAGGGCATTGTTACCACTCTTATACCATTCCCTTGCTTCTTCAAGAGATATGGAAACACTTCTTTTCTCTTCCATGTTATTTCTTTGTTTATCAATGTCAAAATCACTTCCAGTACATTGGTTCATTACCTTTCCATTCAACAAGAAAGGCTCTATGACCTTAAGTTTGATGCCACCTTGAACCTCACAAGAGTTCTTGTCCCATCCTACTACCTGCATAGCAGTAGAATATCTTTTATCCTTAATCATATCTCCTGCTTGGATATTATCAAAAGGACACAAGAACATGTATTGTTTCATCTTTCTTGTCTCTGAATAACTCAGTTTTTGGTCTGTATAGACCACATAAATTGTCCGTACCATAGTTTATTGATTATTTAAGTTCTTCATCAGAATCATTGAGATACTTACATAATGTAAGCACCTCAAGTTCTTCTTTATTAATAGTTTTATAACACACAAATACAAGTGCAGCCACCAGCATTATACCATAAAAGAAATATCCTTGGTCATAAATACCATCTACACCCATCATGAATATCATGGTTACAAGGACAGTTATGTACAACAACATACCCTTGAATATCATTTTAATCTTCTTCATATCTATTGATATTAGTGGTTGGATAAAACAGGTAAAGAATACCACAGATTACTGTTATTATTGCTGTAATCTCAGTGACTATACCACACATAGTGGATAATACTCCCATTATTGCTATAAGTCCGAATGTATTTTTCATTTTAAGAATTCTGTTACTGTAATAATATCATATTTAATGTGATTCAATAATGCCACATGCTCAGCTTCTTCAACTGTATTTGCATAAATATCCCCAACATTAATAAGGTTGTTACCTATGTGTTTATACAGGGTGTACCTATTATGCTTCAATAATTGAGTATATTCTTTTAAATCCATTATCTTTTTCTTTTATATTTATTGAACTCTTTTCTTGCAACATCTCCTTTGGAGAATGTCTGCATAGTGATGCTATTGTTTGATGCAATTACTATTGACCATTCAAAAGCATGTGTCCCAAACAGTGAAACTGTTCTACCCAATTGGTCTGTAACTGTAGCTCTTAATGTAGAGTCGCAGTTACTTCTGTTGTATTCCTTTGCCATAATTATTTTATTAATCTTAATAACTCTCTTTCTTCCGGCTCTTTAAATCCTCTGGATACTAAGTCATTATAGTTTGATAATGACTTTGGTAGATTGAGGTTTATTTCACCATAGAATGATTGAATATACAAAGGATTATCTTTGTGAGCTTCTGTAGAATCAACCTTTTGATAAAGGTTATTGCAATAGCTTAAAAATTTTGGATGTCCCATATGTTTATAAGTTAGTTTGTTAATAATTGAAGCACATACTGGATTTGAACCAGTGACCTTCATTCCAACTACCTTTAAAATCATTGGATATGATGCTCTAACCACTGAGCTAATGTGCCTTTTGATATTGATGTTATTATATCCACCCATGTACTCTTCCTTAAATAGGCTGACTATCTTTTTAGTTTTCCTTTACTCGGTTTTTCCTTTACTCGGTTAATAGTTATAAATCCCTCGGGGATACTTGGTAATATACCACCTATTGTATAAGAAGTAATTTAATTACTCTTAGTACTCAGTGGACTCAACTCTGTATATGCCTTCATTTATAATATTTCATCTTTCAGGTGGATGTTTGTTTAGTCTCCTAAGTGGTCAACACTTACAATATAATACCATCAAATATCTTATCCTTATCATTTATTCTATTATATATTAGTCATTTCTTAACACATTTTAATGGCATGTGTTCTGTCAAATGCTACTATTATTCATATCTGATTGCCTAAATTAGCCCATTGGTATGCTTACTGTGTGCTTATTATATGCCTTTTTGTGGTCCAATTAAACTAAAAGCATTGTTTAGTCTAACAATGTAACCAGTAAATTCAGTTATTCTATTACTCCTCTTTTTCTTTTTGACATGTCTTTGATTGTGGCATAATGTGGGTGAGATGATATGATAAACCACTCACTCTTCCATCATTTGAACCATCAAACAATCATAGTTTGAAACACTCAATAAACATAGAAAGAAAGCATAGAGAAAGGACATTTAAGACCTATTCATTCTTGCACTCTTTTATAGTCTTCAAAGCATAAAGAAAGACTACTCAAAGCATACAATATTCTTCTAAGTACTATTAATACTCACTAACAAATGATGTTAATGATATTAACACTCCAGAAGTGGAAATAAATAATAAGCTGGGAAAGTACTAAATAAAAAAGCCTATTATCTACTTCACTTCTGGAGTACTATAATACTTGGAAATAAATATTAGTGCTTGATTAGTCTGTTTCACCTAATCTGCACTCAGTATAATCTAAAGAACAAAGCATACCTTTCTTTCAAGGGGTTTGACATTGTTTATACCAATAGATTTATCTGCCCATACCTAATCTTCCAAGGAGTTTGGGAATATTTGGGACCCAAGTACTATTAATACTAAGAGAAATGGTATATTGGACAGAGATTAAATCTCCATCCAACAATTAGCCATCCAAACAAATGTAGAACCAGCATACTTCATATGCCAATTACCATTCTCAGTGTATTGCTTTGAGAAGGCTTCATCAGAGTTTATACTTGATGTATGACCATCTAACCAAATTATCTTGTCCATAACTATTAATGCTTAAAAGATACTATTAATGCTCAAAAGAATAAAACAGAAAGAGGGCAAAGCCCTCCTTCATTAGAATGTTGCCAACACTGGTGCACCACCTGTGCCTTCTTCATGCAGCAACCAGAATACTTCACCATCAGGTGTTTCAACCTGTGATACCATAGGATGCTGAGGAATGCCCTTAACTGCAACAGCTCCTGTCTTGGCACCAAAGGTGAAGAACAGCTTGTTGGTCTTAGGATTCTGTTTCACTTGGATTTTGTCCACATGTTGAGCTGCTTTAAACTGTTCAACTGTCAATGTCTCACGGAATTTTAACTGATTGTCCATAATGTAAATGATTTAAATTGTTAATGAATAATTGTTTAAACCACGGGGGTATGACCCCACTGGCTAAGTGATGGGGGAGGTGGGGTTGGTGTATATCCCCCTCATGACTATGAATCAAAAAAAAAATTAAAAAAAAATTAAATTATTTGGATAGTATCTACTATATACTTATCTTTGACCAAAAATTAAAAGTATGAAAGAGAAGAGTTATAATTTATTTGGGAGTACTTGGAGAATACAGTTTGTAGATGAAGTAGTTGATGAAAATGATAGATGGTTATTTGGAGAAACAGAGAGTCCTTCAAGGGTAATAACCATTAGCACAAAGAAGCCTGATGGTAGTAAACTTTCAAAGGATGAAATTGAACTTACTGTCCTACATGAGATAGTACATTCTATATTCCAAACTGGACAATATATGAGTTGTGATAATGATGAACCATTAGTAGAATGGACTGCAAGATGTTTAAAAGCCTTAAAAGAACAACATATTATATAGTCAATAGTTAAACTTTCATAAATAATAGTCTCAGATTTGGATATGTCATTTATTTTTTGTATGTTTGCACCAGAATTAGAACTATACATCTAATTTCTCCTCCAAAGAAGTCCCTTACAGAAGTTCAGGCTTTGGAGCTGACAGGGTAGTAATCCACTTCTCCCATAAATAGGGAGCTTATATAAAGGCTGGTATGCCTGTGGATGAGGTGAAAATCCTGCTAAAAAATGCCTTGATTATAAGTTACAGTAGCACACCTATGTATATGAGAAAAGGTTGAGGGTAAAGTGCTCTTGGGGATTAACCGCCTGTAATGAAGTGTCATGGTAGGGGTACTGGAAACTTTACTCTGGCAGAGAACCAATCTGCTTAAGGGATTGTTATACACTTTAAAGAATAAAGAACAAATATATGAAAAGAGTTATTGAAGAAGTTATTAAGAATGTAAACATTGTTAAGTGTGAAGGTGCTATCTGTGTATCAGTAAATAACAATGATAGGAGATACTATGCACAGGGAGTTAGTTCAAGAATGTTAGATGTAAAGAGATATAAGGTATGAAATGGTTAATTAGTTTTCTACTTTGGTTGTGGCAATTCCCACAGAATTTATGTGGTATAATCTATAGGTCTATATCTAAAGATAATAGAATATGTGTTATAGAGAATAATGACTCAAGGAGTGTAGGTGCTAAAGTATATTTACAGAAAACTAAGGGTGGTATATCTCTTGGGAAATATATCTTTATTAATCAAGATTACATTGACAAAGAAATAGTTATAAAACATGAATGTGGTCATGTAAAGCAGAGTAAGATACTTGGTCCTTTATATTTATTGGTTATTGGTTATTGGTATTCCCTCTATACTACATGCTTGGCTTAATAATTATATTGGATGTTGTTGGAAGAATGGAAAATATAATTATTATCATTTTTATACTGAAAAATGGGCTAATAAGATAATGGGTATTTAATTAAGATAATAATTCAGCCCATTATCTTAATTCACTTCTGGAGTATTTTCATACCATCTTGAAAATAATTAGTGAAAGATTTGCATATATCAAATATTTGACTTATCTTTGCATCATGATTAGAAGATAAGAACATTGTTCCATAGTATAATGGCTATTACACCTGATTTTGGCTCAAGTAATGTAGGTTCAATTCCTGCTGGAACAACTATTATGCCCTCTTAGTACAATGGATAGTACATGAGTCTTCTAAACTTAGAATGATAGTTCGATTCTATCAGGGGGTACATTTTGAAGGTGGAATTTTTTTTTTGTTTCATGATTTTTAAAGAGTGGACTATCTGGTCTGTGAAGATAGGATAGTCAAAATGGTGGGTTAGTATAGTGGTTAGTACACAAGGTTTTCAACCTTGCAGAGAGGGGTTCAAATCCCCTACCCATTACAAAATAGTCTATGTAGCTTAATGGTTAAAGTGCTGCACTGTCAATGCAGAGAACAGGGTTCAATTCCCTCATAGACTGCCCTGAACTAAGTCCTCTACCAAAGAGTTGGAGGGGCAAATGGAGAAGGAACTCAGAGGGTCTGGGAACTGTCTTGAAAACAGATTGGTCATTTATTTGACTGGGGGTCGGGACCTCCTTTCTCCGCATTATGATACAAATTTTGAGAAAAGAAGGATGGGTGTTGAATCCCAATGATAAGGTAGTGAATGCTATACTGAGAAGATGTGAAGCTAATAATGGAGAGTGTCCATGTCATAATACAGGTGAGGATAAGAAATGTCCTTGTTCTGATTATAGAGAAAAAGATATTTGTCATTGTAATTTATATCTTAAAAGAGAGCAACTTATGCCAGATATAGACTTAAGTAAGTTACCTACTGGCATGGATTTGGAAGACTTTATAAGAGCTTGGCAAATAGCTCAAGAATCACCTAAGATAGTGATTGAGAGTGTTCCTAAGTAATGGAGGATTAACCCTAATGGTAAGGGAGCAGTTTGCTAAACTGTCAGTAGTCTTAAAAGATGTATAGGTTCAAATCCTATATCCTCCGCATTAAAATAAAATGGGAATATGAGGGTGGCTAAGCATCCCCAAGGTTAGTATAATTTAATAGTGTACATAAACATTAGAAAACCTACTTAGCTGACAATAATATAGTAGTAGCACAATGGGTAGTGTACTTGCTTTGGGAGCAAGATGTTGGAAGTTCGAGTCTTCTCTACTATACAAATGGGTCATGTAGTGTAAATGGCTAACACATCACTTTTGCAAAGTGAAGTTGGGGTTCAAGTCCCACATGTATCCACATGTTTCATGTTTTCATAATGTTTGTTTTTTTTTTTAACAGGTTAAGGACACACCTAAAGTGTCCTACATTGCTCCTTAG